TCAAAGAGGTCACGGCCCACAAGCACTCACCGATGGGGCGGAAATCAATGTTGATCTTCACCTCGTGGTATTGAAGGGCAATCAAAGGAAGGGCAAGTCCGGGGTTGCGGCAAAACCAGAAAAGAAGAGGAACATAGAGGGTGGTCTCAGGAAGAGCATTGCGGGGAGCACACACTTGGGCGGGTCCTCCGGCAGCGCAGGGGCCAGACACATCAGCAAAAGCGGGGTCAGTGACGTAGGTAAGTTGGGTGGTGTTACCAATCATCTTGTAGTAACCAGCCTGTTGCTCCTTGGAAAGGGTAAGTTGGTTCCAGATGTGCATCCAGTCACCATATTGGCGGTCAATGCGTTGACCTCCAATCTCAACCTCAACCTGGGCAACCAATTGCTCACCGATGAAGTCCAACCAGCGGGCATAAACACCCTCGCCAGCCTTGGCCATATCTTGGTTGATCTCAGGAAGAGTCACCTGAAGGTAGGTGCGGTAAGCCAAGTCACCGTTACGGCTGATTGTGCATGTCACACGGCGACCGAAGTCGGCCTGGCCAGAGAAAGTCTGCTCAATAGACTCCATGGCGAAGTTGGTGTGGCGTCTGTAAGACACCTTCCAGAAAGTAATCTCGGGGGTTCCGGTAAGGAACACATCTTGGGCGCCATAGGCGACGAGTTGCATCAAACCACCAGCCATTTTATATGGATTATAGTGTATCCAAAGAAAATAATTTTGGAAAAATACAATTAAAATAAAATTAAAAATTAAAAAGAAAAGACCCCGTGATTATTTTGAAAACACCCCTAAATAAAGGACTCAAAACGGTATTCCACCTTTCCTATTATTCTATTGTATTGCATATATAAACGCACCTTCTAATCAGCATTAATTAGTAGACTACATTTGTAATTACAATCGAATTGTTGTATATTATAAATGCCATTCTAGTATTTCTCCATATTATTTCAATAATCTGCTATAATATCGTGTAACATGAACTATTAGGATTGACCACTTAACACATAGTCCACCGACAAATTCGACGCCACAAATGTTTCTAAATAATTCTCTTGGAAAACCTCTTGACGGTTCTCGTGTTTTTTCGTGAAAATATAGGAATCCTGAGATTTGCGTACGGTCCACCCTTGCTCCAATGCATTGGTAATGAACAACATTTTTTGAAAAGCAGGTTTAGAAAGTTGCATATGATTCGGTAAATTGATGGATTTAGGTGACGACATGAATTGAATTTCGAGTTAATTTATATATGAAGTTTAGATTGAGTTTTATGGAAGGATACGAGTCGTAATTACTATTTTTTGTATAAGTATATTATAATATGTCTGTTACTTATTCTTCGGGGGTATATGTACTGGGTACATCTAAAATAAATGCAACATTAAAAGAATACAATGGGTTTGATAATCATATATTACCTAAAAAAATTAGTATACAACAATTATCTCATTTATTAGCCACCATGCAGGAAAAATGTTTTAAAGACAGTGATACCGAAGGAAATGCACAACGGCTAGTCAATATGCTTACTCCTGGTGGGGGTGAAAAAACCGTCGCAGTTGTATTATCATTGGGGTACTTAGATGGTGTCACTAATATCATGGAGTTTGTTGACGGAGGGTCTGCTACCATCCAATTGAGTAATCAAGGCTTTTTCAACATTCAACAACCATGGGTCAATGAAGTTTGTAGAGCTAAAATGACAGCGGATGATAAACATTTTTTGAAACCGATTCAATCTGTTATGCATCTTATTGATTCTCATATTTCAACCCATTTGTCGTCTAAACGTAAAGGCATCAATGGAGTGTATTTATATGTTGAAAAACATCCCGAACACGGGAGTGCTGCCGTATTATTAAAATATTATCATGATAATTATGGTTATGAAGAATTGCACGACTTGACCGACGATGAATATCATTATATGGGTAAATTATACACAAAAAAAAGCGCAAGTCCTACCAGAAAAAAGAGCGCAAGTCCCACCCGAAAAAAGAGTGCAAGTCCTACCCGAAAAAAGAGTGCAAGTCCTACCCGAAAAAAGAGCGCAAGTCTTACACGAAAAAAGAGCGCAAGTCCTACACGAAAAAAGAGCGCAAGTCCTACCACAAAAAAGAGCGCAAGTCTAGGTTCTCAATAAAATAAATAATTTTGTGGTCTATTTATTTTTTGTAGTCAATAATTATTTAGAACAGTTTGCATCATATTATATGTTTTTTTATATGAATATATTATATACATGGCAGAATTTATACCTAATGATACAATTAAAAATCCAATATCAAACATTGATATAATTGAAAAAATTTTAGAGACGAAGGGTTGTGTTAATAGAAATAACATCACAGCTACAGATCATGATATGTATAAAAAGTTAATATATAGAATTGTGGATGGTAAACACGATTTCGAAGGTGGTTCAGGGGATAGTGGTCGTTCCTATATTACAAGTAAGCATTGTAATGATTCCATACTAACCAAACAACTGATACCTATATTAGATAAACCAAATATTGATATTAAAGATGTATGGATAGGAAAAACTCTTTATAACAATAATGGCAAACGAGCAAATCTAAAAGAGAATGATGATAATTTATTTTTTTCAAGCTTAACTGATGGAGCAAATTCAATTCACCCGATTTTGGATTTTATTTCCAATATAGAGTCGATTCCATACAAAGATGGACAATATATAAAAATCGATGTTGGATACCCTGGAGATGACGAACAAGACGTAACTCTATTTACATTTTGCATGAACCGTCCCTTTGTTGGATACTATAATAGTACACCAAAAAATTGGAGCACACAATTAATAGCGGACCGAAACATGTATGGTAAAAACGCTATTTATAAAATAATTATTGGTGATAAGAAAGCACTAAAACACGACAAGAATTCAAATGCCATAAGCGAGAAACGAAATGACATAAATAATATATTCCAATTCAACGAACATGCATATACAATCGATGCATCTAGTTTAAATAAAGATGACGTATTACAACCGTTGTTTGGTAAATCATCTGAAAATATATTTGGCGATGCATTTGACCCATCATCTATCATAAATGGTCAAACACATGGCGTATTATCAGATAATCCTTATAAGGGCAGTGTTAATTTTCATTTTTGTTTTCTGCGTGGTAAATCGATTAAAATCGATATAAAAATCGTAACAACTGGACAGTTTGAAATACAATTTAGTTCTGGTACCACGTCCAGTACCAAAATAACATACCCCACTAAACCGATTTCAAACATTTCAGGACTCGCCCCCTCGGTCGCAGACATTTCACTGTTTATTCGGGATAAAATCATAAACATGAAGACGGCCGGAAAAAATAAATCATGTTTTGCATCATTATTAGCAACTGCAAGTAAAGTTATTGGAAAAATAAAAGGTCAAGTACCTAAGGATACAAATGCACGTGTGCAATACTTTACCAAGTTTTATTTCGATATTATATCTGAGGTTGAGACCGTGGTTGGTGGTATTAAACTAGATATCAATGAAATAATGGTCGTGTTAACCAGTATTAAAACGATTGGCGACCAACTCCGGTTAAAAGATGCCCTCATTCTTAAACAATTACATAACGGAAAGCAAGCATATTGTGTTTCGTTGGACTCGTTTTTAAGAGATTCTGCCGATGGGGAATGTAATTTATTGGGGGATATTAATAGTAAAAAGAATTTTGAATTAGTTATTCATGAAAAAATAGATTTGGAAGCACAATTAAAAGCATTGGAAGAAGTTTATAATGCTGTAAATAACGATATGCCGCCGCCGCTGCCGCCCGATAATCTATCTGATGCCGACAAAATTGCGTGGTATACAACCAAAATTAACGAAATCAATAAACAAAAACGCGAAGAAGATGAACAAAAACGCAAAACCGCTGATTCAACATTTATAACTAATATTTTTAACAGAAAAAACGAAGTTGTGTTAAACGCCGAGAATAAGGATGTCGTTAAATCTAACATAGAGTCACTATTAAGATTTGAACCAAATTTGGTATCTACTGGTTCTAGAAGAAGTACAACATATTCTATTCATCTAATAAAAGATGAAATAATTATACCACATGATATACTGTTTGCCACATATAAATATTTATCAACCCAATATTACGGATTAACAATGTTAGGAAACATAATTGACAAAGACAAAACTAAAATTAATATGGATAATTGGAAACAGATTAATGAAATAATAGACTTCTGTGTAATTAAGTTAGATACTCTTGACGAACCCAAATTGATAGAATATAACAACGACTGTTCATCGAACCATGAATATATAATAGATGCAATTATAACAATAAATAACCGTATTTCCAATTCGGATAAAACAATATCTAATACACTTAAAATGATTAAAACAATGCCTTATCTTTACCGTATTAATTATGGATTCATAGGAAAACCAACCATTCTAAAACACATTTTACTTGATAATAGTACTCACGGTGGTAATAGTATTCGCGGTGGTAATCAAGAACCGGTGTTAAAAGAATATGAGAATATGATTAATAAGTATCAAAATGTTCATGTCGAATTTCTCGAAAATGGTACACCAGAATTATATTTTAATAGCGAAAGTCAAAAGGATATTGAAGAAAGTCAAAAGGATATAGATGTTGATAATATTTTTTATATGGACACCATAGATATATTAGACTATTTATATAAACTTTCATTAGATGAAGACAACGTACCAAGTAATATAGATGAAGAAACTGGCAACAAAATGGATGTTGTTAACAGTGGTGATAACGAAACGGATAAATTTGAACAATTATATGATAAAATAGAACATTTACCCGGGTTCAATCAGTTTGTTGTGTTACTTAAACAAATTTTGCAAATACCAGACGACGACGCTACTGATATGTACAATGTAGAACAAATAATTGATATTGTCGTTGATGAGACTGACAATGATGTTAATAATGTTGTAAAGGAGGTTTTATATTATATACCAGCAGCAACAACAGCAGCAGCAACAGCAGCACTACTACCACCACCACCAGCAACAACACCAGCAACAACACCAGCAGCAGCACCACTACCACCACCAGCAGCAACAACAGCAGCAGCAGAACGAGCAGCAGAACGAGGCGTTTCCAGGAATGACGAACGTCCTACTAAAAGGCAAAAAACAGGGGATGTTTTAACAGCAGCAACATCACAACAACAACAACTACAACGACTACAACTACAACGACTACAACAACAATACACCGAAAAGTTACCATGGTTATCATATAACCCACCGCCCCGAATACCCGGATATGGAGGAAAACGAAAACCGAATAATAAAACAAAAAAGAAATCCACAAAGCGAAAACAAACAAGGCGAATTTCTTACATTAAACATAAACAAACTCGTAAAAAATCCAAATCGAATAAAACAAAATCAAACAAAAAATTCAAAAAATAATCCAATTCGAAAAAAGCAACATAAAAACACATAGATAACTACTATAAACTAGTTCTCTATGAATTCCAATCAAAAGAAGGGCCAACCACAAAAAACCCCTGGCCTGCATACCATCGACATTAAACATACCGAATTATTAGATACATTCCATAAAATAGAGACAGAAACCATTCCAAAACTCCTCGCCGAACAAGAAGCCCTGAAAGAGAAAATGAAGGGACTTTCCAAGAGCCAATACGATGAATATATGGATATTCGGGACAGAATCAAATCCATCAAACAAGAAGTCAAACAGCTTACTCGACAAAAGAAAGAATACTTACTCAATAATTCCAAACATATTTTCGATTATTTCGAACAAAAGAAGCAAATATCGGTGGATTCGAATACCCTCAATCAAAATTCCAATGTTCTCAATACCTTCTTTAAAATTAAGACACCCCCTCAATCAAATGATAATATCAAATCCGACAAACACGCAAAAAACAAGCAGTCATATCAACATTATTGGCGAAATGTCACGAATGAAATCCCAAATATTCAAGATTTTGTTGTCCCGACAGATATATGCGAAACATGTCAACAAGGAGAACTTATCCCCCAAGACGAAGAAGGAATCCTAATTTGCAACAATACGGCTTGTGGTAAATTCATCACCTATATTGTCGACAGTTCCAAGCCCACAAACAAAGAACCACCCAACGAAGTTTCCTACACAGCTTATATTCGCCTCAACCATTTCAAAGAAATCCTTTCCCAATTTCAAGCCAAAGAAACCACGCAAATCCCGGACGAAGTGATTGATGCCATCAAAGCACGGATAAAAAAGGAGCGCATTAAAGATATATCGAAAATTAATTACGATAAAATGCGCGAAATGCTACGTAAACTGGGTTTCAACAAATATTTCGAGCATATTCAATATATCAATTCCCTTTTCGGGATAAAACCGCCCATTATGAACGAAGAACTGCACGAAACATTGTGTGTACTCTTCATTGAAATCCAGAAACCATGGGCAGTGCATTGTCCTCCTAACCGGACCAATTTCTTCAATTACACATACACATTGTATCAATTATGTGTTTTATTGGACCAGACCCAATATTTGCCTTATATACCCATGATGAAAGACAGAGAGAAACAGTTAGAACAAGATATGATATGGAAAAAAGTATGTAATGACCTCGACTGGGAATATTTTCCAACCGTATAACTGATAAAACGGATTGTATATACACCTTTGAATATTATTACATATGTGATGTAAAAATATTATTTATACGAAATGTAGGAAGATGTTTATGCAGCAATGTGAATACCACCCACCAATGTGCTACCCAATGTCATACCCGCACCGTTTCTGGCACTGGACCCCATGGAAGGAATGAACACGTCCAAAATGCTAAATGTGGCAGCAGCGGTCAATGCAATAATCACAATCTCCTCCACATTCAATGCCTTCTTGGGGATTAGCATGGCACAGATTGCCACAGCCAAACCCTCAATCAAGTATTTAATTGCACGCTTCAAAAGCTCGTTCATGTCAAACATCTCGGTCATGTTGAATATATATTATATTCAAATAAAATAATTCAGTCTAAATGAAATAATATAATGTTCGTTTGAAAACACTTAAATATAATCATATGATAAATCATATAATGTCGACGTTTGAGAAGAAAACATTAGATAATGGTTTAACAAACCCTAAATACGTGGACTTGTGCGATGAAGATGCACAAATCGCCGGACAAAAATTCGCATGTTTATCATTCGTATCCCCCGAAAAGATTCTCAAAAAGCGTGAAGTATACTTATTCGACCAATTTATTAAAAATTGGGAGTTTTCTAAATCTATGGAAAGATACTTCGAATTTATCCATTTTATTTCATATAAACATAATATCAACGTAGATACATTGATTGCCGATTTCAACGATTTTGTCAAGGAAGAATCATCTAAATTAAAGAAAAGTGGAATCGAAGATGACTACAAGAACTTCATGGACAAGCAAGAAGACGCTCTAAATGAAAAATTCAACCGTGACCATTCTTTCCAAACATCTGTGCGTGGTCTCAAAGTACGTGGGGTATTTGCCACTCAAGATGAGGCAGAACAAAAATGTAAAAAACTACGTGAACATGACCCGAATCACGATATTTTTGTGGGTCCAGTGGGCGTTTGGATTCCATGGGACCCAGATGCATACAAAACCGGCCGGGTAGAACATTTGGAAGAAGAGTTGAATGCATTGCATAAAGAGAAACTAAAAAATGAGGAAATGGCGAAGAAAGAATTCGAAGAACGTGTTCGTGAAACGAAGAAGAAGGCCATCATGGAGAATATTGAAAAGGCAAAGGCAAGTGGAAATGTTCTTACCCAAACTTTGGATGAGGACGGAAACCTGGTTGGCGTAAAGGAAACCGTCAAGTTCGAGGAGCGCGATGTAGCAAATCCGGAATCTACCCAATTACGTAATGAAATGCTAGTTGAGCAAAATTCGAATGCAAATGATTCGAATGCAGATGATTCTCTTGAAAACGTAGATTAATTCGACCCTATCCGTATAATCGTGTCTTTAGAATTCACCTGAAACTATATAAACATATTATGTAACATAATATAATACATAATATGACAACATTCCGTGATTTAATACATAAAAAGTATATAATGACACCATCAACATCCCATACGTTATATCATAACGAGACTACATGTGTATCTAACACCAATGATATGTTGCAACGTATTTTATATTCGGTATTTATAAATGAATTAATTTTGAATCCTACACGATGTACGGAAGTAAAATATGAATATGTGAAAAATATACTAACCAATCCGTTTTATACAAAGGAACACAAATTGGATTTTATGTCGAAATTTCAACACATACAACGATTGTATCGCGTATTGTCTAACTTTGCATATAAATATAAGTGGAAACGGGCAACATATGCAATTAAACATGATTTGTTGATGAACGAACTTTCGCCGGACCAATATTTTGTATTACCGTTATTACATAATGGAAAAAAGTATTTGTTCACAAAAAGCGACCTTACCAATATAATAGAAACCGCATTAACCAACTCACCCTATATATACGCAGAACCGCTACCGGTTAAAAATCCATATAATAATTTAATATTTGGCAAATCACATTTGTATACTATTTATTTTTTTATGAAGCAAGGCGGGTTTATCTTTTCACGTATATTTCATGAATATTTTATGTGTAACTTTAATATGAAGTATTTTCGTGACAATAATGAAACCATGATTCGCAAAATACATATTGATAAAATGGTAAACACCAACGATACAAAAAAATTAAAGGCCGATATCAAAATAATGCTTCGTAGATATAATTCTAACCAAAAAAATCCCAACATGGTAATTACTATCAATCCTGACTTTCCATCGAATATTTTGATTGACGCAATGAGACCCTATTTACATTTATATTATACGTTTTTGCATTCATTGAGTATTGTGGAAAAAAATATGGCAACACAAGAGTTAGTATTTCGATTGAGAAAATTCAAAACAAAATATCCATCCTTTGGCCGTAAATGTATCAAACTCAGTAAGTCTATCATGCGGTCAAAGCCCTTCGGTGAAACTATATATCATACTTCTTATGATAAATTAGTGATTCAGCCGTTTCATAAAAATTTTCACACTAGTCATAGGGAAATCATAGAAGACGAATACGACGAAGAAAAGGAAAATACGCCTTCCTTCTCGAATATTGGATTTAGTATTGGTTCTATTATAGGAACACGAAATCAAACGCCAAATATAAGCACGGACGACGAAGACGACGATGAAGACGATGACACGCTGTTTAATGATGACACAGAGGATGACGATGTGAATGATGATGTGGACGGTCTTAGTGAGAGTGATAGTGAAGATACTACACCAAGTACGATTAATATGAGCATTGACAGTCCGGTAATAGACGCTAATTATACGTCAGCTACAGGTGATGTATTGTTTGACTTTCAATCTGGTCGCTTATCTAACGACGAAAACAACGCCTAAGCAACAAATGAATTGTTTACCATTTCGACTTTTTTACATTGATTGTTTGTGCTGTTTTCTTTTTGGATTTGTTTGGGTCATATGCTTCATCTTCGTCGTCTGACCCCATATTTTTCGATATTTCCCAGAATTCTTTCGAACCCAGTTTAAAGTTGGGATGGTTCTCTGCTTTATACCAGAATATTTGGTCATTCAGTTTGTTGGATTTTGCATTGTTATTAATCACCAAACATTCAAAATTTTCAGTACATTGGTCCATAACCGCACAGAAGGATTCAAGGGTTGGAAACATACTTGCATAATTTTCCCAAATACGCTTACGATTGGTTAAATACGGTTCTCGCAATATAAACACGTAATCAATATTAGTACGCAAATTGGGAGGAATACCTAATGGATATTGCATGGTAATAATCAACATAATTTTCCAATGACGGCCATTCATAAACAATAAACGCATCATTTTGTCGCGTGTCCACGACGCATCATATAAACAATCATCCAGAATGACAAAGGCTCTTGGGTCGATGGTCGTTCGACCTCGTTCTGTAACCTCTTTATTGACTTGTTTTAATACCGTTTTTTGTCGTCGCAGCACATTTTCAATTAGCACCGTGTTATATTCTTCGTGTATGAATAATTTAGGTACATGCGCCGTATAAAAACCATTACCGGCTTCTGTTCCGGAAATAACGGTACCGATGGGAATATCTTGATGATAAAATAATAGGTCTCTTACCAAAAATGACTTACCTGTGTCACGTCTACCGATTAAAACCACAACAGGTCCTTTATTTTCATCTGGTTTAAATGTAATCTCACGCATATTAAACTTTTTCAATTCCAATGTCATTGTGATTTAGATATATACTAGCATAGATAGTATATATTTTTAGGATAAACGTGCATGTCCAATATATGTTCGTCATTAGTTTAGAATACTTGAAAAATATGTACTCACCACTTATACATAATTTTAATATGTCATTGCCTATAACGAAGTTGCCTAAATTCAAAATTCATCATACAAAATGTAGTATACCGGATATGACTACTTTAGAGAATTCATTACCATTCATTTCACCAGAAGAGGATGAAAATGGTTACCAACCATTTAAGATAACGTCTACTCAAAACTATAACCCAATATACAAATTATGGTTTCAATTAGATGAAACCAACTATACTGATGTAGCACTAAATAATACAAACCGATTGGTTGATATGAACACTATTATGAAAACGACAAACGACACTCATTGTCCCCAATCCGTGTTTATTAAATATGCGCCCTTGCTTGACCCAATTCGATATATGGTTGGTAAATATGAACCGAACAAAGAACTTATACGTAACTTACCATCTCTCGAAAATCACAACGTACATCCAAAAATTCTTGACACCAATAATATGGCTTACGTTGATAGTTTTTTTAGCTACTTATCCAGTCAATTATTACATACACATAACTGTTTACACGGTATTGATTACTACGGTTCATTTGCGGGCATTCAAGAAAAATTTAAACAAGAAATAACTGACGATTATGATTATCTTTCCTCGTCCCAATTTTTTAATAAGAACAAACACGTGTTATTTCATATTTCCCATATAGATGGAGATAAAAATAGTTATCTTAATTACGGGTCACGTGCAAATAAAGCACCTATCAAATTACATAATACACCAAAACATAACATAACTGCCATTACTTTGGAAGATATACAACCGTCATCGTATGAGCAAACGGATACAAATGCACTTATAAACAGTGATATTGAGACTGACCCGAATTTAGTTTATACGAATGATTGTGTTACCAAAAAACGTAGCTGTTCAACGAATAATTCGACTGATTCAACGAATGAATCGAGCAATAGTGAAATTACAACAGATACAGAATCAGCTAGTGACGAAGAGAGTGAATGGGAGACCGAAGAAGACAGCATCCACGATAGCGATGACAATGTTTCAAATAATAGTGAAAACAAAGACTTTGCGTATATAAAGGATTTCCCGGTGCATTGTATTGCATTACAAAAATGCGACGGTACGCTTGATACATTATTCGATAAAAATACGATGGGCAAAGAAGAAGGAATCGCCGCATTGATGCAGGTGATAATGACACTATTATGCTACCAAACCGCGTTTCAATTCACACATAATGATTTACATACAAATAATATCATGTATGTCAACACGACAGATGAATTTTTGTATTATACGTATCAACGTAAAGTGTATAAAGTTCCCACCTATGGTAAAATATTTAAAATAATCGACTTTGGCCGTGCAATTTATAATTACAATGGTCTTCGGTTTTGTAGTGATAGTTTTGCACCTAGTGGAGATGCACATACACAATATAACTGTGAACCTTATATGGATGAAAACAAACCCAGATTAGACCCGAATTTTAGTTTTGACTTATGTAGACTGGGATGCTCATTATATGATTTTGTCATTGATGATGACAACGACCAAAAAAACTATGACGAATTGCAACAATTGGTATATGAATGGTGCTTGGATGATAACAAGAAAAATATATTATACAAACAGAATGGCGAAGAACGTTATCCCAATTTCAAATTATATAAAATGATTGCAAGAACCGTGCATAAACAAAGACCGGCTGACCAATTATCGCGCAAAATTTTTAAAAACTATATAGTTTCTCCTCCAACTGATATACCTAGCCATGTGCATATTAACATTGATACATTACCTGAATATTACACCAAATATATGTAATTTATGCCCCCTTGGAAAATATACATTTTTATGTAAAAATGTATATCAAAACATTTGTTACGAAATATTTACTCTTTCATGTACTTTTCTTTAAACATTTCGGGTGTCATGATAGGAATGTTTTCTGCTGCGGCTTTCTTTGTTTTGTTGGATACATCCTCTAATGTTTTAACAATTAATACAAAGGTCTTCTTACTCATGTTGTCATCCATTACTCCTCCTTTACTTTCTACATAGCTCTTTATTTCCGCATCGCGCACTTTTGTCATAACAATATGTTTGTCATATAATATATGACTAGTATCATGCACAGGAGCTTGTACTTTTTCAACCGTTTTATCTGTTGTCCTGGTGGTTGAATTAGGGAGCTTATGTAATAAATCACAGTCTCTTAGAAATTCAATAAACACGGGTATATTCGTTGCGAAATTCTTTGCGTTTTCTTTGCCAATTCCATCAACTGTTTGCAAGTTAACTATTTTTTCGTCGGTTGTTTCACTGCTTGTTAATATATCTGGATATGCGTCCATAATTGGCTGAATCTTTTTTAGACCAATTCCTCGTCCAAACTTGTTTGAGGCAGCCATGATTGTAATCAAAGATGCTTTTTCTACTTGTTCATGTATTCCATCATAGATTTTATTTATCATTTTTGTTTTAAAACCTTCTACTTTTGCAAAATCGTCTTTCGACATTCGCAATATTACAGGTATTGTAGTATATCCGGCATTCATTATTTTCTTTACATTACCGCTACTTAATCCTTCCACTTCCAATCCCGTAAAAAAATCGGTGATATTTTTAGCTTGAACCGTGTCATCATCTGTTATATTGTCTAATACTATATCTACATTCGTATCTGTCCAATGATAACCGACACTTGGCATCTTTGCTGCTTCTGCCGGTGTCGTAATTGATTTTATATAGGGAATCACGTCTCCACTACGAATAATTTGTATGACTGCTCCTAATCCTATTTTATTTGTTTCTATGTATTTTCCATTAAATCCGGTGGCATATTCAATGGTTACACCCCCAAGACGTATTGGCTCTATACGTACACGCGGTTTTAAATACCCATTTTTGCTCGGCGTCCATAACACGTCGACTACCTTGGCTTCTGCCACTTGGTCAGATATCACCATTTTAAACGCAAATGCATGGTCTGGGTTTCCATCTTTTCGCGGGTATATTTTATCATCCGTGACAATGACACCATCAATTTCATATTCGTAATTTGTTCTCCAATCTAGTAATGTTTCGGACAATTTTTCATTGGTTAATACATCTTCCGTTTTGTTTTGTACTACTTTGTGTCCTAAGTCCACTAACCGTTTCATTTGTTCACTTGGACGTAACGATGGCTGAATGACCTCATATGCCACAAAATCTATATCTGCCACTTTTGCATCAACCGATTTACTGTTAATAATTCCAGAAACTAAATTGCGTGGATTTGCAAATTTCGATTTATATTTTTCTTCGAATACAACCCGCGGTATGATAAACTCACCGCGCACAACACTGTTCTTTTCGAGGGGTAGTTTGAGGGAGGGTAACAAATGGCTAATGTCTTGACCAATGGTCCCATTTCCTCGAGTATATAATTTGGGAACATCGCCTTCTGTTGTATATAATCCACTTACCCCATCTAATTTACATGATAATACATAGGGTCCTGTATATTTTTGTGTCCACGTCGACAATGCATTTGTATCGGGTTTAATTTTATCCATAGAAGCCATTTTGTACGGAAGCACTACTTTGTTTTTCGTCACATTTGCTCCAATTTCTTCCATAAAAGGATTGGTTGGGTATTTACGTTCAATATATTCTTTCAATATATCGTATTCGTTGTCACTCATAATCGCAGTTTTTGTATTATAATAAGCCTCCCCCGCAACGGTGGCCAAGTCTATGAGCTGGTTCTCTGTCATCGTATCTAACACGTCTATCCCTTCACTGCGTAGTCGCGCAATGACTTGGGTTGCATTATGTATTCGCTTGTCCATATTCTCTACATGGTCTGTTAATTTTATATTCTTTTCTTGCTTGTCATTTTGTTCAGTAACCGCTTCTGTTTCGGTGGATGATTTTCGTCTGCGTTTAATGGTAACATTTTTTGATTTTTTAACATGTGGTTCTGCCTTCGTCACCGTCGTTTTTTCCACCTTATCCATATGTAATATGGGAACTAGTTCTGTTAAATCCGTTACATCTGCACTGACTTGTGCCTTAACCTCTATGTCATTATTTGTGGTTTGGTCAATTGTTAGACGAGGTGCAATTTCATTTAATTTCACCTTTTTATTCGTTTTACGCGGTTTGGGTTCTTTGGGATTTCCATCTGCATCCAATGCCACCTTTCTCGTTTTACGTTGCTTGGGTTCTTTGGGATTTCCATCTGCATCCAATGCCACTTTTTTTGTCTTACGTTGCTTGGGTTCTTTGGGATTTCCATTTGCGTCCAATGCCACCTTTCTCGTTTTACGCGGTTTGGGTTTTGATTTTGATTCAGTTGGTTCTATGTCAGTATTGGTTGGTATACTAGGTAACGTTGTTTCTACTGCGCGCCCGTCAATACGTTCAGTGGGAGCTTTATATTTTAAATGCAACGTTGTAAATATGGCCTCTTCATCTACAATGACTTTATCTAGTTTTTCTCCCTTTTCTTTTCCCTTCGGTTTGGCATACATACCATGTTCATTAAGCGATATTCCTAACTTTAAGGCGTACCCACGCATAACTGTATTAAATGATTTGCTTCCCGTAAAATACAATATGGCAAATGGAAATTCTTCGGGGGAAGTATACATAAAATCCACACGCCTTGCATGTTTAGCATCCGGTAACTTGGCAATTACCAAACACTTCGTCTTACCTTGTGATAAAATTTCCACAATTATGTCCTCTTTTTTTAACTCATTTATCCACTTTGGAAAAATGTCTGCATCTTTGGATGTAATTATAACATCAATATCTCCGGATGTTTGCGCGCCTCGTCGGTAACTACCCACAATTTCGTATTTGGCATCTTTTGTAGCGACACGTTGGAATGATTCTTCAAATATGGTATCATACTGGTCAATCTCGTCGCGCGGAATACGCTGTAAAATATCCTCGTAATATTTCAAACCAATATTTTGTGTATCATTTAACAGTTCAGGTCGTTTACGTAAGTCATCGATGGTCTTAATACCCTCTTTGACTAATTCTTGTGCTTTTTTTGGTCCAATTCCATAAATATCCGTTAACCACATTTCCGGATTTTCTTTTTCCCGTTCAAATACATGTAGCGTCCCCGTTTCATCGTATTCAGTTAACTTGGATATAATAGTTGGTCCAATATTCGGTTTTCCTTCTAATTGTTTTGCATCCGTAATATCTTCCGTTAAGCCCAACACGGTATCTTGTGCACGACTGTATATACGACTGCGTATGTTATCTCCTTTTTTCGTCATCAATGTGGATAATCGTCCCAATACATCTGCATAAATCTCATTTTTTCTTGGTTCGTCTTGCATTTTATATAATTATAAAGAGATAATAACAAACTATTCTCTCTTTATTCTTTTTCGCTTCTATATCATATATTGCATATACAGTCTAGAATCCCGGTTCATCTGTAAATACTTGCGTTGCCTTTAAATTAAGCGCCTTTCCATCCGTTACCACATCCATTAAATCATTTAATGTACCGTTACCTTGTGAAAATAAGAATAATCCTATAAATGATGCACAGAAAACCATCACTGCATCTCGTATAACATACTTTAATGGTGTCCATTGCTTTGTGATGTATTTCATCTCCAGCACCTTCATTATGCTAAATAAAAACATAACAATGCTAGCAACTATCAATATCTTTTCCATAATTTCTCGAATATATTACCTGTTAGAATAATATCTCTTTATTTTAACGCAATCTTCATTTGGGTAAATATCGATTGTGGTATAACCTATAACGGCGGCAGTTCTTCAATACCATCCAGCATAATATCATCTGTCATGTTTTTTCCGGACGGTTCTTCATCTAATATATCAAATCCACTTAAATCGACCAAATCAGTATGTATTTTTAAACGTTCATCATCCGTGTCACTTTCTTCTTCTTCTAATTTTCGTGCAATTGCACGAGACGTACTAATGTCTTCCAAACGCTCAATTGTTTTGGGTGCTTCCACTGTTTCAACCGTATTTGCATCATCTAACACATAATCCTTATCACTGAACGACAACTTAGTTACCACTTCATTATCATCGATGTTCTTAATGGTTGGCACAATGTCTGGTACTTTTTCTTCCTCTTCCTTCGGTTTTGTTTCGTCCATATCTTTATTCGGTTCTGGCTCGGGTTCTGCATCTTCTATATTTTCAATAATAACTTCTTCTTCTTGCTCCACACTTTCGTCCATGTAGGCGCGAATAATCGCTTCCGTAGGTACACTTTCTCGAATAGTCATCAAAATACATTCTTGCACAATCGACTCTAATTCTCGGTGATTTTTCTGTACCTGTAATGGCGAAATGTTCTTCTCAAACAAATAGACGTTCATGTATACTTTTCTAGCCGTATGAATGTATACTTTGTGGATAAAATGGTCTAATTTGGGAATAGAAATATCGATTTTCTTCTGTTTGTTACCAACACGTATGCATGTCAGCACTTTCAATTGAATAATATGAACACACGTAATTAAATCTTCTAAGTAATCGCAACCACTTCGTTCAATAATACGCTTTCGCTCTTCTTCTACAATAATGTTGTTCCATTTGGGAACTCGTGACAATAAATTTTGAAACGTCATTAAGTATTTGTTTGCCTCGTCGTTGTCTAAACACATTTTCCATGATTCGTTAAAAATGGACCGTATACCTTCAATTACAAGCGGTGTGAAAATACTTACCAACCGACTACACCACTCATTTCGTGATTCGTGCAAATTAGAAATAACAAAATCGTCCATTATGTATTATAATTCTGTAATACTTTTTAAGTCCTTATTTGAACGCAAATACAAAAAATCAAAAATAGTCAACAATAATATTTTTTCAAAACGATATTCACTACGTATTGTATCATAATACATATTGGTCTTTGCCTTTAAATTATCATCAAATGTTTTGTTTTCACATACCCATTGCATTACATCCAAACACGATAATCCATGCTCTATTATTTCATCGCATAGTAGTATAAAATTAGAGTGGGATACATCTTCATCTATATATCTCTGTATGGTGTCATCTAACCATTGTTTATGATTTTCTGTATATTGGATTCGATAATTCGCATTTTTGGAATAGTCATGTAAGTTTATAATTTTATTATTTTCAACATATTCCGGTACATATATTTCACAAAAACGGGATAAAATCGGTTTTAATAATTTATGTTTGTTCTCGATAATAATAAAAAAACGGGTATTATAGCTGAATTGTTCAATACAACGGCGTAAGGCAGATTGTGCATCAATCGTTAAATTGTCCGCGTTTATTAATACAATGGTTTTGAACAACGTTCCGTGATTGGAATGTATATTTGTTTTCGCAAAAAACTTCAACTCTTCACGGATAAATTTAATGCCTTTTCCATGTGCACAATTCACAATCATGATATTTGATTTCATTCTTACTTTGTTTTCGTCGTATATCATGTTCAAAAACTTATTTACAATCGTTCGTTTTCCACTTCCGGATGTACCATGAAAAATAATATGGGGGATTTTATTTGTTGTATGAAAGTGCGATAATTTATCGTATATATCTTGGTGGATATTTAATACTTTTTTATCGCTGAATCCATGTAAAGTATCTGTTGGCGTTTTTAAAAAAATGTTTTGCATATTATGAAATAAAATCACATACTGTTTATATGATTTTACACCGATGAACATTTAAATTCGCCCACAGAGCGCGTCGCATAGCTCCGCTGCACCACCGGATTACCTAAATGGATTAAGTCGGCATTTAGAATGTGCAAAGGTATAATTGTTCAAAGGTCTATAGTCTGGTATAATTAATTTTGTTTAACAATGACTAATTGTTTTGTGAAAGCATATCGTTCATGATACATTGTTTTCCGGTTTACATTACAACTTAAACATGCAATGACTACGTTCTCTTTATTATGTCCATTATCATTGAAAATTCGGTCAAGTGACCACTGTTTCGGTTCTCGAACATTTTCATAGAGAACTTGTACGGATTCTCTGCAATAATAACATATATTCGCTGAATCTTTCAGTAATTTTACCACATAATTCACATCGACGAATTTCGTAGGGTCATACAAACCCTTCTTTATATCTTGTGATTTATATCCATTGAGTTTTTGTGATATATGTTGTAATATGACTTTACATGGTTGTGCGGCGGCGATTTCGTTTGCATGCAGTTGGGTTATGTATGCAAGTTGATGTGTTGAACTTAGGTCGCTCGATGAAAATTGCCACGAATCTTGCTTTGTAACGGACCGTTTTTTGGGAGCCTTTGGGATTGGTTCGTCTGGTTCAGCATCCATATTTTCTTCGTCTCTTTTTTTCGGCGGCGTTAAATCGACTATGATTCTTTTTATATTGCTCATTATGCCCGTTTATTTTTTCTGTATATTTTCCCGCATTATTTTGAACGCATCGAGAACCTATCCAATATTTGTAAAAGTAGAGAAGAGTTTTGTGCATTTTCCGCCTAAAAACGAAGCGGTGTATTCGACCTGAATGGGTTTTGTTGCCGTAGAATTACCATAAGTAAAAAGCCAGTGTAAATGGGCCGAAGTTGCACCACTTTGAACACAATCGTATATGTTGTTCTCAAATTGTGCATAAGCTCCTCGATTAATGCTGGGTGCCTGAGGGAAAATATTGATGGGTTCGTTTCCATAACCACCTAATCGATTCGCTAAAATATGTCCTGCGTCACAATCCTCGATACCATCATCATCTAATATTCGTGCGTATTTCTGTGTGCACGATGTAGTATCTGTACCATGGTCTAAATCCGCAACGGTGATATCACCACTCGCGGATTCGACCACTTCATAATCACCATGTTGTATATACTGATATGTAATTACAGCCGTACCTCCTCCCATATGCAATGTGTTTGCGCCGGAGACTGGACATGGTACCGTTGTACATACACAAGACGGAGAACCCGATGTGATTCTTAGTATGTTGAATAAACAATATAACAATAATAGTCTCATAATATATAATACCCAAACATGTTTATATTTACCATTTTTTTATTGTTATCCCAAATTATGTGGGTAAAATCGATGAACGACTCGACATTGTATGTGTTTGCGTATAGTTGGACGCCCGGATTCTGTAAAGGTCAGGCGTATCCGGGTTGTACCGAACCATTGCCTTATTGGAAAACTAATTTTACTATACATGGACTATGGCCACAATATGCTACTACTGGATATCCATCCAGTTGTACAACGGAACCATACAATTCTACGATTGTGGACGAAGTAGGTTTAGATACGATGATTACTCGGTGGCCAGACGTGAAGTATGATGTAAATAATCCCGAATACGATTCCTTTTGGGAACACGAATGGACAAAACATGGTACATGTTCGGGGTTGTCACAATACGAATATTTCACAGCTACGCTCGGTTTAACCGACGTGCTGTTAACACCCGAATTGATACATGATTCAATCGGCCAAACCGTGGACGCAAACATGTTGCGTAATGCAATTGCGCCTGCACAAATGGTATCATTACTGTGTTCGCAACAATCATTAGTAGGTGTATATACATGCTGGCAACAAATCAATAATCAGCCGGTGAAACTTGTCGAATGCCCGGTGGATGTAATCAAGGAAGACACTTGCAAGACAACTGACGTCGTTTATATACCAGGGTTTTGATGGAAATTTGTATTTTATCCCACAATGAAGGTTCCCACTAAAAACAAAAGAAAAATTTGTATTCGAACTTTCAGAAATTGGACAAGCCCCAACCTTGTCCATTTTTGAAAAGTGGGTCCATTTCTTTTTCCGAAAATATCAGAAAAATCACTTCAAAGCATAATGCAGCGAAAACCGTTTTTTGCGGAATAATTTGTGACTGAAAAATTTTTTATACTTTTTGAGGGAAAAGGATTTAAGGATTTTTTTGTTGCTAAATTATAGCAACAAATGGCAACAAATTTGTCCCAACAAATCCCCAAAATATTTCATTGTATAACATGTGATTATAAATGCAGCAATAAAAAAGATTATAATAAGCACTTAATGACACGGAAACATAAGTTAGCAACAAATTGTCAACAAAATGACCCCAGTTTATCCCCACATGTATGTACGTTATGCAAAAAAGTATATAATGACCGTTCTGGATTATGGCGTCACAAAAAAAAATGTACAATAGCCAATATACCTCCTGAAAATACTGTTACACATAATTCAAACCATACCGAAGTACAAGAACTCAAAACTATCATACGTGATCTGTTGAAACAAAACGTGGTTTTACAACAAAATCAATTAGAATTACAATGTACCATCAAAGAAATGATTCCGCGTATCGGTAATACCACCCACACAAACAGTCATAATAATAATACGTTTAACATCCAGATGTTTTTGGAGAACGAATGTAAGAATGCCATCAGCATACAAGACTTTGTTAAGTCTATTGAAATCAACACCAGTCACCTTATTGCCATGTCCAAAGATGGTTACGTGGATAGTATTAGTAATGTTCTCATACAGGCGCTGAATAAACTCGCAATTACCGACCGACCTCTTCATTGTACGGATCTCAAACGGGAAACAGTGTACATCAAAGACATGGAAAAATGGAATAAAAGTTCCGCGGATTCATCCATCATGAATAAGGTAATTACCAACATAGAAAACAAACATTTGTTGGAAGTAAGAAACTACATACTAGAGAACCCAGAATCCCAGGTGTTGGACACTCCCGAAAATTCTTTCTACCATAAAGTGCACTGGAATTCACTAGGAGCAGGCGAGGAAAATGAGAAATTAAATAAGAAAATATACAAGAAAGTGCTACCTGGTGTGAAACTGGAACAACAAGTAGCGTAACAAGGTTTCATTGTTTTCAGTGAATACAATGAAAAATGCATGGTTTTACAAAATTCTTATGCCAGGTTTCAGAAATTGGACAAGCCCAACCTTGTCCATTTTTGAAAAGTGAGTCCATTTCTTTTTCCGAAAAAACACGATTTTTCACTTCAAAGCATAATGCAGCGAAAACAGATTTTTACGGAATAATTTGTGACTGAAAATTTTTTATACTTTTCGGTGAAAAAGGATTTAGGAACTTTTTGTGTTCTATATTTATAGAACATTTTAGAACAAATATAGTTCCAAAAGTTCCATGAAATATATTTGTGAGACATGTGACTATAATACGCAGCGACATAGTCAATATAAACGCCATTTATTAACATCAAAACATATAAATAGAACAAATAGAACAGAAAGTTCCATAAAAAGTTCCGCAGCATTTGAATGTGATTGTGGGAAGAAATATACTGCAAGAAACAGTTTATGGTATCATAAAAACAAATGTACGTATATTTCATCCAGTTCACATGAATCGATTCCAAATGATTTTCAAGAGTTAAAGACGATGTTTATAGATCTGTTAAACCATAACAATGAGTTGCAAACTACCATCAAAGAAATGATTCCGCGTATCGGTAATACCACCCATACAAACAGTCATAATAATAATACGTTTAACATCCAGATGTTTTTGGAGAACGAATGTAAGAACGCCATCAGCATACAAGACTTTATTAAGTCCATTGAAATCAACACGAGTCACCTCATTGCTATGTCCAAAGATGGTTACGTGGATAGCATCAGCAATGTTCTTATACAAGCACTGAATAAGCTCGCAATTACCGACCGTCCTCTTCATTGCACGGACCTCAAGCGGGAAACCGTGTATATCAAAGACATGGAAAATTGGAATAAAAGTACCGCGGATACATCCATCATGAATAAAGTGATTACCAACATAGAAAACAAACACTTGTTAGAAGTCAAGAATTACATTGTAGAGAACCCAGAATCACAGGTGTTGGATACTCCAGAAAATGTATTTTATAACAAGGTACACTGGAATTCACTGGGAGCAGGCGAGGATAGTGAGAAATTAAATAAGAAAATATACAAGAAGGTGTTACCTGGCGTGAAACTGGAGCAACCACCCGCTATATAACAAGGTTTCATTGTTTTCAGCGAATCCAATGAAACAAATGCATGGTTTGACAAAACCCGTAGGCCGATTTGCAACATTTGAATATCAAAAATATAATATTCAAAAACAAATTAAATATTATAGACGTAATTTATCTATTAATATGATAGCAGTCGATAATCAACCGATAATTATGGATAATCAAACAGTAATATCTGACATAACCGATATGAATGATTCCAATACAATCAATTCGTTTGTAATAGAAGATAAAATGGATGAAATCATACAAGTATTTAATAATGAAGCCAATAAATTAAATATTGACGTTATAAAAGAAAAAGCAAAAGAACAAGGATTATCAGGACTTTCCAAGTTAAAGAAGCCAGAACTAATCCAAATGTTAGAAGTAGAATTTGGTAAATTGTTGCCACTGTTAAAGGAAAAAAAAATAAACGAATTGAAAAACATATGTAAAGGATACGGCATCAAAGGAATGACCGGTGCAAAAAAGGATATGATGATATACAGAATATTGATGCATTGCAGTTTATTTTTTCTATTTACAATCACAATCGTACCTGAGACAGATGTCGAAGTTAATATGAAAAATGAACAAAACGACACAATAGAACAATTAGAGAAGCAAAAGCTCGACATTGAAATGAAAATAAAAGAAGAACTCCGGATAAAAGAAGAAAAACGTATTGAGAATGAACAAAGAATAAAACTAGAAGCTGAACAAAAGAAAGAAGAAAAACGAATGCGCGAAGAAGCCGAAAAAAAACAAAAGGAAACAGAAGAAGCCAACCGACTGAAGGAGGAAGCAAAAAAGAAAAAACAAAGTATTCCCAAAAACGTTCGAGTGATTGTGTGGAATCATTATATTAGTGAAGATATCATAAAGCATAAATGTTTATGTTGTAAAAAGGTAACAATATGCAACACAAATTTTGAAGTCGGCCACGTGATTAGTGAAAAGAATGGTGGAACACATGAAATCAATAATTTGCGTCCCATATGTTTTTCATGTAATCATTCCATGGGGACGGAAAATATGATAGATTTTGTAGTAAAATATGGGTTGTATATAGGATAACCACCTTACAAAATACACCGACCAAAAAGAAAATTATCTTTGTTATATCAAAAATAACAAATATAAACATGTGAATGTAAAGATAACTAGAAATGTTCTCACGATTTTTTACAAAAACATATAATAAATTGTCATTTGAAGATATTCAATTTGCAATTCAACATCAAGATAAATTCTTATTAATTAACACGTTACCGTCTCACGAACAATCGTGTTTAATTAAAGGAACCATCTCACATATAGAAGAAGAAAGAATAATAAACGGTCTATTGCATCAATACGGGTTAGCTGATAAGAAAATAATCATATATGGGAGAAATAATATAGATGAAACAGTCACAGCCAAATATGACCAACTGACAAATTTAGGATTCCAAATGGTATATTTATATGTTGGCGGTTTATTCGAATGGCTCATATTACAAGACATATATGGCAAAGAAGAATTTCCAACAACCACATATACGCTCGACCTATTAAAATACAAACCAGTGCGTACATTTGGCGGTTATATGTTAATGAATTAAGACCCGCGTCCATAACGGTAACCTGTAAAAAATTGATTTACGTATTATACAAATTATACGTAAAACAACACAATCTTTTTTGTATAACTACAATATACACAATGTCAACTCGTCCGCTAATTATTTCGATTGAAGGAAATATTGGTGCAGGCAAATCAACCATTATTGACAATCTTAGTAAAATGTTGGAAGGTAACACGGAAATAATATTGTTGAAAGAACCTGTTGATATTTGGGAAAGTATTCGAGAAACAAACACAGGAGAAAACATATTACAAAAATTTTATAAGGATTCACATAAATACGCATTTTCATTTCAGGTGATGGCTTATGTAACGCGACTCAGTTTACTTCGTAACACGATTCGAGAGAATCCGGATTGTAAAGTAATTATATGTGAAAGGTCGTTGGATGCAGACCGGAATATATTTGCAAAGATGTTATTTGACGACGGACAAATCGAAGATATTCACTATCAAATTTATCTCAGGTTTTACAATGAGTATGCAAAAGAATATCAGCTTGATGGCATTGTTTATATTGACGCAGATGCAGAAGTGTGCCATCGACGTATAGCAAAACGTTCCAGGGATGGTGAATCTGGAATTCCACTGGAGTATTTACAAAAATGCAAGCAATATTGTGATGAGTGGTTACAATCAATACAATCATCAACCGATGTGTTGCATATTAACACAAACGAAGATGTTATTTATAATATATATGATAAAAATGAGCAAGGTAATCAATGGTTGAAACGAATTGAAGAGTATATACAAAGACATTTACACTATTTCTCGATCCAAGAACATAAGTCACTGTTCGATATACTTGAGGACTTATTCTGGCCAATGCAAATAGAAGACTGATGTATTTAACAAGTGTTTGGTAGTTTCAAAATTTATTTTATCGGTGAAATTGGAATAGCATGTGAATGATACATACAATAAATACAGACTCCAACTAGGAATATATGAATAGTTATAATATGTGTGAATGTTGACCGATATTCGGCGTACTCACGTTGAGGAGTACCCGGTGCAGTATAATAAGTAGAAAAATATTGATAACTAGAATAGGGTATGTCGTCTACATAGATAGGTTTTTTTACTTGATAGTAAAGGAGTGTTTCATTTATGACAAACACTACGAACACTGTACCTACTGCGGTTATCCAAACAAATCGGGTGGTTGGATAAAACCTATAACTATCCACAAAGCTAATGTAAAGGATTAATGTAGATGCTAAGAGAATATCAAAAAATTTTATCCAACCGAATAATAGAACTTTTTTCCAATTCATGTAACTAGTAATAGACAGTAAAATGGCTAACATAGACGGTATATAAAACTGGCACATACCCGCACATATACCTCCAATGAAAATGCAAAGAGAGGTATAACACCCATATATAGATATATGCTGGGGAATAAGTAGTTCGTTCATAATATATGTTATATAATATATAACATACATAATATATTATGTCTAATGTAACGATATGCAATTAATCAAATTTCACAATAATTTTGACCGTTTCTTTCTTAATACATTTGCATGCAGAAATGGATAATTCTTCGCGCTTTTTACGTGTTTTTGTATTATCAGTAGACAAGTCAGTCGGCGTTCTGCGTTTGGCTGTGCTATTGCAGCTATTCATGTCATGTTCAATATCACTAAAATTCTGTTCAATATATTCAACAATCCGGTTTTCTATCGCCCATTTAAAAAAGTTCAACTGACCGATGGTGGTTTCCATGTATTGATTTGTATTATATGGAATCGTAACTCGTTCCCATCGACAAAATGGGTCGAAACGTTTTTTCGAATAGGCTTTTAGTTTAAGTTTGTATTCATTATAAACTTTGAAACGCGTTGTATCCGTTATTCCGTTTTTTACAATCGGTACTTCATATACAGTAAAATTCTTTTTTGCATAATTTGTAACAAACCAGTCGACAATACGTAGCGAAATCCGCGTTTCTCCGTTAATTATATTCATCATTGTGCGTATATGTTGCGAATTACCATAAAATTCTAATAAAGTATTCATAAGTAAATCATTTTGAGTATGTAAATGCGTAGAACGGTACATGATAGGGTAGATGATTAGATACATTTAAACCCTTTATGTAAATTATTGTTGACAATACTTTGGCGAAAGTCTTGTAAAAAATTGATAATTTATATGATTTACAAACTTTATACTATCTATTAACCAAGCTACCATTAACAATGGATTTAAAGCAGAATAAGTTGAGTAAAACGGAGTGGGAGTCGATTGAGAAATCGGTGGACCCAGATGAAAAAAAAATATTAAAAATGTTGATTACTGGGTATGACGACGTAAACGTTCGATATAACGAAACAACATCGTTAATTACGTATATTCGGTTTGACAGTTCGCCAGAAATGGATTATTTCCTTTTTAAGAAATATTTTGAACAGCCGATGATGCAAACAATATCCAAATATGGTAAGGATACCCCATTAGAAAACTACAGTTGTAGTTTGAGTTCAGGTAAGTTAAAAAAACTCAAAAGCGGTGAAACAATCCGTTTAAATAATCTAGAAAACAACATACAAACAAATCGTTCCGTTATTTTTGAGTTTTTGCTAATCGATTTATTTGTCGAATTGATAAAACAGGTTAAAAAGAAAAAACAGAAATACGCGTTTTATTTGTATACCATTATACAGCTAAAGTGTGCGTCTATTACAAACATAAATGCGTATGTAATGGATTTGATTGATGCTGCCATTACTTACGTGAATTCATTTACACGAACCAGTGAAATTATTACCAACGCATATGAATTTATTGAACGGAATAAATATTTACTCAAATACGAAGACCGAACCCTATTTACACATCAGCGTGAATTGTTTACCATATGCAAGCAACGCATCCAGCCTGATGGAAATATAACGCCAACATTGATTCTATATACTGCGCCGACTGGAACTGGCAAGACCATGTCGCCCATCGGTCTGGTTGCACATAACAGGGTGATATTTGTGTGTGTTGCGCGTCATATTGGATTAGCGTTGGCAAAATCAGCGATTTCCATGGAAAAGAAGGTTGCGTTTGCATTTGGTTGTGAAAGTGCGTCGGATATCCGCCTACATTATTTTGCGGCGACGGATTATACTGTAAATCGCCGTTCAGGTGGGATTGGAAAAGTAGACAATAGTGTAGGAGATAAAGTAGAATTAATGATATGTGATGTACAGTCGTATATTACGGCAATGCATTACATGTTAGCATTTAACCCGGCGGATAAAATAATTACATATTGGGATGAACCCACTATTACCCTCGACTATGAAAATCACGAACTGCACCAAATTATCCATAAAAACTGGTCTGAAAATTTAATCCCGACAATGGTGTTATCATGTGCGACGTTACCTGGAGATGATGATATGCGGTCGGTATATGATGATTATCGTGCAAAATTCGACGGAGCAAGAATACACGTTATAACTAGCTATGATTGCCGGAAATCAATACCAATCATAGATACAAAGGGATATTGTGTATTACCTCATTATTTATATAGTGATGTGACAGATATGGTGGCTGCTGCACGATATTGTAAAGCCATGCCAACGTTATTACGTTACTTTGATTTGCGTGAAATTATTGCATTTATTGAGTACGTAAATGCAAATAAGTATATAGTAGACGTTTATTCAATTGATTCTTATTTTGGAACAGATATTACATCCATAACCATGAAACGATTAAAAGAATATTACTTAGAAGTACTAATCTATCTAGATAGGTCACAATGGAATAAGATTTACAACTATATGCAGTATAATCGCAAGCCTCGTTTTAATGAACCACGGACAAATATCAATATACAAAAAACAAATAGTTTTGGAATAACAAGTAGTGCTGACCACAAACAGGCTGGGAAACCAATTGCTCGCACAACCAGTATGCATCCAACAAGTACGAATGTAACGCCTACAAATTCTTCCGGAATAGCTATTACCACGGAAGATGCTTATACTTTAACCGATGGTCCAACCATATTCTTAGCAGACGATGTAGATAAAATTGGAAAGTTTTATATCAAATATACAAATATTCCGGAACACGCCTTTAATGAAATAATCACCAATATTGCCACAAATAACGTATTAACTACTAAAATTAACGAATTGGAACGTGAAATCGAACATCAAAATGAAAAATCAGCAACCAGTTGGGAAAATTCTAAGATGTCTAAGGAAATACGAGAACTGGATAATGAAATAAATCGGCTACGAAGACAGGTCCGTGTCGCATCGTTGGATTCCGTTTATGTACCAAATACATGTCCTCATCAAACTAAATGGACCCCTGATGGAAGTGTTCGTGAAAACGCATTTACATCCAATATAGGGGACGAAATGAGTAAAGAAATTATGTCATTAAATGTCGAGGAACATGTCAAATTCTTGTTGTTGTTGGGAATCGGCGTGTTTAAACAAATACCAGATAAGCGTTACATGGAAATTATTAAACGATTAGCCGACGAACAACGATTGTATATTATAATCGCATCGAGTGATTATATTTACGGAACGAATTATCAGTTTTGTCATGGGTTTATAGGTAAAGACTTGGCGTCTATGACACAACAGAAAACGTTGCAAGCAATGGGACGCGTTGGTCGTAACAATATTCAACAAGATTATACTCTTCGTTTTCGGGATGATGATATGATTAAAAATTTATTCAAGACTCCCCAACATAATTTGGAAGCAATTAATATTCGTAAATTATTTGTAACCGATGGTAATGTTTAGAATGATGAAAATATAAGAATTATTCACCATTCTTATAATTTAATCAAAATACACTAACTTTTTTATAGTGCATTCTTGTAGTCGACCACATATGGGTTTTGTTTCAATGTAGCCATAATATCAGGGGTGTTACGGTCTAAGTTGATAGTGGAATACAATCCATTTTGCGAGCCAGCGAGTCTTCCCATGTTTCCAACATCAGGTGTTTGGTAGGGCATGGTTCCTGTAATAGCGCGCGTATTTTTCAATGTGTCATCTCGATTTTTTTCTCGCATATTGATATTCGAATTCATTATGTTCATGTTTCCTTTCACCATATAACCGTCAATGGTGCTAGCTTTAATATCATTATTACGTTGATTGTATCCAGCTTCATAGGAGGTCATTTGACGAGTACCATCTCCTGCACCCGCACCACCAACATATTCTACACTTGTATGTTGTCTGTTTGTATCATACGCCTGTTGTTGAGTAACTTTGTAAGCACCACCAAGTTGATTCGCATTGATATTCAAATGATTCTTAGAGTTTTCCGTAGTTTCGCGGATGGTAGCAGCAGGGCGGTCAGCGGGATTGAATATGTACGAGCTAGGAACAGTCGTTCCCGGATTTTGATAAGGACGTAGATTACCAATCACATTTTCCTTACGGGATGGACGTAATATATCTAATAAAGGAGCAATTGCCGCACCAATGCTACTTCCAACCATACCAAAATAACCATTTTGTACATTGGACGTGCGATTATTAGGATAGGCTTTCTTCGATTTTATTCCATAGTCCGCATCCGTCGCATAATTGCGGCCATTTGCATTGGCGACTGCAATCGGTACTGCACCCAATTCATGATTATGTGACGGCATATATTCACCTGGAACGTAAGTAGATGGATTTTGAGAACTTGCAACACCGGAATACGTGGTGGTTGTTTCAGGACGAGTTACATATCGGTCAACTGGAATAGAATGTAATGTTTCTCCTTTACTTGCACCGGTAGTAACAAATAAACGTCCAATATCGGTGTTCATATTATTTGGGTGTTGATTATCGAATCCTTCTATGGATGTAGTTGTTGTAGGAGTACGAGTATCAAGCGCAAAGTATTGGTCTGGGCGGTTTTTTTCCATGATGCCCATTTGCTCGGTAGTGCCAATATTTTTAATACTGCTATAAGCGGGACCTTCATGTCCTAATAAAACATGACCAGATGACTTGGGGTTTGTTGCAACGCGCATTTGGTCGGCGGTTTTCGGCATCCATGATTCTCGTGCCATCATACCAGAGTTAAATCCATGAGCTCCATCATTTGTATATCCTAGACCTAGACCAGGTGCAACACGCTCTTCTTCAAACGGTTTTGTATTTGCCATACGCATACTTTTATTTACTCGTGACTGATAGAAATCATTCATATTTGGCGCACCAGACGCCCAATTTTGGTTCTCGCTAGGTGCAAATAACGGGGCTTGCTCCTTTTTCGTAATTGTTTGTGAACCATTACCAATGTAATTATCTAAAATGCCCTCATTGGAGTTCGCGTCTTGATTCGATGTTCTCATTTTGGCTCCAAAAAAAGGCACCATATTATTGTGAGAAAAATAGGAACCACTGACTTTTTCACCGGTAAGGGAATAATAATCAGTTTGTTCATTTAATGCCGGTTCTCGTTTTTTGGCAACATTTGTGTCAAAATATTTGTCAGTATAAACACTGCCACCATTATCAAACTTATTTACAGTCGATAAAGCCGATGTCGTATCGAGGTCTTTGTTCAATACAGGATATTCTTGAGGATAATTTCTGTTTGGAACATCCGTATTTGGCAATGCATGACGATTTGCAAAAGCTTCTTCTTGTTCGCATGAATTGTTTGATTGCCCATTCATAATATACATGAGTCCTAATGCTATGCCGGGTATAGCTAATTCCATTATATTTTATTCTATTATTATAATATTATATTATATTTTATATAATATGGTAAAATGTCTAACTGTATAATGTACCAGGGCAACTATTTTCGGTTCCTCCAATACAGATAGATTGATTCGTCAAATAATAAGTTTGCTCACTGACAACCGGGATGGTGGGTGTAAAATAGTCTTTTTCTAAAAGACGGGTATGTATAAGTTCTTCAAATGGTTTTTCTAAACCATCCAATGGATTTAAAAATGGTTGTTCCCATCTAGAATGTTCTAAATCTTTGTACATCCAGGCTGGATGGCTAGCTCTACTATCTTCCACAAATGGTTGCTCATCGCGATAGGCTGGCTTATGTGAAGTAACTGACATTTTATTATATTGATTCAACTCCACATTGTCACGATTTTGTCTGCGAGTCAGTCCACGTAAATCACTTTCCAAATTGACGGTATTTGTTTGTAAATTTGCTCCCCATTTTTGCAATCGTAATTGCGGGTCCTGCATAAATGGTAAATCAATACCGGGTCCTGGAGTATTTAACATATATCTTCCAGCGAAACTACTCTCTTCGACTTGCTTTTTTATTCGATGTGGGTCATCATGAAAACGAGTAAATGACATATTTAATTATTATATAATGCGAAAAAAACTTTACACATTAATATACATAAATAAATGGAATAGTATATAAGTATAATATGAACGTTCCTAAAGTATGTTTGAATATGATTGTAAAGAATGAAAGTAATATAATAGCGCGACTGCTTGAATCCGTTTTACCGTTAATAGATGGGTATTGTATATGTGATACCGGTAGTACTGATAATACAATCGAACTCATTCGTAATTATTTTGACACGCATAACATACCGGGAAAAATCATGGAAGAACCTTTCCAAGATTTTGGCTATAATCGGTCTTATGCATTAAAAGGATGTCATGGACTGGATTACGCAGACTATATATTATTGTTAGATGCTGACATGAAGTTGGAAATAAATTCAACAGATATCGAGTCATTCAAACGGTCCTTAACCAAAGATGCGTATTATATGATTCAAGGTTCTCCTAATTTCCATAATCATAATATTCGTCTTTTACGAAATGATGAAAGCTATCACTATTGGGGAGTAACCCACGAATATATTGCGCTACCAGATAATGCAAAAATAGACAGTATAGACAACACGGTACTATTTGTAAATGATATTGGGGATGGGGGGTGTAAAGAGAATAAATATCACCGAGACATCGAATTATTAAAAAAAGGATTAATCGCTGCACCGAATAACCCTCGTTATACGTTTTATTTGGCAAATAGTTACAAAGATTCTATGCAATATGAATTAGCCATAGAAATGTACAAAAAAAGAATCAATATAATCGGTTGGGTACAAGAAACATGGTATTCCTATTATGCTATTGGGAATTGTTATATGAATTTGGGAGAACATGCAAATGCGATTTACTACTGGTTAGAAGCGTATCAATATATGCCCACGCGCATTGAAAACCTATATAAAATCGTTATGCATTATCGTATTGAAAAAAAGTACGCATTGGCCTTGATGTTTTATAATATAGCAGACCGGGTTCGAACACATAATCCACCGACCAATCATTTATTTTTAGAAAACGACGTGTATGAACATAAATTGGACTACGAATATTCGATTGTTGGATATTATACGAATATTAACAAGACGACTATGAGAATGATGTGTATAGATTTATTAAACAAGCGAAACATTCAACCTCTTATTTATACCAACATATTGTCTAATTATAAGTATTACTGTACTGATTTATATTCTAGCATGATTGAATATGATAAAATGACACCATTATATCAGTCATTGTTGAATTCATTAAATAACATAGGAACAAATAGTATGAAAGACGATGTTCATATGTATCCAAGTACACCTTCTCTATGTGCACATCCCCACATGCCAAACGAATTATTTATATGTAAACGTTACGTAAATTACACAATAGATAAAAACGGGGAATATGTGAATGGAAAGACCATCATTACGAAGAATGTATTTGCAACATTAACATGTAAAAATAATCAATGGACTCTTGTCAATGAATGTATGATGGATTATAACAAAGAATATGATAATGTGTATATTGGCAACGAAGACGTAAAATTATATCACAATGGGAATAGTATCGAATATACAGCGAATCGTGTTACAAGTGGATATAATTTTCAAGTAGAATATGGTAAATATGAACATCAAACCAATACAACGTGGTCGTCTATATTAGAAATGTCATCGAGAAAATTATATGAAAAAAATTGGACATTGTTTACAAACCAAGAAGGGGAACGACGTGTTGTGTATAAATGGAGTCCATTAACCATATGTGAATTACAAAATAATATAGTTAGCGTTATTCGTGAGTTGCCAATGCCGCATATATTTAAAGAACTACGTGGTTCCAGTAATGGAGTTACCATTGGGGACGAGATTTGGTTTTTATGCCACTTAGTGAGTTATGAGCATCGTCGTTATTATTATCACATGTTTGTTGTGATAAATAATGCCAATTATCAATTAGTCCGGTATAGTAACTTGTTTACATTTAATAAATGTCAGGTGGAATATACATTAGGGTTTGTATATATGAAAGAGGATAACAAATTTTTAATAGGCTATAGTTCAAACGATAATACCACAAATTATATGCTAATAAATAAGGATGCAATTGATAATTTATTTGTCACGCGTCACTAGATGATTCGTCATCATCCACTTCGTCATCACACGGAATTTCACATTGATTGGGCATGGCGGTTTTACAACAACCAAATGTTCGACGATGGAACCGTGTTATTCCATATTCGCGAATCCCATCCAAGTGTTTTTTGGTACCATACCCCATATTTTTAGACATGCCATAATGTTCGTCTAGAAATGGGTATTTTTCACATAATTCGAGGACATAATTATCACGGGCTGTTTTTGCCAAAATGCTGGCGGCGGCAATGGCCATATATGTCGCATCACCTTGTTCAACCGTTTCAAATGGCAATTCTACAATGCATTGTTTTTCTTCGTTGTATGAATAAAATGGAGTAAAGTAGTTACCGTCTACTATTGCCATAAAATCGTTAAGATTATTGGACACACCGGTTATATTATTTATTTTGAGAATGGTTTCACGAATACATGTATGCATACCACGCATAACCGCCTGTAATATATTGATTTTATCAATGACCGTTGGCTCTTCATATGAAACATGCCAGGCTAAAGCATGTTCTTTAATATACGAAGCAACTTCATTTAATTTTTTTTTAGACGAAAATTTTTTACTATCTTTGATATTTTTTCCATCAAAACGATGATGTTCTTTAGGTAAAACCACGCATGCCACATATACCCGCCCAAATAAACATCCTCTCCCCGCTTCATCTATGGACAATTCAAATGGGATAGATTCGTTATAAAATCTCGTTAAAATCGGTGTAGCCGGTTTGGTTCTGGCAGGTGTTGAAATAAATTCTGTCATATCGTACTATTTATGAGTGTACCAGATAAATAGTATTAAGGTCAATTTTATATAGCACAATAGTAATATGATTTATTCAAATTATATATTATATATTTTCGTAGCCTATTGTATATTATAATGAAATTAGAACGTCTTTCAATATTTATGCTATTATTGCTGTTTTTAATAATAACCGTCTTAATATCGAGATGGGCACAGCAAGATATAGATGGATTCATTGGGTATCAAATGAATGTTGAACAAATGAGTTCGATTATCATACCCATGTATTCTTCGCAAAATACCGTGCATAAAATGTACGATAATCTATATTTTGATAATAAAAACGGAAATATAATAGAAGTGGATGTAAATTCACATGGTAATACCACATTACAAAATGATACTACTGGGTCGAATATTAGTGCATTACATATTGTTCCGCGCATTGGAACGGTGTCAACCACATTTGAGATTAGAAACATGACAGATAAGGTTCCTGCCCCGAGTACAACTATGAATAATTCTTACAAAAGCATAGATTACACAAGTAAATGTAAGGAAACGGACGAATATAAGGTATTTATGATGCCATGGAGACAAGATACTTTTGTTCACATTATGAATAATGCAGCCAAACACACCAACATAGGTACATATATGTTTAAGTCGAACGCAACTAGCACTTATCATAAATATATAAATACGAACGACGGAATCAAAATCACCGGAAACAGACCCGACAATCATGCTGATAATGGTAAATATGTCACAGCGTCGAACTATAGCGTGAATAGACAGGTGTATCAAATAAGCGAATTCATTAAATTTGACATTAAGAACGCGAATCTAATCGTTAGTGCAAATGATAAAGAGTTGACGGTTTACTCAAGAAATGGCAATAAAGTAACTACATTAAATGACGAACAGCGAGCCGATTATGCGAAAGATAATTTGACCATATCACATGCGAAAGCGGACCCACAAATTATTTATGATATGCGTGGTCAAAACATGGTATTATACGTGCCAACGGAAAAGAATACTTTAGTTGCATTAATATGCTATAATGAAAGTAGTCAATTAGCTTTGCGTAACGTATATAGATTTAGTGAATCTGGAATTGACAATGGTGAGTTGAACGTGGCGCCTCAAACCACTGGTAACCCATTGAGTGAGCAACTAACAAATGGTGAAAATAGCAAACAACAAACAGCAGAACCACCGGGAATTGATATGAGTAATTATGTATTAAAAACACAAATTGTTCCTCCGGTTTGTCCAGCATGTCCTTCATGCCCCAATAACCAAAGTGGAGCTTGTACTCAATGTGGTGGAACCGGTGGGTCAGGAACAAAAAGTAACAATGGGGTTAGCTTAGTGAATGGTGATAGCATACATGCACGTGGTTCTAAAAATATAGTAACTGGAACCGTAGGATTAGCCAAAGATGCAGTTTCAGGAACCGTAGGATTAGCTAAGGATGCCGTTTCGGGAACCGTAGGATTAGCAGGAGATGCCGCAAAGGGTACAGTTGGACTTGCTAAAGATACGGTCAGTGGAACCGTGGGATTAGCCAAGGATACGGTTTCGGGAACCGTAGGATTAGCAAGTAATATAGTTGGTGGTGCATTGAGTACGGTGGGTAGTATATTTGGTGGCGGGGCCGGAGCCGGGGCCGGTAATATGGGCCAAGGTGGTGGAATAAATGCACCCGGTGGTGGAATGCAACCGCAAAATGGTGCCAACCAAAATGTTAGCGGAAGTACGACTACAAACGACCCTTATTCATACTATGGACAGTTGCCTACACGACCCTCTACTAATTACATGCCAATCACCGCGAACTTCAGTAGTTTTGGTAAATAAACCATAAATATGGAATAATATTACGAATCATAATATTATTCGTTTGAATCTAATTAAATACATGTATACAATATGTATTACACCATGGAAAATGTACATATGAATCAAATATTTGATAGACAACATATATATAACGAACTGAAATTACACTTAACGCATTTTGAAGACCGAATTGTAGATATAAATTACAAAAAAGGTGTGTATATATACGGAACACCCGGCTCAGGTAAAACGGAATTCGTAACGAGATTATTAAAAGACATGAATTATGATATGTTAAAATATGACGCAGGAGATGTTCGTAACAAAGCGCTTATAGATACAATAACAAGTAATAATGTATCTAACCGTAATGTCTTAGACATGTTCACCAAAAAAGTTCGAAAAATAGCGATATTAATGGATGAAATTGATGGCATGAACAACGGAGATAAAGGTGGAATAACGGCATTGATTAAATTAATTCGACAAAAAAAGACGAAAAAGCAAAAGTTAGAAAGCACATGCTCCCATCCAATTATATGTATTGGTAATTATTATATTGATAAAAAAATAAAAGAATTAATGAAAGTATGTAATGTGTTTGAATTAAAAACCCCTACTAAATTACAGATTAGCTCAATCTTAACACAAACAATACCGGTTGTAGATACCTTCAATAAAACGACATTAAATAGTATACTGACATATATACAAGGTGATTTGCGTAAACTGAAGTTCGTGTGTAATTCATTAATAAAATGTCCGGATTTGGTCAATGATAACAACGTATTTGACTTATTTCGGGTAAAACTATACGATGAAGATGCAAAGAAAATAACGCAAAGTCTCTTAGAAAGTAACGTAAACTTTGAACAGCACGAATATTATATGAACGAAACGGACAGAACAATTGTGGCGTTATTATGGCATGAAAACCTGATAGATATTTTGTCAAAGCTTGACCGTAAAGTCACGTTTCCGCTATATTATAAAATATTACAAAATATTTGTATAGCAGATTACATTGATAGAATTACATTTCAACGACAAATTTGGCAATTTAATGAAATGAGTTCATTAATAAAGACATTTTACAATAATAAAATCTATCATGACACGGTTTTATCTAAACAAGTTAAACATTTGCCGGATATTCGTTTTACGAAAGTGTTAACGAAATATTCCACTGAATATAATAACATGCTTTTTATTTATCACTTAACACAACAACTTAATATGGAAAAGAAAGATGTAATATCACTGTTTCAAGAATTACGATTATATTACGGTAAAGATTTCAGTAATAATGTGGATGTATTAAATGAAGTGGAAGAAATATTCGAGCCATATGAACTATCTAAACTGGATATAAAACGTATCTATAGATATTTGGATCGTACGGTGAAAAAAGAATCCGCAGCAACACTCGACGAATTGGGTGATGACTTGGAATACATGGATTGATAAGGTCCATGTAGTTCTATTTACGTCCTTGAATATTCAAATAAAACGTTAGCGATAAATGAATTGTCCCATTTCAAATCTACATCCGTGCATAATGCATGTAATTAATTGTACTACATGCATTATAAGATATTGCAACTCCTAGTTATATTTACTTTGTGATTAATTTCTTATATTCGATTACTTTTTTCGTTTCCTTGAGCGCTTGTTCCATCATATTTACCACTTTATCGAGGTGTTGATATGCATTGATTAAGTTAGTATTTTGCTCCGTTAGTTTGTTATTTGATTCCTGTAATTGTCGAATAATATTAACCACTTGTGGGCTGGTTAGTTGAACAGGTGGTTTACCGGGTCCTTGGTCTAGTGTAATGGGTGCAAATAATTTGGCAGTTTCTTGTTTAACCATTTCTTCGCGTTCTTTCTTTATTTTTTCAATTTGAACCAACACATCCGGTTTCATTTTCGGTAGTCCTGGTTCATAATTATCGAGCAACGCATCGATATCTCTCATAAAGAAATCTTTCACAGGTTGTTCATGTGGTTTACGAATAAACATGTCCACTGTTTTGGAAGATTCTTTGAAAAAGTCTGGATGAGAAGTTTTAAACATTTCACGCTTATCATACGTATTATGCTCATGTGAGAATACAAGAATCGTTTTGAGGGGGTCTAATTGTACAAAAGGAACAGTGTAATTTTTGAGAAATTCACGTTCTTCTGCTAACGCTGCGTCATCATTATATTTTGTATCTTTAAGTAGTTCCGCTTTGAATGCAAAAGTACCCGCAGTTGCATGATTCGGGCCATAAGGTCCAGCTTGAATCATTTTACCCATCGTTTTGAAATATAAATATATTTCACTTGTACCTGCACACAATACTTTATCGTCACGCATTAACATTTCGACGGCATGTGATATACGTTCTGGTGGATAATAATCATCATCATCCATATAAACAATAATCGACCCATTCACATGTTTATGCATGTAGTTACGCTTTGCACCAAGAGTCATTTTATTTTCAATTTCAAAATATCGAATTTGTGGAATGTTAGCATTTTCCACTAAATCTTTAATTTTATCCGTTCCGTCGTCAACAATAATCCATTCTATCCGGTGTTTGGGATAATCTTGGTTTTTAAAACATTCGAACATGGTTTGAATGAAAGGGCGCCTATTAAACGTTGGGGTACATATCGATACAAATGGGACATTGTCGCGATTGGAAGTGGCGCTTTCTGTATTTTGCATGTTATAATATCAATTAATATTTATTTATATCGTTGATATACGAATTAGTTTATATGATTATTGTTCTTTTGTGTATATTTCATATTTATTCCATGGAAGGAGCTATATTATGATGTGTCTTAAGAAACACTTCCGGCTGAGCGACTGTATTCTTTCGCACCGTTTCTTTGAGGATTTTGGTAAAATCTATGTTGGTCGATGGATGAGGACTAGCTTCCGTACTCATTGCAGGAGAAGCTTGTATATTCAACACACGATTATATTCAACCACACTAACTCCAACAATCACCGTTAAGGCTATTGTTATGATAATGTTGAAGAATATAATGATATGCCGATTTTGCATTGTAGCTGAAAATTTTTCAAACATAGTAATCGTTGAACTGAAGAAAATAAAGAGGAAAGCAAGCTTTAATATATGTTCTTTCATATATTGCATGACATTGAAAATAAATCGTAGTATCGAGTAAAAGAAATTCATAAAACCCCCCCTATTACACATATCTTCTTCTTGGAATCCAGCGTGAGCATTTCTTATATATTCATCAATATCTAATCTAGAGCTGGACCATCCCCATCTTATTCCGCCATAAATATATATACCAAATAAGGAATAAGTTATAAAATATAAACCACAAATAACGGCACCCATAGGAACACTTACAATGATGGTAATTAAGAATCGTAAAAACCATTTAAAAAAGGAGCCGATTGGGTTCATAAATGAACCAAGTATAGATATAACTTCTTTCGTATCATGACTTATGTCCCCAACAAAATTAATGGTAAACATAGACACAAAAAACATAACAAACACGATTGCGAACATGATGTTTATTAGGAAATTACTAGTAGCATCTGTTAACAAATCGATGAAAAAGTTTTTAAACACAACAACAAAATTTTTCGTCAAAATGACACAAATTATATATATAAATAAAAATTGACATGTACCGTTAAGAAACCAGGACGTAATAGATGGAAAGGTTTGCATTAGAAAATGGTCTAATTTTTCAGGAAACCATATAGCAAATTCGAACAAATATAGTATTATTTTTATAATATCATTCTGGTTCGACCATTCTGACAATTTTGCTCTAGAAAATTCCATCACTTTGATATCATTTGGTTTTGCATAAAACATAAGGAAATACCAATTATACACCATCCATATGCTAACAACGGCTGATTCTATCAAGGCTATTTGGTTTCTCAATAGTTTGACATCATCGTCAGTAGCCGTATTTTTAGATAATCCGTTAAGCGTTTTTCTTGCGATGGTATCATTGAATTTATTTACAGTATTATAGACTTTATTGATTGCACGTACAATCCTTTTTCTTATATTCAAATTTTTACTATCTGGTTCGTGTATATTATCACCTCCTTCGTATTCATCACTTGTAAAATCTTCCACGGTTTTACCAAACAACAATTGCTTCCAATAATGCATACTTAAAAAAGGAATACTTGTGCTATGTTTGGATTCACCGGGTGTATCCTTTGACGGTTCGTTCTCTGGAATATTTGTATTTGTATTTGTTAATATATCAAATTCTGGGATGCCACTTATATTTTGCTTTTCTTTCTTTTTCTTAATTTTTTTTATTTTATTGTTCATGTATGCAGATTGGAAGTCATCTACTTGCTCGTCGTTAATACTACTAAATGACTCTGTTATATTATATTTTATATTGGGCGTTACGCCTTTTTCCTTATTATCCGTCATATATATAATAATAATTATATATATATTGCTATTTTTTTACAAAACTACAGACACAAATAAATAAAAGTTGGTCTACTATCGAGAATATAACATTCCGCAATTACCACTTATAAATGATAATACATTATATCGCTCCTCAAAAAGAGTAAGATTGTAATTATACTCAAATAGGCGCCAGTTTGATTTACGAACTCCAATCGCTTCTCCCGTTTCTGCATCACATACGATATCAAATTGTGAATTTATATTATCAATCGTAGGTGAATACGTGTTTAATTCTAATTCAATCGTTTTAAATTTGCTTAGGTTGATTGCACCAGAAGGTTGGTATTTAAATGGACTGGTATTTAATGAATAATTGTAACAATATAAACCTTCTGTTGCGGAACCTGCTGTACGAGTATATTTTTCTATATAATCATATACACCTCGTGTCATCAGGTTTTCGCGATATTCCCCGTTTAATAATATGCCCAACGTTTCTAATATTTCTTTACGATTTTCATTGTGATATGTACCCGTAATCGTAATGCCACTATTAGTAAGCTCTGTCGTATTCGGGTGAACGGCCATACCGTAAGATAAATCAAATTCCATTCCTAAAAGAGGGGCAAGTGGCGCTAATACGATATTTGATGGCAATCTATCATATGGCCAATTTGTATAATTGCTCCACTCATTTCGCAGATTGACGTCATTTCTTTGCATAAACCACATCCAGCTTGCAATCATACCATTTGAATTCACTTTTATTCGTTTTGAACCGGTAACATTTTCATATTTATGTTCGAAAACATCTTTAATCAAATAAACATGATCCTCGGCTGCAAACACTTGTGTTTCTTCTTTTGATAAAAAACAATAGGTTGCTAATAAATGAATATCCGCATTCCATGTTAAAAATCGATTTTCATAATCATCTGTTTTTAGAAATCCAGTCGGGGGTGTTTGCAAAAATCGATACATTTGAAATCGATTCTCATTGAAGTCTGGCTGTATGTATGGATGATTATATTCAATATCAAATATATCTCGTACTTGAAACAGTTCTTGTATTGGCCGCATTGTAATAGAAATCATTAGTTCGCTATATTGTAATGCGACTAATGGGAATGCACATGAACTATTTAATGTAAACCATGTATTAATTGGTATATATAAATTACGTCCGCGAATAGATGGTTCTGCACCTACCGTTTCTGGTGTAAATGATGCGGACGGATATGAATTGGTACGTCCGTATGCCACGGATGGATTATTTAATTCTGTAATATTTCCAGTCATTTTATAAAATAAATCCTTTTTTTCAGCGTTAAAATCGCGGTCGACCATGGCCGCCATATATTCACCCGAATATCGCTGTAAGGTTAATGAACCACAAGTAATTAATATTTCTTTAATCATATGTGTTCCAATGTTCCTTATCCATTTAAACTCGTATGGTACCCATTGAAAACCAGTATCCGCAGTCGGTGGATAGACAGGACTCCATATATCTGGCAAAGTAACCACTACATAGGTATCCATTAGTAGGTCTGCATAACGTGGAATTTTAAACGTAAATGTGGACGGTTCGCTTGGGCGCAAATCTCGCAGCCCGTCATAATCTATGCGAAATTTCTGTAAACCAAAATTACTATATTTTACATATGTGGCTTTGAAAAAAGTCTTACTTGGGTTACCTGATAAAAATACATTATTTGCACCAACCGCAACTATATTTAGTAATCCTCCTGCCATTATATTAATTATATATTATAATTCTATTATATTTGTTTATATATATAATAGAATTATCATAGAATGCAACCTAAAAATTGGCATACTGTGTTAAGTATTATCGCTATATTGCTTGTTTTATATATTTTATATGGTTTAATCTATAAAAAACGACTGTTTAACTTGATGCAATCGAACGACGTTGAAAATTTTAGTTTGTCACTATCTGGAGATGCAAAAACAGAGGTCGAGAAAGTAGTATCTAAATATAACAAGTTTAATAATATACAGAGTATAAAGGAAAAATTTACAAATATGCCCTTACATGAATACTGTATTAAAGCGTCTTATAATACAGCATGTAGTGGAAATTATGTGAGTGTTCAAATGATAGAAGAGGTGTTGAAACGTGGATGTAGATTTCTAGATTTCGAAGTATTTTATATAAAAGAAGGCAACTTATATATGCCAAAAGTGGCGGTGTCATCAGATGTCAATTACGCGGTAATTGATACCAAAAATAGTATAAAATTAGATGAAGTGTTGTCTACGGTTGCGACAAATGCCTTTTCGCAAACATCACCTAATAATACAGACCCTATTTTTGTCAACTTGCGAATAAAATCAAGGGACTCAAACATATATCAAGCGGTAGCTAAGTCAATCGATGCAAATCTTAAATCAGTGGCTTATTCTGGTCGAATTACAGAATCTACACGATTATCCGACATTATGCGAAAGGTGGTAGTCGTAGTTGATAAAACAACTGTTCCTGATTATAAAAAATATGCCGAATGTAAATCAGGCACCACATCGTGTTTTAGTATAAATAACTACACCAATCTTGAAAGTGGAAGTGAATATTTAAATTTGTATCATTATACCGATTTGTTAAATCATGCAAACACCGCGGTTTTATTAAAAGACGATAATGTGCGTACTACCGCAGAAAATATGAAAATGGCTATTCCGGATAAATCTGTGAATAACGCAAATCCAGTGTTTAAAGAGTTTGTGGTTAAACATGGTTGTCAAAATGTATTGTACCAGTTCCATATTGTCGATAAAAACTTGGTCAATTATGAAGAATTCTTTAATGATACCATGGGCGGGATTATTCCTTTATCGGTAGCCTTGCCTTATTTCATTAAAAAGAAATAATGAATATTACAAATATTTAGATACCGGATGTTGCAAATATTTAGATATATAATATTATTTCTAATGATATTATAATAGAAATAATATGGTAAAAACCCAAAAGAAACGTAAATACAAGAATAAATTGTGTGAAAATAAAATGACCTTTGAAGAATGCGAATTGGCTATACTAAGACACGCTGTTGATGAAAGTGAAAATTTACAAGGTCAACAGAAAGTAAACAATAAAGAGATTCAAAAAATGTTGCAAATCGTTGAAGATTTTATCGTCAAAAAGAAATTAGTTTGTTATGGCGGAACTGCAATTAATAACATATTACCCAAATATGCCCAATTTTACAATCGTGATATTGAAATTCCAGATTATGATTTCTTCTCTTCAAACGCATTAGATGATGCAAAGGAATTAGCGGATATATATTATAAAGAGGGATACACTGACGTAGAAGCAAAATCCGGTATGCACTATGGTACATTTAAAGTGTTCGTGAACTTCGTACCCATTGCTGATATTACTTATTTGCATCCTGAAATATACAAATCTATATCTACTCATGCCATACAAATTGCAGGTATACGCTATGCTCCACCAGATTATTTACGTATGGCGATGTATTTAGAGTTATCCAGACCAGCTGGAGATATTTCCAGATGGGAAAAGGTAATGAAACGATTAACAACATTAAACAAATTTTATCCCATGAAACTAGAAAACAATTGCAACACGGTCGATTTTTCTAAAAAGGTCGATTTACATATGGAAAAGGAAGAACGGTTACATTTGTTAATGCGTGATAGTTTTATCGATAATGGTTCTGTATTTTTCGGTGGTTATTCTACACATTTATATTCACAATATATGCCTGAAAATAAAAAGAATCTAGTGAATGCCATTCCCGATTTTGACATTCTATCTGAAGACCCAGACAAATGCGCAATAATCGTAAAAGAACGCCTTAAAGCCGAACATTTTAAACATATTAAAATAATCAAGCATGCTGCCATTGGTGAAATCATACCGAGACATATTGAAATTAAGGTAGGTAAACACAGTATGGCCTACATATACGAGCCAGTCGCATGTCATAGTTATAATAAAATCGAACTCGACGGTAAAGAAGTGAATGTAGCAACGATTGATACCATTCTAGCATTCTATTTAAGCTTTCTATATGCAAATATGCCACATTACGATAAAGACCGACTCATATGTATTGCCATGTTTTTGTTTCAAATTGAGGAACATAATCGATTGGAACAACGTGGTATATTAAAACGCTTTAGTATCAATTGTTATGGCAAACAGCTTACCCTTGAAGATATTCGTTCCAAGAAAGCAGCAAAATACAAAGAACTCCATAACAACCAAAATAGTAAAGAATATCAAATGTGGTTTTTAAAATATGTACCAGGAGACATAGAATCCAACAAATTACGAAAACCATCGTCTGCTACAAAAACACGTAAGCGACGTAATAGTAGTGCCACATCTACTACAAATACAAATACAAGCAAATCCGCTAAAGACAACCGTGAAAATCCTCTACTCGCATTTTTGCGAAAACAAAAGGCGTAAATCGTCCATAATATTTGTTATATTTCACTAATAAATGTTGTAAACTTATGTACAAAATAATACGTTAATCCAAATAAAATGCTTTTAAATATTAATCCACTCATGTTAAAGTTACCATCTGCATCATACAATAATAAAAATGACATTTTTTTGAAAATGAGGGTGTTAATTACCGGCAGTTGGAACATAAAAAATAATACCGCAATGAAAAGTGGAACTTGTATGTCATTTAAAATAGAATCCCAATGGTTTTGTTGTCGTATTTTTTGCTCATATTCTTTTAAATTTTGTTCAGTCATATCATAGTGGTCTTTCACATAATCTCGCACTATGTTTTGCTTTGGAATATAATTAGGTTGAATCGTTTCGTCATTTGCATATTGAATTGTGTTCTTAGGAATATCACGAGAAGGCAAACGTTGTTGTTCCATATTTTGAAATACTTCCATAGATGGTTCATGCATTTGTTGCATATGTTCATTATATCCACGTTGTTGATTCGTATTTTGTGTAGTTGATGGCATTTCCATGATTGGATTGTTTGCCGATACACCGTATGGGTTGGGATGAACATTAATCGGTGTATAATTAGTCGGCACATCTCCATCAATCTTGCTTGATTTAGAGTTAGAAATACTAATGGTGGTCGGGGGTATTGCACTTGCAAAAGAACTGGTCGACTGTCTTGCGTTACCATCCAGCGGTAAATCCGCTATGCGCGTAGTATTTTCCATAAACTATACAATATTAACCAGACCAAATATTGTATAGTTTAACGAATAGTATAAATTTTCTCACTAAATAAATGAATATCAGTTGATATTTATTCAGTTTCCTTAGACTTGTCCATTAAATCAACCTGACGCTTAGTAGTATCACACTTGTCCGTCTTGGTTGAATACTTGTAACATTTATCGCCGTGTTTGTATGTCTTACCTTCTAAATCGCTAATAATGGGACCATTAAATTGAATACAATTCTTATCTGTACACACTTTACGAAATAATGTAGCTAGGCCTAATCCTAATAGAATGGAAATAAAAATGCGTCCAATGTCTGTATACAATAATCGTTTAAAGTTCATAGTATATATTATACAGTGGAAAATATATACTTACTAGATTTTTGAAGGGGGGAAGTATGATTAAATAACTCTATTGTTGTACTGGTATCTTGGATATCTCACTTGCGTTTGTTGGACAAGTAACTTCTTCCTGTGTAAATGAAAAACAAGTACCGGTTTTGTCTTTATATTGCAATATACTTACATTTTCAGGGGTTGGATATACATAAATGGTACGAAGGTCAGGCATTGTTATATATACAGCAAAAAGTCCAATCACTAAACTAAGTAAAAAGAAACGAGCGTCTATAAATTTCAACATGAATACTGTTGGTTTGTATATTATAATACTAGATAAATTTACTTCAAAATATCATCTATGCCTTCTTCTTCTTTTTCTTGTTCACTTTCTTTTCTGTTGAAATACTTTGTTTTGCCTTATCTTCCTCATCTAACATTTTAATTAAATCTGGGTGAATAAAAGACTTTTCTTGGTGTTCTTCGCCGTTTAATTTAAACACAAGGTGATTCGGGTCGTCGGTGGCAGTAACAGAATATTTTTGTTGTAATGCCAATTGTTCTCTTTTGCGCTGCATCATTTTTTCAAATTCATCTTGTTTTTCTTTCTTTAGTTTTTCTCGTTTTTGTTCCGCGCGGTCTTTCACCTTTGTTTTATTCTCCTCCTGTTTCATCATGCGGTCAAGTGCACCTTGGTTAAATTTCATGTTCTTACCCAGACCGCCCATGCTTTTAGCCATATTTTGAAACATTTCTTTAAAATTTTCACTGCCACCCATTTCTTTCATTTTATTCATCATATCACTGGCTTCTCTCATAATTTCATCTTTGGATATGGAACCATTCTTCATTTTTTCATCTAACTTGGAACTCACTGTTTTCAATAAGCTAGAAATCTTTGTAGGATTCTTCATTAGCTTCTTTATAATATCTTGCGGATTGGCATTGGTATCACCCATATCACCTAATACATCTTTAAATTCATCTGCGATTTCTTCTGCCATTTCTTTGGCCAATGAACCAATTTTTCCTTCAAACAATGTTTTCAATGTATTCTGCAAGTTGTTCAAATCAGGCATACCCTCCATGTTTGGCATATTTCTAAACATATTTTCAAATTGTGGCTCGCCGGATTCCGTAGAAGAAGTCGGTTCCGTTGTGTCAGCTTCATTTGTTGACATTTTTTCAAAAAATCCAGTAAGGTTCATCATGGTTTCGTTTAACTTTTCTTGCAAATCTTTCTCGTCGATTCCAGCAAATAACTTTGCTGTTTCTCCAAAATTAGATCTATCATTCGCAGAACCAACCACAGTAAATAACATGAGTTGCAAATATTTCCAAATAATCTTTTTGCTATTTTCACTTAAACCATCGCTGTTAAATATCAATCGAAAACTCATGTTCGGGAAAAAATACACATCTGCATCACTGTCTTCTTTAAATATATCTTCATTTTGATACAATATATCAAAAAAACGGACAGGATAAATCTTAGAACAAAATGTAAATAACGTTTCTAATTGTTCATCGGTTGTATCTTCATTACCCCATTTATCCCACATATGCGACCATTCCGGAAAGGATGTGGATAAGTCACGGGTAAAATCTCCAACCAAGGAACGAAAATTTGATGGAACGGTTGTATTTGTCGACGACATTTTATACTATATTATAAACTTTATTTATATACTTTTTGTGAATCTATACAATTATTTACCAATGATTCTATTTGTTAAACTATTCGTCGTATGATTGAATCGATGTGGTTGTACGTCGAATACTTGGTGTACTATAGCTAGAATATTCATTATCAGTTATCCCACTTGTATTAGAACTAGATTCATGTAAATTCAATCTATTAGGACCGGGGTTTAACCAATCATTTCGAGGTGACCCGTTATAGAATCTACGCATCACCGGTGTGGGTGGAACATCTATTCCATTATTTAATGTATGCATATGTAGTTGATTATTTCCAGGCGTATAAGCATGTTGATTTCCTTGTGATGTATGCCTTCCGTAAATATATATGACTCCATTATCTGTGCCAATATTCCAATAGGCAAGATATAAATCATTTAATAACTGTTTCATGATACCATCTGTTTGCATATTATGTTCATTTATAAACGCATGTAATTTTTTATATAAGTCTTTTATACGTCGCTTTGTATTCTGCAATATATCAAAATGTGTAAACCGGTCAATTAGCTTTGCTTCATATAATACTTCTAATATACACTGTCGAAATGCAAATTTAACAATATCTATATCATGCATTATATTACCATCATTATCAATTAGGTCCGGTAATAGTAATATGGTTTCATCAAAATGCTCCATATATGATTTATTATTTTCTAGTTCAATTTCACGATATGCTTCTATATGTGCTTTAATGATATCCGGTGTATTGGTTTTGACATGGTAATACTTTTTCATTTCACCTACAATAATGTTTTCTGTGATACATGTTTTCCATTTATTATCTAACCAATCGTAAATAAACCCATTTTCGATGTGTATTCGCGCATTTTGCAAAGAAGGATATAATACTTTATGGAGGGATTCGCCATATACGACAGAAGCATGTTCAATATTGTCAATAAAATGATATTCACTATTCGCAATATTACTAATGTCACATAATAACTTGGCATTATGGTCAATACCAAAACCAATATTAATGGTCATATAATCAGGTGATATACATTTCAATAATTCACTTGATGTAGTTGCGCCACTTGTAGGTTCACCATCTGTCATGAAAATATGTACACATGAAAATGTGGAATGGTTGTTTGCGTATTCGGTAATACTATCTTTGGCCGATTTTAAAGCTAATTCAATATTCGTACTTCCATCTGCTTCAATCGTGTTTAATTTCTGTATCAAATCACTCTGTGTTTGTACAGAAACTTTTGTCGGTGGAATCATTGTAACAACACTTTCGTTGAATGTATTTATTTGAATATACACATCTACATCTAATGACGATAAATATTTCACGATACTTTTGAGGGTTTGGATTGCGTATTGAATTTTTGTTGTTGAATGAGTAACATATTCACTCATGGAGCCAGTCGTGTCTAAGGTAAACAATATAAACAGCGGACGTTTTGTTATATTTACTGGGTTCATTTCAAGAACCAATATACCAAATGTTTCATCTTCAGTATCAATTGGATGAATTGGCAAAGAAGGGTGTGTATTTAATTGTATATATGTATTTTTGAAAGGCATATTATATATTATGACTATTTCGATTGTTTTTATATTGCATTTAAAGTTAATGTGTTTTTCAATTTTATACCCTTGAATCTTATTTACTAATCTGCATGTTTACAAAGGGTTTGTAAAAAATTGACAAATAAAGTTATGCTATGTTGTAAATATTCAAATTAAGCATTGCTTTAATCAATATAATGTCATTACATATTTATATTCCTCGTATTTTAGGTTCAGTGCATAAGAAAACCATATATGATGCATTTTCACGTATGGGAATTGGTGAAGTAACTGAGTTAGACATGGTTTACAAAATCAACGAAAACCGGAATGCATATTATTTTGCATTTATTCAAATCAAACCGTATAATACATCACAGTCTATTCGATTTCAAACAAATCTTAAAACCAAACAAGGATTTCGTCTGTTATATGATGAAGAAGCGGGTCAATATTGGGAAATCAAAAACTACGTTACGCGAATAAATAGAACACCATCAAAACAAACAAATAAAAACATCGATAATCCACCAGATACCATTATTGTCGTCAATGGTTATAATCAAGAAAATATTAAACCGATTAGTCTTTCACAAGATTCTTTGCTGCCTACCACTCTAACTCAAACAACACCAGATTGTAGTCCTATTGCGCCAATGGTTAGCTCGATTACTACCCTATTTAATCAATATGTATCGCCGTTTACTACACAAGATAGGTTGAATTTAGTACGAGAATACGAAGAGCTAGAACGAGAAATTTATGTTGAAATATCTACTATTTAGTAGACGTCGTTGTTTGTTAAAAAAATACAACTTGTATGTTTGTATTTTTTACTGTATAATTATATAACTCTATTTTATAACAATGTCAACTACCTATATATTTCAAAATGAAAAGCTAAAGAATAGTTTCAAAAATATCATATCTATCAAACGAGAAATAGGTAATACAAAAAATAGTGTGGCGACGAAGCTAAGTGAGTTGAAAAAACTACACGGTGAAATGATTCGTGATAATAATAAACAGATTTTTCTCTTTTGTTTAGACTCGTTCTATTATCAATACAAGATTTTTGCAATGGAGTTTGAACACATCAAGAAACTACGTGCTATTTTAAACAATCGTATGTATTGCGATTATTATAAACTACATAATATGATTGTAAAATTTTGTAAAGAACACGTGGATGAGAGCGCATTGAACATACATACCTTTCCTGTATATAAAGATTTGGAACCATTTCAAGAGTATCGCATAGAAGATATTACGTTGTTACATGAAAGTATTTTAAATTTAATCAATGCATTGTATTTAGAAACAGTTAACAAAGAGGATGCGATTTTGCATTATAACGATAACCATAAAGTTGGGTTCTCGATATCTAACTTCTTAAACACGTTGTCTCATGAGAACCGTGTGTTACAAGACCAAATTACGTTATTTATTAACTATATATCGTTTTTTCATATATCGCAGCAAAAACAATTGAAAAAGTTGCATCATCGCATTAGTGATTTCTATAAAGAAGTGGATGACAACATCAATATGAATTACACGTTCTCGATAGATGATATTAAAGATGAAGAAACCCTGGAAAATTTGGAAGAAAATACGGATGATTCTATAAAAGAACCGGTTACAGACCCTATTCCTGAAAATAACACCAATACCCCGACCGCAGTAGACGTAACCGATTCATCCACCATTTCTCCTCCCAAACTAGAAGCAAGTCCTGCGTTACAAACAAATATTAAAGATTTACCGAAGTTCAAGTCATTATCCATAATAAATCCAAATGAACAGAATTAACAAATTGGGTGTGTGTTCATTTAGCTAGTTCTCTACGATTGGCGTTTTTTTATAATTATATTATATTAGTACGTTCCTAACATAATATGCCATTCGATGACAATTCGATAGAGAAAAACCCTCCTCCATCACCGATAACTTGCGACGAAATTGATACTATTAATACTGATATAAATACAAATAAGAATATTAATAAAACGACAGACTTATCGAGATTAAAACGTATAGAATGGTCACCTGAAAATGAGGTTATTATGGTAGAATGGTGTGATATAGCACAATGTTACAAGTGGTTAAACACTCGGTCCCATGCAAAGTATTCGTATTTACATGCATGGTTTACTATACCAGCTATCATTTTTTCGACATTAAGTGGTACGGCTTCATTCGCACAGGATAGTTTGCCTTTATCTGCTCGTGTATATGCACCTTCTGTAATCGGTAGTATTAATATTATGATTGGTATACTCACCACGATTCAACAGTATTTGAAAATATCCGAATTAAACGAGGCACACCGCGTAGCTGCCATATCATGGGACAAATTTGCACGTAACATTCGCATTGAACTATCAAAAAAACCGGCTGAGCGTAGTGATGCGGGTACATTTATTAAACATTGTCGAAGTGAATTTGACCGACTTATGGAAACAACTCCGGATATTAAAGAACAAGTTATTAGTGATTTTAAATCGAAATTTGCGGGTAAAGAAGGTAGTAATGCCAGACGTATATATGACCAGTTAAAGAAACCAGATATATGCGATACTATTATTAGTGCAAATGAAACTCGACATAAATGGTATTTAGAGATTGAGAATACTGCGGATGAAATGAACAATGATTTAACGGATGCGGCCATGCAACAAAAGAATGCTGTAATACTTGAACAACGAAGATTATTAGAACAACGCGAACGCGAATTAAACGATAAGGATGAATTTGAAAAGAAAAGCGTAAGAATTCAAATTGACAACATGAAAAACAAACAAGAAAAACAAGAAGAGCGTAACAAGTACATTAATGACAGAGTAAAACATATACAATTGTATGTGAACAATTTTGCCAGTGTATATGAAAGAAAGCCTCTTCGTGAAGAAATTATAGATAATTTGTCGAATGAAATAGAGAGTGATGTGTTTGACGTGTTTTTTGCGACATATAACAGTGTAGATAATGTATAATGAATCAAATATATTTGAAACTTGTTTTTTGTGTCATAAATTATATATACCATGTTCAAAAACAAATATAAAATAGAATGGAAAGAAAATTTTAATGAAACGTTGAAATTGTATCAACATTTATTGTACTATTTAGGTAGGATACTAGCTGTATTTATTTTTGGACCCTTTCTAATATATCGTGGAAAAAAATATAATGATTTTTACTTAACAATATTTGGTGTATTATTAATGTTATGGGATGGTTCAAAGCTTATTATTCAGGCTTATTATGATGACTATTCGTATTAATTGTTATACTATACTTATAGATGACCATTTACATAATTTGCAAGAGTAAAAACATGAAGTCGATTACAAAACATATAAAGAACTTATTGAACTCTAACTCAGTTTGAGTTCAATCACAAACCATTACTGTGTAAAAAAATAATTATTTACTGAATAAGAAAAATAGAAAAATAGAAAAATATTTGCATGGAATGACTCGATAATACTCTATATTTCGATAAACATATCCGTTGAATATGTACCATAATATGTTTTGTCCATGTCTTTAAATATAAAAACTACGTTTTCGTCTAATTCTAATAACTCTTCTGCCTCGGTTTCACTTTCTTCAGGTTCACTTTCATCCTCAGTTTCACTTTCATCCTCAGTTTCACTTTCATCCTCAGTTTCACTTTCATCCTCAGTTTCACTTTCATCCTCAGTTTCACTTTCCTCTTCATCCTCGGTTTCCTTTTCCTCCGTTTCATCGTCGGTTTCACTTTCCTCTTCATCCTCGGTTTCCTTTTCCTCATCTTCCTTTTCCTCCGTTTCATCGTCAGCTTCAGCTTCCTTTTCCTCATCTTCCTTTTCCTCATCTTCATCGTCAGCTTCAGTTTCCTTTTCCTCATCTTCATCGTCAGCTTCATCTTCCTTTTCCTCATCTTCCTTTTCCTCATCTTCATCGTCAGCTTCATCTTCCTTTTCCTCATCTTCATCCTCATCTTCATCTTCATCCTCATCTTCATCTTCATCTTCATCTTCATCTTCGTCTTCCTTTTCTTCGGTTTTGGTTTCAGCTTCCTTTTCTTCGGCCGCCTGGTTCTCAGTCTCCGCTTCGATGACTTTACCGTTCATGGTATTATCATAAAACAATGCAAATCGTCGAATATGTTTATATTCACCTGTCAAAGGAAGCTTAGAAAACATATACATGTTATCGTATCTATCGTGATGAACCATCGGTATGGTTAGTAATAACTCATTATATCCGTCACTATCATCCGCATCACTATAATATTCATTTACATACTTTCCATGCTCATCTTTCTTGCATAAATACGATACAATAGGACACAATATCGGTTCTCCCTTTAATGAATTTAATGTTTTAGTGAACGCATTATTGTTAAATATGCGCAATACGTCCGGTTCGATTTCAATATCATTAATACGTCCAACATTTAATTCGTCTACAACTGCATAAAGAAAATCCCCATGTTTAAACTTATCACTGTGTAACTGTATATTTATACCGGTACAATCAAAAAATACATACAAATGGCTGTCATCATTTTCATCTTCCAAAAACCCTCTATATCTTGAATGCAAATCAACGTCTTGCATAGATATATGTTGATTAAATAACTCTATGCATTGTCTTAAAAATTCGTTATCAATAAAACTATCATTCACCGAATGTTCATCACCAGATTCATCGTCACTATGAATCGAATCATTTGATTCCTTTTGTGACAAATCATGTATTTTCTGCATGTCTAGATTCATCAACGGAAATGTATAACGATTTTCATTTCGACTAAACATAAATTGTAAAAAAGGTAGGTGTAAATCAGTATTTACCGAAAATAAACATAAATGAATCGTATACGGCCGATTAAGGTTTCGTGTAAATAACATTAAATTGTTTGACAATATGACGTCATCTAAATATTTGTATTCTGCATTGGTTATATTTGCATTTGTATACGTCATATCGCGCATAGATGGTGCCTTAGATGGTAAAAATGGGTCATCATTTGTATCTATCGTTATATTATTTACTACTTCTTTATTTAAAAAGTGTTTTTCTATATACGCGAGTTGTTCCGCCTCCGTGAGAGATATCATATATACAAATAGTCCTAAAAAAGAGCAGACAATAAATCGCAAATTCATTTAATAATATAGAAACCAACATAAAGGGTATAGACTATGAATATACAAGACAAACACACTTTGTTATTTCTCCCCAGTCTTACTAAACATGGATGAAGATGATTATTCAGCTCAACACTATGGAAGCGAACCTAGTGAAACACACAATGACTCCTATGTATATAACGAGTCTAGTGTGGATGATGATACTATGTTTTCGGAAGTAAAGGGAAAACGAAAACGAATGGACGAATATCTTAACAGCGACCCTTCGCATAAGATTATTGGTAAAAAGCAAGACAGATTAGAATATTACGCAAGCTGCCGTATTCCTGGTATGCCGATTCGTAATGCAGTAACTGGAATTCGTGAATCTAATATGCCGATTGGTAGTATTTCAGCGGAAGCACAATTCTTCAAGGTTTGTTATGCAGCGAACTATAGTACAGACACCCCAGATACACTATATTACGATAGTCCAGAGCAATTTGAACGACATGTAAAGTGCACCGTAAATAGCGAAACGAAACAAAAATGGAAGCGTAATTATGACTATTATACGATTCGTTATAATGAACAGTAATCTTGGTACGCTGAACAAATAAAAATATCATAATAATATAACTTTAGTATGAAACAAGAATATATTCCTTTATTATCCTATGTATTTATTGGAGTAACTTCACTGGTATTAACGTATGTAACTATTGCAGACACAACGAATGAAGTCATTACAAAACCGGAACCAGTACCAGTACCCGTACCAGTACAGGAGCCAACTGTTGCACCATCTGCACCGACAGAAGAAACAGATAACGCCGAAAAAACATCGATGGTAGAAAATATGAAACAAACTTTCAACGAATCACTTGAAAAAATTAAATCGATGAACCCGTTTTCTTCTGCCAGTCCAGCTGAGACTACCGCTGAAGTAGTAAATAATTCCTCGGCTAACCAAAATACAATACCAGTCGCAGTACCCGTTTCTGAAACAAAAATGTCTGGTGGGAATAAAAGTACAAAAAATACAAAAAGTATAAAAAGAAAGAAAAAAGGACAAAAAAAGACTCGTAGAACTCGTAGTTAAAAATTGAAAACATTATATGTTATTTACTACTAACATATAATTTACAATGTTATGGAAATGTGTACCAAGTACATTTTCGGCTGCATTAGATACCACATTTACCCAACATAGGCATTATGATTACGTATACATGTCAATTGGTTCAAAATTTAATCAACAAGACGCGTTTTTCCATTCAGTGAATTTCCCTTTAGCAAAACGAGTGGATACAAATGCTTTGTTGCAAATGGTACCCATGTTTATACGTACGAAACCATCTAACCAACGAACTTTAGTCATTTCTGTGGATACCTATCGAAACGGAGATGATATTCTAATGAACCAACGACAAATACAATCCGTGCTTACTGAAAATATAGATTGTATTATGGTAGACATGTTTTGTACAAGTGAAACCTTGCGCGAGTTGTGTTCGACATTATTTACAAAAATGATAATACATGATATCCAGGAAAACAATGTGATGGTATGTAACTTCGTAAAGTTTATGAATACTCCCAATGAGATTGAAATGAAATCTGAAACGGTGATTCCAGCTGCCATCCAAACTACTTTACAACAACCAGAATTTAAAAAATACGTGAACTGTTATGCGGAATGGTATGGGTATATATACGGATTATATAACTGTATATATACTGTATCGCCGTTTAAAAATGATTTATATTTCAAAAAACGAATGACTGATATGGAAACATATATTACACATTTAACATCCTTACCATTAAAAACGCATTTGCGTCGAAATATAAAGTTGAGCAAACTGTTAATGAATACATATGATATTTCATCGTATCATGATGAAACCTATACTATGTCCATTGCACCCTCGCTTAGCTATATTTACAATATCGACTGGCCGGATGCTTAGTCAAGAGTTTCTAGACATCGCTTAAAAAACAAATGTAATTCGTGCTTGTCGGCACCAACAATGACGTCGTCGGGTACATAATGAGTATTGCCTTTATAATAACATAAAATCGTAGGAATTCCTTTTGTTATTTTTTTACTTTTCATGAACGCGTATAAATCGAATGTTTTGTCGACATCAATAATCGCACATTGTACTGTATCTGGCATTGAATTAAAATATCGATGAACATCTTCTTCAATTAGTTTACATGGGCCGCACCAATCTGCTCCAAATTTGACAATAATTAGTCCAGGGTTATTATTTAGAGAAGCGAAGAATTCATTTCGATTCGCATAGTGTGTAATAATTGGTAGAACCATTATATACTATATACGGTATATTTTATGTATTTTATGAAATAAAATATAAAAATTATCAAAATAGTATAATAAACATCCAACCACGTTTGTTAATATGTCACAAAAACAATATAACTTAGATATTCACATGTACAGTTTGCAAGACCTGCTCGGTCTATTTGATTTGACTTATTCAATTACTTTGGAAGATATGAAACGTGCCAAGAAGAAAGTTCTCATGACTCATCCGGATAAATCGAAATTAGCCCCTGAGTATTTTTTATTTTACAAGAAAGCCTTTGATATAATTGTTAAATTTTACGAAAATCAAAATAAACAGAATCAACAAGTTACCACTGAAAAACGCGTATATGATGCAAACCATTCATCTACAAATACGGAAACGATTCGCACCGTAAGTAAAAATATACAATCGATGGATAAACAACAATTCAATGATACATTTAATAAATTATTTGATAAAAACATGGCAAGTAAAATAAATCCAGACAAGAATCAGTGGTTTACTAGTGAAGATGCCATACATGATAATCAGGAAAAGGTCAGCTCGCAAAATATGGGACAAGTGTTTGATAAAATAAAAGATACCCAACGTGGGCTTATTAAATACAAAGGGATTGAGAACCTATATATGAAAAGTGATTTTGGAAATTCTATATATGACGACGAAAATGATGATATGTATGTATGCAGTGACCCTTTTAGTAAATTAAAATTCGATGATTTACGAAAAGTGCACAAAGACCAAACCGTCTTTGCAGTGAGCGAAAAGGATATTCATAACGTCCAGCAATATTCTTCTGTAGACCATATTATACAAGAGCGCGGGAGACAAACGTTAACGCCGTTAGAAAAACAAGAAGCCGAACATATATTGGCACACCAAAATAAAGTCTATCGAGAACAAATGATGCACAAAGAATATGCAGACAAGTTAAAAACAATGCAATATGAAGAAAAGAACAAAAACGTTTTGGCCACATTTATGCGTATAAAAAACTAACATAATCTTGTGGAATATGATACGTATTAGGTGAATGACATTGGTTTTGTTGGGGGTTTTACATTCAGCCACGGTTTATCTAAATCCAATATAATTTTGCTATAGGCAGTTTCCATATTTTCAATGTCACTATAATTATCATATTGTGTGACAGTTAATGGTGTAATAATATACCAGTAATCTTGCATTTGTAATCGTTGCCAATACTTATCAATCGCGTATTCAAATTTATTGGTTGGCTCTTGAATTAACTTGCTAAGTCCTTCCCTAAAATTTGTAATCAACCTGTCGTAATATTCTTGTTTAACGACATAACCAGTGGTTGTTTGACAATAAAATACACGAGATGCATAGTCATATAATTTTTGGTATGGTGGGCGATTATTTCCGGAAATAAGCAAAACGTCCCAATTAATTTGATTGTTCTTAACGAAATTTTCGAGGCTTGATTTAAATACGTTTGGATTCGTAAATGTAATATCATCTTCACATATAAAAACATGCTTGTAGTTTCTAGATTTCGCTAGTTCGAGGCATTTTATATGACTCATTGTACAACCAATCGCTGGATTTTTTGGTTGAATACCTTGAACTCGCTCGCCAGTAATACCCATTTTTTCAAATTCTAGTGTAATGTGTTCAAGACGGTCAGTACGATGTGGTAAGTTAATAAATAATGTGTGTTCAAATAATTCCATAGTAATTTATTCTAATAAACAATATTGTTGTATTGTATTTATTATGATTTAGGAATAAATCATAAATCATAAATCATAAATCATAAATCTAAAATTTACACCTTTGAACAAATAAAACCGCACAAAGCGCGGTTCAAGTTCAAAGGAAACGTTGCCGATAAATCAATTAAGACGCACACTCTGTGTGCGAACTTAAATGTTCATCGGTGTATATGTTTTGTTCTATTTTACTTATGATATCACTCACTGTGCTTTGTATATCATGCTCGCTGGATGTAGTATTTCTTAACAACAACACATTATATTTTTCAAGTAGTTCTTGATAGCATAGGTTTAAATCCGCTATGCCGGTTTGAGAAGCTTCAACACTGGTTTTTAATGTCACTAACTCGGCTGTTAATGTTTCTATGGTCGTACGTAACTTCTGCATTTCATTATTGTCTTTCACCATATGATTAAGATTCGCAACCGGGGTCTCTTCTACAATCGCCATTTCAATAGGATGCGTTGGTTTACTAGTAGGTGGCGGTATCAAACTCCTTTCATATGCACGTTGTTCCATTTGAATTTTAATTAGTTCATCCATATTTTGTATTACACCGTCTTCCGCTTTTTCTGTAAAATCGACATTTTCTGGCACCGTCTTTTTTTTTAGATTTTCATATTCTATTTGTCGTTGTTCGAACTCTTTTGCATATACTTCTTGTCGTGTATCCGCTACAATAGGTGGTGTGGTTATTGAATATGAATTTACAGGTTGATAAGAAGGTGTCTTATTATCCGGAGAAGACGTTTTTGCGACCGGTTGATTCATTTGTTCGCGCACATTTTGAATCATATATGAAATAGTCTCTTTATTTACATTATTTAAATCATTCACTGTTAAATGACGATTCTTATACTTGTCATAAAACGTCCGGATAATCATTTTAAACCATTCATTCTTTTTTTCGGCGTTATACGGCGCAAAAAAATCTCGAATATATATGTTCTTACTAATCACGTTCCATAATAATTCTTGGTTCTCTGGTAATACGTATAATGACATGTTGTATATAAATATGTCATTATATCTATATTGTTAGCCGATTAATGTTTTTTATCTTTTCTGGTTCTTCTTTTATCACGTCGAGCTGTATATCGTCGTCGGTGTTTACGCTTTTGCGAGATTTTTACACGTGATTTTTGTTTTTTACCGCCTTTTTTGGGTGAAGGTACCGCACCGGCTGGAATGGGATTCTGCGATAATATTTTATCATAGGAACGAAAAAAATTTGTAATATCTGCTTTACGCGCATTTTTTGGCAAATTGCTATTTTCAATATATCCAACTAAATGTCTTAAGAAATAATTTACTTCATCGTTAGACGAAAACGGGTATTCTTCATTGAGAACCTTGACTTTATAATCGTAAATATGATATCCTTTACTATTTGGATTCTTATCTGCATATACTTGCATAACTAAGTTCATCCCCTTTTTTGTCGTCTTATCCGGAGTAGCCGAAGGTGTATATTTGTCAATGAAACTATTTAAGGCTGCTTTTATTTTATCACTGTTGCATTCACCTGTTTCGTTATTCGAATCTTTAATTAATTCTTTTATATCAGCTATCAATTGCTCCTTCGTTTTAGACTCCAGCGTTTTATCAACATTATCGGGTGCTCCACCGGAACAGTGTTTGTTATTTATAGGTGTATTCATTATAGTATACGTGACAAGTTATATTATAATGATATAAAATTACGAGTTAAAATATTTCTTTCTATATTGATTCATACATTTATCCGTTATACGTTTATTCTTAAAAAACTTGATTTTATCGACATATTTTTTAAATGTTTTCCGCCCTGCCTTGTTTGTTAACATTGTCACAATAAAATATAACGAATACATACCACATTCGTTATTTCCATATTGATGTTGCATTGGGTGATTTTCATGGAAATGTATAGAAATCGGAGATGCTAAATCGCTCCCCTGGGTAATAATTCGTTTTGCCAATGCATCAATTTCTTTTGGAATTTTGGCACCCGTACTATCCATAAAAAACAAATAGTGGTCGTCTAAATCTACAAACATAGATACCCAATGAGAACCACCTTGATTATGATTATCTAAATTAAATACAATCCCGAATTTCGTCTTACCTGAATCCAAATAATTTTTTACGTTAAATGTACATAATTCTTTCCACACACATTGGTCATTTTCTTCCGGTAAACGGGTATCAAAATCAATAGGACTCGGCCCAATGAATTTAAAGTTTTTATATGTATCTTCATATTGTTTGAGAACAGCCGCGATATCAAAATTGGAAAGCCATTCACTGCGATTTTGGTTCCATGACTCGGGATGGTCAGGTGCAAACGATAACTTGTCTATTTTACTGCGTACATAAGGGTCAGTAATCATATTTAACCAACAATCCTCTTTGTTACATGTTTGAATTCTTTTTTTTAACTCGCTCCATATTTTATTTGGGTTAGATTCTAAAATTTGTTTATCTGGATGACTTTTATTAAAAGATATTTTTAATTTATGTAAAACATCGTCAGTTAAACAACTGTCACGAACTCCCGTTTTTCCTTTCACTTTTGGATGACAGCGCATCTTCTTAAATGTTCGTCTGCGTTGTTGTCCGCCCTGTGTTTTAATAGTTAAATTACGTCTTTTTTTAGTAGACATTCCCCCCATTTACATTATACATATACTTTTTTACACCGTTTATGTGGAATTTATTCATCGTTTGGAGAACATACGCATATCATAACTAGACACGGGCAAACTACCTTTTTTTATTACACGTTCTTTTCCCCAAAACGAACGAGAACTTGATTGTCCATTAAATGTCCCAGTAGATTCATCCATATTCCCAAAGAGAACATCTTCATCTTCATCTTCACCCTCGTTTTCATAACATCCGGTGCTAGAAATGCTTCGTTCTTCAATTGTTTTCCTTTTAAAATATTGCACAAGTCTTTTTGTATAAGCAATGAAAATATCGTTTATATCGTTGGTGATTTGAGTATCCGGGAAATCGATTAACCTACGGGTTAACTCTATAATTTTGTCAGCATATTGACGATTTTCCTGAATACGCTGGTTCTCAATATCATGTTGTTCCGGGTTATTTTGTGCAACGTATTTTCTATAATGATTCTTGTTCATCAAGAGGGACAACGTAATTTGGTCGATTTCTGCATTTGTAACCGTAGTTTCTAAACTATCATTTTCAACAAACATAGGGGTTTCTTCGTTGTCACTTACTTCGTCTACTATGTTCTCCATAATTTATGAATAATACTACAATATACAATATATACTGTTAATATTTATGTTTTTCAAAGCATAAAAACATAAATCTCGCTCATTATTTTGTATTTTTCTTTGTTTTACGAACTTGTTCTCGTTCCATCTTTCGCTTTGCTTGCTCCGCTTTGCGGGTTTTTTGTTTTTTTTCGCGCTCTAATGCTTTACGTTCCCGTTCCATTTCACGAGCAATCCGTTTTTGTTCACGTTCGTCTATTTTTCGCTGTTTTTCGGCCTCTTTTGCGCGTTCTTGTTCTAACATGTTCTCATCGAGCGCATGCAAATCATTCACCATTTTTCCACGATAGGTTTCAACCATTTCATTAATTTGTTTATTTGTAATCTGTTCTTTATAGTCGGCTTGCTTACGTAATTCTTTTTTCATTCTTTTTTCTTCGCGCATTTCTTCTTTGATTTTCTGGTTATTATCTCGAATCTTACGTTTAATCGTTTTTTGTAATTTTTTGAATCGTTTATTGCGTGTTTTATTTAATATTTGAAGATTTTTCTGTATAAGGTTCTCCTTTTCATTGTTTTCTTTCTTCAATATTTGGACGGTTTTGTTATAGTCACTTTGTTGTTCCTTTATTGTCATATTAACTACATTCCTCTCCAAGTCATTATATTGGGATTTCTTAAGCAATGCCCTCAATTCAGCTATTTTTTTCTTGTGTGCATCGGCGCGTATTTTTATATTATTTGCCATCGTTGCAATTTGTGCATTGTATTCTTCTATTTGATTGTCGATATCACGAATCACCGGATGTTCTTTAATATTTTCTTTTAATACACTGGTAGCATTGTCAGGTACAATTGCACATTCATGCTTAATATTATACAATACAGAGTCTTTGTATTCTTGATATTCATCCGCGTATTTTTCAATGTTCTCTTTTATGTTCCCTAGTTTATCCTTTTTGGTGGCAGCTTTGGCTTTGATAACTTCTTTCATATCTTTCATTTCTTGACGTATGCCCGAAGTCAACTCTTTCAATTCGTCAATTAAACTTTTTATGTTTGCATTTACGACTTTATCACATTGTTTTTTGGGTATATTATCAAATGTTTCACATACCTCCTTTTTCAAAAATCCAAACCGGTTTTTATCCAAATCATTTAAATCACCTTCTATTTCTTTCGCCTTTTCAGCCAATTTCAACTGTAGTTGTTGGGTTTCTTCGGTCAATTGTTCTCGCATGATTTTCTTATCAAACTTATCAATAAGTTGTTCATCTTGTACCATAGGAACGTTTATTTGTGTAACAATGGGTTGTGCAAATTGTCGTGCATCTTTTTCGCGATTTAAATAACTGACATACCCAGATATATCATCCAAATACTTATACCGCCCTTTATCCGTAAAATTACCTTGTACGTCCAAATATTCGTTGGAAAATTCATCAAAGGTTGACGGCATTTGTTCACTCAATGGTTTACATAAGTTAATCAGTTGTATCAATTCCATCGGCTTGGCGGTAATTGGAGTCGCAGTCATTAACATGAGTCTAACCGAATTATCGCCAGATATTTCATATGACTTCATTAATGCAGTATGTAGTGCATTCATATCTGGTCGTTCGATACTAGATAAATCCTCCCCGCCATATAATTTATGCGCTTCGTCGATAATAATCAACGTTTTTCGCAATGGGTCCGCTTCTCCGTTTATTTTAACAAGCGTTTCATAAATACTGTTTTGTTTAGACACCAAGTTACTGAACTGTTTATAAGAAATCGGGCGTATTTTCCATGATTGGGACAATAATCTCATTCGACGAGCATGTTCTTTGGGTATGCTAAAATCGTCACTATACTGAATTTTATTGCGTATGCTTTCATTGCATACTTGTTCAAACATATTTTTCCATATATCGTTTTTAAGGGTCGTACGTGTGACCCATAAAATAGTATATTCCTGCTTTTCAAAGCTGCTAGTAGCGGTAGCAATAGCGGTACATGTTTTCCCTGTACCTACTGAATGCCATAACAACATACCTTTGCATGGATTTAATGGCGTAAAATAACTTCGAATAAAGTTTTGTGTAGGAGTATAATTGAGAACATTCCCCGAACCGCCATGTGTGGTATTTGCACACATATTTGTCATTTTCACCACATCCCATGTGTATTCGTTAAAATGCTCTTTTACATATTTTTTCATGTCATCGTACTTTTTGCGAGTCGAAATCGGTTGCGCAGGTAAGGCAACATTGATACTTGTTTCGGTGATAGGTGAACGTATACGTAGCTTTGGACCGCCCCCATATATAAACTCGCTTCCTCCGGGTAATTGTTCTATATTTTTAACAGAAGGTAGGGCAAAAGTATGAATATTTTTATTCAAATCATAATCAACCGACCCGAGAACCGTTGATTTTTCTAAATCATGTGCAAAATGATACTGTCGAATATCAATATTCATGGATTTTAAATACAAATCTATCGCGGTTTCCGCACCGAGCATTGAACCTTGCATTTTTTTGGGAATAGATAGGTCATATACAAATATATAAAGCGGCCAGCCCTTAGATGGATGAAAGTCTAACCCTTTTTGACCACATGTACGCGTACCACGTCCAATGACTTGTTTCTGGTCAGCCGGTACAATAGACGGTTCAAATATGTGAACATATTTAACATCAAATAAATCGATTCCTTCCTTAAATCCACTATCTAATATCATAATTCTAGCTAGTTTGCCATGAATGTTCTCGGGACGCTGGTTAAATTTGGTCAACATTTGTTTTTTTGCGTCGGTTGTAATCGACTGGTCATAAACCGTGACAGAAGACAACAAGAAAAAATGATTACTTGGTTGTTTAAGTAGTTGCGCATCCGTATGTATTTCGATTTTTTTGTAACGTTTTTCATTGGACTCTGTATTTTCATTGTTTTCGTTTGTATCTTTTTTTCCTTCTGTGACGTTTGGTTTTTTTAATTCGGCAGAATAACCCAAATGGAAACCGTCTGCAATGAGACCAGAAGCAATTAACCTTGCACCGTGTGTACCCGATTTTACATCCGAGAAAATAAAATGTTTAAATTTTTGACCATGTTGTTGCATGTCACGTTTATCTAGTTCATGTATTTTATGGATTAGTTCGTGTAGTTTGGGTGAAACTACTTGCATTTTATTTAGTAAGTCTTGTCCCGAAAAATTAGGAGAATCAAATTTATACGTTTCATTACTCTTACTCATATTACTTTTTTTTCGTATACACGTAGAATCATATGTAACCGTTTGCGTTTCATCTAATAACGACTCTAAATATTTGTTAGACGCAATATAATCCTCTTTTTGTGTATGTATATTTGTCTTACGTGACGAACGTTTTTTAAAAGACGTTCCCATTATGTTATATAATATAACCAAATATAATATATTGTCCTATACTATATTATAGTAAGAATGTCGACAATAAATGGTATTTCTCCAAAACAAACCCTTACAAATTTTAAGAGCGGAGAACAATCCCTATACAGAGGTGTTCTTCGTCGTGGATGGAATCAAGTCAATGCAATTGGTGTAATTAACGAGAAAAACCGTGTGATTACACCTTTTCGCGCGGTAAATAATTTAGGTGATTTCCTAGGACGACAATATTATGTATGCGGTGGACCCAACCAAGTAAACGCAAGCAAGCCTGGGTGGAAAGGCCGCATTGGTTCTATTATCAGCCAGTGTGATAATTCAGGTGTGGAAGGTGCATCGTGCAACCCCAAATTCGTTTCTGATTCATCTGACTATGTACGTTACCGTAAACTTCGTGCAATGAACAAAAATTATAACGACAATTCATTCGGTGGTGACCAACACAATGCCTCGTATGTGAACATGATGGCTGTACGTCGTTAAATTTAGCCAACAATATAATTTATATCACTATGTTATAGAATCATCGTGATATGTATAAAATGATGTATAGTTTACAAAATATAAATAATGGGGCATTGTCCGGTGCAAAACCCATGCCTCTAAAAGATTCAACAAGTGATAATCTAAGTTCCTTTAATATGGCTAGACAAACCTATTTGGAAACGATACCTGCTGTCCCAAATACAGTCGACCAAAATATACAAAAGAAATGGTTTGGTAATCGCGATGCATCAAATGTGGTCGCAAACCGTCGTAATGTAGCGGTGGGTAAAGGTTCCCTTAACGCAGATGGAAACTTATATTCCTTTACCGCATATAACGAAATCAATACCACCAATTCTGCTCTTCGCAGAGCACGTGCAGGTGGTTCAGTCGCACCTCCTAAAAAAAATGCGCGAACCACAAATGCTCCCACACGAACATTTTCACCGATTCAATATAGAAACGTTGACGGGGTCACTGAAAATGAATATATTAAAAATTTTTATGGAAATAATGCCCCGTATTTATACCATTAAGATGCGAGTGTTCTAATTTGAAGTTGACTGTTATTATGATAATAAATGCCACATGTGGTGGTATTTATTAACGTCTGGTTCGAATCTGGTAAGAATATGATATGCGTATTATTGTGATGATACACTAACATGAGTATTGTGTATAGTAAAAGTAGTAAATGAATATCCAACATTATATTTAGGTATGTAATTGAGATAAGTTGTTTTAAGTATCCAAAATAAAATCAATTTTTTTCACATGATACATTATATGTATAGCTATTTAGTCGAATTTTTAGGCGCAGTCTTCTTCATCTACGTTATTTTTGCAACAGGTAATCCTCTTGCTATTGGTGCGGCATTAGCACTTACCATTATGATGACCAGTAAGATTTCCGGTGGTCACATTAACCCCGCTGTTACAATTGCAATGGCCTCCGCTGGTAAATTGCCTGTGAGTGAGGTGTTACCCTACTGCTTGGCCCAAGTGTTTGGTGGGTTAACCGCATTTCAGCTTTACAAACGCTTCCAGGCTTAATTAAATAGAAACTCATTATGATGTAATTACGTAATATAAAAATACTATATTACGTAATTAAATGTTTTTTTTCACTGCCCGATACAAAATAAATAATCCCACGATGGATAATGCTCCAATATACAATTTGGAAGAAGCGTATAATTTCAACTTAGTGATATTATTTTCATCATCACTATCGTCACTATCACTATCATTACCGTCACCTTTCGTGGTTGTAATACCATGAATAGCTGGAAGAGTCGATTTAAGAGCCGAACTTATAGTATTATTAGATGAATCTGCTAACACATAAGTGGAATGATTCATACATGTACCGTTACATTTACCTTGACATGTACACTTATTACCGGTTAATAAACGTGCATTAATCGGGTGGGTTTGTTTGGTATCAAATTTAAATGGAGAGCCATTTAATTTATGCCAAATAGAAGAGTCGATGTTTTCAAAATTATCCATAAGTGGACATTTTTTGACAGTAAAGTTATCAACGACCGTGTTTGAGTTAAAAATCGCCTTTTTTAATGTCGTTTCGGGGGATAGTTTCGGTAAGTTGTCAATAATTTTCGCCATATTGAATAAATATATATTTATAACGAGATAATTATCCTATATCCATAACCAAACCGCATAAAGACAAGAACATTATTGTATTATATTAAACATTATTATGTGTGGAATATTTGCATTGCTAAACAATTGTAATATTTTAACAAAGGAATATGTGAATGCACAATTTATGAAAGGCAAACATCGTGGCCCGGAATTTTCCATACTTCAAGAAGTGATGATAAATATTACATTTGGTTTTCATCGGCTTGCTATTAATGGTTTAAATAGCGAATCGAATCAGCCATTGCGTATAAATGAAATTACACTTATATGTAATGGTGAAATTTATAACTACAAAGAATTGTATAAAATGATGAATGTGATTCCAACAACAGACTCCGATTGTGAAGTAATTATCCACTTGTATAAAAAATACGGCATAGAGCAAACCCTACAAATGTTGGACGGGGTATTTGCATTTTGCTTATTAGATAATAGTAACTTAGGTGGAATTACCAAATTGTATATAGGTCGTGACCCGTATGGTGTACGTCCATTATACACATTATCTGCGACAAAAATACAAAAAAACCCCGTATTTGGGTTCGCAAGTGAATTGAAGCAATTGTCGGATATGAGTATTCAATTAAATAATACCACTGCAGATTCGAATGCTAAGTCGACGGTAACGACGGTATATTCTGTTAAGCAATTTCAACCGGGGTCGTATTCTTATTATGAACTATCTTCGAAGTTGCTTGCATGTTGGAAACCAATACATACAAATAAAACATACCATAGACCTGGATTTTTATCGTGTTCATTAGGAAGGCCGCGCGAAACGGATGATTATTATTTAACAAACATTCAAAAATACTTAACAAATGCTGTATATAAGCGATGCTCCACCACAGACCGACCCATTGCATGTTTATTATCAGGTGGTCTTGATAGTAGCTTAATCGCGGCATTGGTAAACGAGTATCATAAAAAACATGATTTACCGAAACTAGAAACATACAGTATTGGATTAGAAAATGCGGAAGACTTGAAATATGCTCGAATGGTAGCCGATTATTTGGACACAAAACACACTGAAATTATTCTATCTGAAGCGGATTTTTTAAACGCAATACCGGATGTTATTCATGACATTGAAAGTTACGACACAACTTCTGTGAGGGCGAGTATCGGTAATTGGCTCCTGGGCAAATACATCTCTACACATAGTAATGCGAAGGTCATATTTAATGGCGATGGTTCGGATGAACTGGTCGGTGGATACTTGTATATGGGACATGCGCCAGATTCAATTGAGTTCGATCGAGAATGTAGACGATTATTGGGTGACATATACATGTTTGACGTCCTCCGTTCGGACAAATCCATTTCTTCACATGGACTAGAACCACGTACTCCGTTCTTAGATAGAGAATGGGTTCAGTATTATTTGACCATTCCATACGAACTGCGTTTTCATACAGGTAAAAGGCGTCCAGAAAAATATTTAATTCGAGAGGCATTTGATAGTGCCCGATACTCCAATACTGAGGGAAAACCATTATTGCCACATGATGTGTTATGGCGTAGAAAGGAGGCTTTTAGTGATGGTGTATCAAAACAAGACCGTTCGTTATATACCATTTTACAGGAACATGCAATAAACAAGTTACTTAACAGTGATATCAGCGACGCAATTACCAAAATACCTCCCATTAAAAATCATTTATTACCAAAAAATCACGAACAGTTTTTGTATCGCAGCATATTCGAACAGCATTATCCAGGACAAGGTAAAATATTACCGTATTTTTGGATGCCGAAATACGTAAATGCAACGGATGCAAGTGCACGAACGTTGGCGATTTACAATAATGTATCGAGTGACCTACCAAATGTGACTAATTCTGCAACTGAATCATAAGTAAGAATAAATATAAATATACGCATCAAATGCATATATTTATGAGCAACATGACTATATCTTTGTTATAAATACTTGAGTATTTTGTTCACCTAGAATATGTATTTTTTTATGATATCCTGATAGAAATCCATCTATACCTCTTTTTGTTAAATCGGGACCCCCCCATCCATAATCATCAAATATCATGATACCATTTTTTTTTAACTTCCTAAAACTTAAAACAGCATCTTCTAATACGTATTCAGGCTCATGATTTCCGTCTATATAAATAATGTCAAAGAACTCATCTTGAAATTTTGGTATTTCTAAGTGAGAATAACCACGATTTACGACAACTTTGTCTTTGACTCCAGAATTTTCAATGTTACTAATAAATGTATCATAAATGGTGGATTGTTTTTCTTTATATTCAGGATAATCATCATAATCTTCCCATGGGTCTATACAATACAATTTGCTATCAGGATGTAATCCATACGTGTTTGCAACAGATATTAGATTTGCACCATAAAATGTACCGATTTCTAAATAATTGATTTGAGTATCGTTATATTTATTAATATCAATATGATTGAACCAATTAATCGCTAAACGATAATTCGTTCCAACAAAATCAGTTAACATTTTATATAATTATACCATGTTATACTATTTATATTTAAACGAATACATGTAATCTAAAAATCGGCGTTAAATTCAAACACATCTGCATCCACCGTTTTATTCGCCAATGCATATTCTGAATTTGTACGTTCAAAAAAGTTGACTTTAGATTCCATACTAATTAATTCCATAAAATCGAACGGATTTTGTGAATTATATACTTTGTCGTACCCTAGCTGAAGTATCAAACGGTCTGCAACAAATTCGATATATTGAATCATTAACTTTGCATTCATTCCAATCATGCGACACGGAATGGCCTCTGTAATGAATTCCTTTTCGATTTCAACGGCTTCTTGAATGATTTCATAAATTCGTTTCTTATTTAACTTTTTATGTAGTTTGGAATACAACAACACTGCAAATTCGGTATGAAGTGCTTCATCTCGCGAAATAAATTCATTTGATAATGTAAGACCTGGCATTAGACCGCGCTTCTTAATCCAATAAATCGACGCAAACGACGCGGAAAAGAAAATGCCTTCGATGGCTGCAAACGCAACGAGGCGAGACGCAAAACTGCTTCGGTTGTCGCCTAACCACTTCTTTGCCCAGTTCGCCTTTTTAGTAATGCATGGATAATTTTGGGTGGCTTCAAACAATCGTTTCTTTTCCGCACCGTCCTGAATATAGGTATCAATCAATAAACTGTACATTTCAGAATGGATATTCTCCATGGCAATTTGAAACCCATAAAAGGCCCGTGCTTCTGATAGTTGCACGTCGCCCATAAACCGAACCGCCAAATTTTCCAAGACTAAACCGTCTGACGCCGCAAAAAAAGCCAACACCATTTTTATAAATTGTTTTTCATCGCCATTGAGTTTGTTCCAGTCATTAATATCTTTTGACAAATCAACTTCTTCAGCGCGCCAAAAACAATCCACCTGACGTTTATACATTTTCCAAATATCATCATGTTGAATTGGAAACATTACAAAGCGATTCTCGTCAGGGGTTAAAATCGTGTCAACTTGAGAAGTTTCGGCCATGGTCTTTCTAAATAATATACTATGTAGATTTTTATCTAGTTTACATAATTATATTACTGATATATAGTTTATAACATGTAAATTGTGTTTACAAGTTTGACTGCATATCATATATACAAATATATATTTTATTTTTCAATTAAACGAAAAATAAAATGTGACGGTAATACATAATGAAGAAATCAAATTGTCCATACAAATATTTGTTTGGTAAGCCAAATGAAGGACTACATGCATACAGATTCATGAACATAGCCATCGTAGATGTTTTGATGACGATAATCGTGGCATTTATTTTATCGAATTTATTTGCAATATCTTTTTGGAAAGTTTTAGGTAGTTTGTTTATACTAGGAATTGTATTACATCGATTATTTTGTGTGCCTACAACAGTTGATAAATTATTATTTCCACATGCATAATTAAATCGTACAATTTAGGAAGAATAATATAAATAATTATTGTAGTATTGAATTGTATGAATACAAATGATTTTCTTCCACTAGGTGAACCCAAGAAACGTGGTCGAAAACCAAAGAAACAACAAGAGAAAGAGTTGCTGAAAGATTTTCAATATGAATATGATGACGGACACGAAAAAACTCTATCTGTACAAAAAAAAATATATGAAAATTTTCATCACTTATCGCCAGCAGAAAAACATCGTCTCGAAGATAAATTCACAAAGCCAAAAAATGGGGTTCAACGTGATTACCATAATTTGTTGAGTCAACGAACTAAGAAAATTGTAGTAGCCACCGGACCCGCTGGAACAGGGAAGACGCTGTTTGCAACTGAAATGGGAGTGAAAAATTTTCTATTTGGAAACGTGGAAAAGTTGATTTTTACACGGCCTTCTGTCACCGTAGATGAAGATTTGGGATATTTACCGGGAACACTAGAAGAAAAAATGGCCCCATGGGTACGTCCTATTTACGACATATTATATACCTTTATATCTCCCAAAGACGTAACCGCATTAATAGAGGAAAAAATCATTGAAATATCACCATTAGGATTTATGAGAGGACGTACATTCAAAAATTGTTGGATTGTAGCCGATGAAATGCAAAACTCTACCACGTCACAAATGAAAATGTTATTAACACGACTTGGTGAAAATGCTCGTTTAATTATTACGGGCGATTTGGACCAACCCGACCGTCGCGAAGAAATCAATGGACTTGACGATTTTTTAGATAAGTTCAAAGGAAAGCGTTCAGCAAGCATAACAAGTGTTGAATTTGATAATAGTGATATTCAACGTGAAGAAGTAGTTAAAGAAGTACTTGAAATATATGGCGGTGAAATACCATCGACATACCAAACTTCTTATGAATATTCGTCATTTGATGAAAATGAAGAAAAGAATAACATTTAGAATGAATTTATTTCGTCATATACAATATATTATATTTGACGAAATGAGTAAAGTTAGCAATAAATTATTATCAAATTTCCCAGGAAAGCAATTATTACATAACCGTTTTGTGTTATATGCATTATGCATACTTGCATTAAGCCAAATTGTAATGTACGGTTATGTGAAAGATTTTAACTCGATAATTACATTAATGCTTTTTGGATTCTTAGCTTCGTTCTTTAGCAAAAATATGATAATTGTATTGGGTGTCGCTGTGGTTGCAACTTATATTTTAAATTATGTTCCATATAGAATGATTAGTGAAGGTGCGGAAAATATGAATGAAGAATCCGCTGAAACCAAAACAGACGAAAAAAAGAAGGAAAACCCCGCTGAAAATATGACGGACGAAAAAAAAGCAGAAGATTCTACTGAAAATAAACCCGAAGAAAAGGTAAAAGAAGGATTAGAGGAACAGAAAGTCAGTGCTGGGGCTGCAGTGGCTGGTATTGCGAGTGGACAAGCTGCCACTGCGGAGAAAGCATCCAAACCATCAACTGCGGACAAGAAAAAATTACTTTATAATAATCTTCAAGGGGATTTTAAAGAATTTCAAAAAATACAAGACAATATATTAAAAAACATGAAGGAAATTGACCCGTTACTCGCGAAAGCTGAAAGTTTTATTTCCAAATTTGAACATTATGGTAAAATTGCCCAGAACATTGATTAAAATAGTTTACATTAGATTGCATACTCTATGTAAATTTGTATGCACACTGTATATACATATTTACAATAATCTTATAACATGTCAATATTTAGAAAATTACGCGATGCATTTAGAACTATTGCCAATATTCCAAAAATGATTGCAAATGCTATCACAAGTGCAATTGAAAAAATGTTTAGAGTTCCATTGGATGGAATTATGCAATTAATTGAAACGTTTAAAAGAATCGTATGTTTTCTAGAATCTATCCCAAAACGCGCACGAAATGTAACATCCGGTGTTGGAAATATATTTCTTGGAGTTGAAAAGAAAGTTTCTGCCGTTGGGAAGTCGTTTAATGCTGGTATTAATGCTACCGGTACATTATTTTCTTATAGTGGCGAATATGCCGGTTCTCGGTTGCGCTGCATTGTGAAATTTGTTCAAAACTTTTATAAATGTGTATTTTTTTACATTCTCAAATCAATCGGTGGAATATTAAAAATAATATTCTTAAAGCCGATTGAATATATTGGTAACATGTTCGGTGTTAATATGGAAGTCAAGTTTGAACAAATTGGAAATGGAATAATTGCATTGGATGCATTTTTTAAATCAATACTCGGGTTTCATTTAATTTACTTTCCAGAAAGTGTTCGTAAAGATTGCTTTACATGTGTACGATTAAAAGGCTCTGCTGTCTCTAAGCGCGCAGATGAATGGAAATATACATTCAAAACAAAGATTCCAAATATCATGACAAAAGATGGTGGAGACCCTGAATTTAGACGCATGGATAACCAATTCAAAGAATCATCTGTTCTTGTTCCGCGAGAACCTGCGAACGTTCACTAATTAAGAACATTCATCTGTAAAAAATGTATGTAAATATATTAGAATAACCTTCCAACATGTCATTTATCAGTGATGTCATAAATGGAATCAGGATGATGATTCAAACATTTAAAAGAATAATATGTTTTTTCGGGTCTGTTCCGCGCCGTATTAGTAACATAAATGCTGGTTTTGGAAACATATTTAAAGGAGTTAATGCCGAATTTGCTGCAATTGGTAAAAGTTTTGCCATGGGGGTTTCAAGTATTACTGCTTTTAGTATGTATATAGGTGAATTTATAAGAACATATGTAGGCTGTGGTTTTAAATTTTTTGAAAACTTTTTCGATTGTGTTTTCTATTACATTGTCGATGTGATTATATATATTATTAGTTTACCCTTAGTCTTTATTATTTGGGCATTCAAATTTTACCTTTCAATTGATATAAGTTATGTGCGAGTCCGTGCATATAATGGTATGAAAGCGTTAAATGATTTCTTGTATCCTTATTTAGGATTTCATATTATTCATTGGCCGAAACCGGTACGAGAACAATGTTACTTATGCAAGAGATTAAAGGTTTCTGCAGTGAATCAAAAAGCAAATGATGTGGGAACTACATTTAAAGAAAAAATACCCAATAATTTTGGAAAAAGCAGAAGACTCTTCCGTATTGGTAAACGACAATTCGAAGAAATATTTGCAACCATTGTTCGGCCTCCAATCGAAATTGCAAGAAATGTGAATTAATTTTGCAAAACAATTTGTAACAAGTATTAGACGTCTTAATGAAATATCATAAATGTTTTTTTCCCATTATAATCTAAATGGGAAAAAAATGCGTTCCTGGGTTAATATGTATTGAGAACATGACATTGTTCATGTTACTTGTAATATTAATGCTCATTTTATACATTTGGCATAACCGTAGTCATAAAACTTCCATGACTCATTCTGTTCCAACAGAAAAAGTTGTTTTAGTAAATACAAACTCTACTATTCCACAAATGGTTCCTATTGCAACCCGTCAGGATATATTTAATGACCCATATGTTCCTCCTGAACGTAATATTGTACAATATCCACGTAATTCCGGGGATATTAGGGGAATTCCAGTGAACATGCAAACGCGCGGAACCATGGATGCATATCAACAAGTCGGTATATTAACTCGTTCCAATCATATTGATGGGGAAATGATTTTACCATTAATGGGACGCAAACACATTTCTGGTCGCGATAAATGGCAATATTACACCATTTCTGGGTCCGGTAATTTAAATACAAAGTTACCAATTAGTGTAAATGGCAGAAGTTGCACAAGTGAACTAGGTTGTGATAATATATACAATGGAGATATCGTTTATGTTGAAGGATATAACGATACATTTCGAGTGACAATGTATGAAAATAATCTGTTTCAATACATTCCGGTGTAGTGTATTATATTCGAATGTGTAGAGCTATTTAGACGTGTTTTACTTTCAATTGAGTAGACTTCTACAAAATGATATGAAGGTAGTAAACCTGAAAATAAATTATATGATTATTATATAGTTTATTTAATATATGTCTTATTTTAAATTAGAGGACAATAAAAATACGAGTAACGATAAGATAAAATATATATACCCTGGAACCGGTATCAATAAACTAGATATTACAGAACGGACCAATGATACTAAATTTAATTCAACAATGAAACCGAAACCACCGAAAACAGAAGGCAAGTTAATTCCAGTAAAAAATACGTTTTATAGCGTCAACTTTTCTAATCGAGAGCCTAATTTCATATATGCTGGAATATCTCCATCTGCATATACAGCGGGGACATTATATATGTATGGTTTATTACATCGTAATATTATAAAAGTTACGTCAGGAGATACAAACATAATTGGCGAAATTGTCATTGAACATTCAAATGCAAATAAACAAGCACAAAAAGTCTATACATGTTTTTTGGTTCAAGAAAATGTAGATAAAATGACAGACAATTCTATCGACATATTAAGTAAAATTATATCCGGGGACGCAACTGAAACAAGCACGAGCATTGAACTGTCTACTATCATTCCCAAACAAACCGAATGTATCCATTACGTTGACGAGAAAAACCACGTGTTTATATTTACTAAACCAATATCGGTGAATAAAGAGGCTGCTGAGTTTTTTAAAAATAAATTAGCCATAGATACAAAACTGTTTTCGATATATCCTTCCATTGACTACCAAATTATTAAACTTACTCCAGGTAAAAAAACGACAGAGAAATTCACATTACAAGAAGGAATGGATGGAGGCGAAATATATATAGATTGTCAACCAACCGGTGAAAGTGATGAAACGATACAGGCTTATGCAGTACCCATTAACAGTGCTTATGGGGAATCGAAAAATCAAATTGATTTTTTTAAAATGATGACCAACTTCGGTGTATTTTTAATCATTTCCATTATTACTTATTTCAGTATTCCTCCTTTTTACAAACATGTTGTGGTGGATAAATTCAATCGACAATACAAAAACGATAGTGATGCACGACATAATTTTATTTACATTGCTGATGTATGGATTTTATTAGTCGTGTTAATATCGATTGTGGATGCATTTTATGGCGGTATTGCAGCAGATGGACACTATTCTTTAATACAATATGGGTTAGGTCTCTGTGTCATATTAATCGTGGCATTTGCATTAATACAAATGAACAAATTACATTCTATTTTTATGACGACAGATGGTATTATTGATTCCACTTATCCCGATGATATTGAATTTAGTCCTTCCACTGGCGGCATTTATAATATTGGTAATTTCTTTTTGAATTTATATTTGAAACCACTCTTCGACCGTGAAAATTTTGCGAAAATTATATCATTAGGTTTATTTGTGTTAATTGTACCCTATTTATTCCTTAATACGTACGGGAGTGAAAAAGTAATTGAAGTATGGAAACATCGATTATTTTTTGCTGGTATTTTTGTAATAACCCCTGCCATATATTTAGCTGCGACGTAGATAGAATGCATCATGTGATATCATTGTTTGATATTACATAATACGATTTATTTTACACGAACAAAATTTATTTGTATAAGGAAGCAGTACCCACATTCTCGGCAACTGGGCTGAATCCGCTCGACATAAACACAACCGGTTCACTTTTACCCACAGGGGCCATTTTATCCACCATTTCCTCTTCTAATGTATTCTTTTTGGGAGGGTTCATATTTCTCATTTTTGCATCCTTCTTTTCTTGAGTAGGTGTGTATTTCATGATAACAGTGGTTCCTGTGACCTCACCACATCTGCGCAATAATTCATATCCTGCAAATAAAAATAGGACCGCAATCAAAGGATTGGAATAAAAGAATAAATAAACAGCGACGGCAAACACAAACACCATGCCGACGGGGCCATCGACCAAACCACATACCATATGTGGAACATTCACTGGTAATACGACATATACAACCATTAAGGCGGCCAATACCATTTCCATTTGAGACATATTTTTCAAGAAGCTAGGAGTATTCATTATTATATACATTACGATTATATTTTGTGCTTTGGAAAATTGAAATAAAAAGTCCTAAATTACTATACACATCCGTTAACTTAATACATCAATGAAAAAATATCCTACTCATTCACAAACAAAAATAGATGCCCATGTTCTTACTGCCGAGGAAAAAGAACGGATTCGTCAAACCTCTTACATTGGAAAAAAAGGATACACCCTTCCTAAAACAGAACTATCTCAAAAAGAAGAAGAATTTTTAAAGCGCGATTTGTTTGTAAAACCGATGATTCCTGGCATGCAATTTGGAAACCCTGCCGATGAATCGAGCGCGTTTCCCGTATATCGCGAAAATTTGAACAAGATATATTTACCGCGGTTTTATGGAATTCAACGTTACGGTCTTCCAGATAAATGTGAAATCCAAGCAGGTCACCCTATTACTGTGCCATTTGCTCAAACATTGCGCGACTATCAAGAGAAAATTGTGGACATTTATTGCAAACATGTTTCCAAACCATTATCGAGCGATAATGTGAGTCCTGGTGGTGGGGGTATACTCGAGGTTCCCTGTGGTAGAGGAAAGTGTGTCGGGTTTAACACACCAATACTGATGTATGATGGTACTATCAAGATGGTACAAGACGTAAAAGTCGGCGATGTAATCATGGGAGACGATTCTACACCCAGGAATGTGTTGACTCTGGCCCGGGGTAGAGAAATGATGTACAAAGTAATACCGACAAAGGGCGACCCATATGTAGTAAACGAAAGCCACATATTGTCATTGAAATACAGTTCTGCAGTGAATAAACATACACCAAAAGGAACAGTGATTGATATACCACTGTTGGATTATTTAGATTTACCCAAATCATACCATGGTCGAGGAGGTGTTCTCGTTGGTTATCGTGTACCAATTGTATTTCCAATTGTTAAAGTCGAATTAGACCCATATTTACTTGGGTATTGGTTAGGTGATGGATGGTCAAAAGGGACTGGTATTACAACACAAGACGCAAATGTATTAAAATATTTAACAAGTGATTGTTTTCAAAATAAACACCCATCATTATATTTACAATATACTGGTTCTCAGTATGATTATCGAATTAATACACTAACAAATGACCACAAGAATTATATGATGGAGTTCTTACGAAAGAATAATCTGGTGAATAACAAACATATTCCTCACAATTATAAATGCAATGAACGCACTGTACAATTGGAACTCCTCGCCGGGTTAATTGACTCAGACGGTTATTATCACGACAATTGTTATGACATCATACAAAAAAACGAAACATTGCTCGACGACATTTTGTTTGTTGCGCGTTCGTTAGGATTTGCGGCGTATAAGACGGCATGTAAGAAATCGTGCATGTATAAAGGTGAAAAACGTGAAGGAACATATTACAAAGCAAGTATTTCAGGGCAAGGTTTGGAAAATATTCCAATAAAGTGTCCTAGAAAAAAAGCGCACGCAAGAAAACAAATAAAAGATGTATTGAATACCCGAATCAAAATAGAAAAAATGGATGTTGACAACTACTATGGATTTGAAATCGACGGAAATCGTCGGTTTGTATTGGGCGATTTTACGGTTACGCATAATACCGTTATGGCACTTAAAATCATATCCATTTTGTCTACAAAAACGCTAATATTAGTTCATAAAGAATTTCTCATGAATCAGTGGATAGAGCGAATTGAACAATTCTTACCGAGTGCACGTGTAGGTAAAATCCAGGGTCCCACATTCGACATTGAAAACAAGGACATTGTGATTGGAATGATTCAAACGCTGTATGATAAAGAATATGCAGCCAACACATTTGCATCATTTGGCCTAACTATTATTGACGAAGTGCACCGTATTGGAAGCGAACAATTTTCGCGGACATTACTCAAAACAATTACACCTTATATGCTAGGTATTTCGGCGACAGTAGACAGGAAAGACAAATTGACACGGGTATTATACATGTTTATAGGTAATAAAATATATGAGGAAAAACGCGAGGCCGATGACCCAGTTTGTGTCAGGGCAATACAATATGTGTCGACCGACCCTGAGTTCAACGCAGTGGATGTTGATTTTCGCGGAAATACAAAATACAGCTCTATGATAGTGAAATTATGCGAGTTTGGTCCACGTAGCGATTTCATTGTCAAAGTATTGGGTGATTTATTACAAGAACACCCTGACAATCAAATCATGATATTGTGTCATAATCGGTCATTGCTTACCTATTTATTTGAATCCATTCAACATCGAAGACTGGCGAGTGTGGGGTATTATGTGGGGGGTATGAAACAAGCGAAATTGCAAGAAACAGAATCGAAACAAATTGTGTTGGCGACATATGCCATGGCGGCCGAAGCGTTAGACATTAAAACGCTAAGTACGTTGGTCATGGTGACACCCAAAACCGATATTATTCAATCCGTTGGGCGCATTTTGCGTGTTAAACATGAGAACCCGATTATTGTGGATATTGTAGATACACATGATAATTTCCAAAAACAGTGGTTACAACGTCGTCGGTTTTATAAAAAGTGTAATTACCGTATTCGGCAAATCGATTCAACTAAATATAAAACTATGCAACTGGACTGGAATACAGATACTACATGGAAACATATATATGAACCCAAAGCAGGAGCGGTGTCTGTATGTGAAGCGGAGAATAATGAGGCAGATGAAGACGAAGATGACCCGCCCGTAGTTAGAAAATGTTTAATTAACATAAATGACTTTTACACCCTTGAATAATTAAATCCGCACAGCGGATTTATTCTTCAAGTAAGATACCAGTAACGATTTGAAATCAAGCACATCGCAGATGTGCGGTTTCAAATCTTCGCTGGTATAACGGTTGACGATGTATCTACTATACATAATTAGTGGATACATAATGATAATGATAGAGTGATATAGTGATTTATTTCTTACGATTATGTCTCGTTTTTCTACAACGTCTACTTTTACGTGACCTAGATTTCCGTGCAGCATGTTTTTTACCACTTCGGCAATGCGATTTTTTTCTCTGCTGTTGTTGTCCCCCAACCTGGTTGGATGCATAATTATAGGTGTTTCCACCAGTAGAAAGTGTTTTTACGTCAGGCAATACATTATCTTTGCTAAACGTGGGTGTTATAGTACCGTTTCCAGACATTATAATATATATGGATATAAAATTCTCTATATATGTGTATATATAAACACATGAGTTACAGCCGACGTAAATCACGGGGCGATAGTATAGACGAACGTTCGCGAAACGATAGTATAGACAGTCGTTCATATAGTTTTGATTCAAATGACTGCATAACAACCGTAAATACAACTAATACAAAAACAAAGGCGGTTTGTATAAATCGGCGGAAACGAGAACAAACAGTTGACCCGATAATACCCTCACCTGTCCCTGACAAATTTAAATATTTCATAGGGATAACTATCAACAATTCATGTGGGACTAATGTGCATAAAGGTTCCCACTAAAAAACGTCGAAAAAATTTGTTCTGCGATTTTCCGAAAATGGACATTCTGAAAATGTCCAATTTTGAAAAGTGAGGCCATTTCTTTTTCCGAAAATATCGATTTTTTGCTTATGCAGCCGAATGCAGTAAATGCTAAAAAAATAATTTTAGGTCGACTGCATATTTTTTTTTGGGAAAAATGCGGTATCCCCTTTAGGGGTAATTTCTGTCAGTATAATAGACTGACAAATGGCTGACGCAAAAAACCCCTTTTTACCCCTTCAATATTCTTGCGAAAAATGCAACTTTATATGCAGCAATAAAAAAGACTATAATCGACATACATCCACTGCAAAACATAAAATGCTGACGATGGCTGACGCAAAAAACCCATTTTTACCCATTAAGACATTTGTCTGCGAATGTGGTAAGGCATATGGGCATCGACAAAGCCTATTTAAGCATAAGCAGTCATGCAAGTATAATGAACGAGAAAAGACGGTTGTAACACAATGTAGTACTAATGATACAGTCAGTAATGCATGTGGTTCAACAAATATTACAAGCACGGTGTTATTACTTTTAAAACAAAACCAAGAGTTCAAACAACTCATGGTCGAGCAGCATGCTGAAAATATGGAGTTACATAAGCAACTGGTAAATGTAGTAAAAGATGGAACTACTATCAATCATAATACAACAAATAATAACAACCAGCGATTCAACCTAAATTTTTTCTTGAATGACACATGTAAAGATGCAATGAGTATTACCGATTTCTTACAAAACATGAATGTTCATATAGATGAACTGGAGTATATTGGTAATCACGGATACGTAAACGGGATGACCAAGATGATTATGGACAGATTAAAAGAAATGGATATCACGAAGCGCCCGATACATTGCACCGACATCAAACGTGAAATAATGTACATTAAGGATGATGCTGGATGGAGCAAAGATACAGATGAGCTGTCCAAGTTACGTAAAATACTAAACCGTATTTCTATGAATAATTATAGAACAGTCCCCGACTGGAGAACTGCACACCCAGATTGTGAAGTAATGGAAACCCATAATTACGAGTTTTGTTATAAAATGATGCGCTCCATTTTAGGTGACGTGGAAGAAGAGCAAATTAAACTAGATAACAAGATTATCAAAACCATGGCAAAAGAATTATTCATACAAAAATAAGTAAGTAAGGTGATGGTGTATTAGTACGTGTAGTTTTTCACTAACCGTGAAATATGAATAACCTTGCTGTTATTGGGAACGACCTTAATGGGTACCCAGCGTTTAAACTTAGTATGAAATACACATTCAATTGTCAACGTCCGCTGTAGATCAACATACTTATCACTATTAATATTTTGAAAATCATCTTCGTCATCGCTTTCTTCAATGTAATCCAAATTCTTATTTTCACGAATGGTGCGAAATAGACAATTCATAAAAACACTGGTTTTATAGTCTGGTATATAAGCTATTTCATAGTATTCTATCATGTTTTCTTTACCATATGCATATAAGTGATAAATATCATATTGTATATCCGCCATTACTTTAAATATGGTATTATGTCGATATTGCGGTTTGTTCAAATCAATTGCATATTTTGCATCATGAATCATGGATGACGGAGGTCGAGTAGATTGTTTCGGTTTTTCAATCACAGGGATATTTTTCATATTCAATACTACATTTATATAGGGCATAATCGCGGTTGTTGTTCGATACTGAATATGATGAGTGTCATATCCTATGATGTCTACGTATGCAGGATGAATGGTAGAAGACATGGACGAATTATACATGTTTTCCCACATAATAGGTAATTTGAATGCGATGGATATATTACATGTTTTAATGTCGTCTAAGAATGCTTTTATATAAAACAACTTATCATAAAATGTCATTTTACCAAGAGGAATGCCTTTGTAGAAATACATATCTTCAATCACAAAGACAGATACATTGGTAACTTCATCTACTACCGATGTTCCATATAATATCGTCCCTTTACCCAGTGGATTGTTATCTTCTTTCATTATTCTGGTTGATTTAATAATTTTCTTATCTTTGTTTAAATCGAAAATATAACACACATCACTGTCGCGATAGAATGTAAACCATGCATAGTTTTTCTTTCCAATGGGTATTGCTAATGCGATATTATATTCGGCAGAATATCCTTTTTGTGATATGGTTTCATATGAATGGTTAAATTCCGGGAAACGTTCAATCAAGTGATACATTTGATTTGAATTCAGTTCCATGATAATCAAATATTATGATGGAGCAGGTGTATAAAACAGACCAGTTCGTTTTATATCATTTTCATTTGTAACTTATAGCCAGATGATAATCAATGTCTATGTTTACGATTATTACGTGATGTGGTTATTCTTTTCTTACATTTTGTATATTTGCGAGTTCGATGACAACGAGCTCGCTTAGGTTTACACAATTTCCTTCTTGTTTGTTTACCACCACATACAGATAAAGGTGTACTAGACCCCTTACCAGACCTACCTTCATTTGTTTTTCTAGCTTCGCCAAAATCAATAATATATATGTCCATCGGGTTTGTATTAGTATTTATCAGTATGTTATTAGGGTTAAGGTCGTTATGAACAATATTGTTGGTTTTAAGGAATTCATCTATATTTCCTACAATAATATCAATTGGGTTACAATTAAATGTTTTTGGCTGCTCTAGCTGTTGCAAATTTGGATTTTTAATAGAATCATCCTGAATTGGGTTAATTAATGTTTGCAAAGTTGGAAGTTTAACATATTCCATATCAATGTAAAAATAGCAGTAATCGTTTTCTTTATTTGTTGGAAATAATTCACCATAATTGTATATTTCAGGTATAAAAACATGATTAAGTTGTGTATTTGTATCGTTAGTATTTTTATTATTTATTAAATCGTATGCTTTTTGCTGGAAAAATATTTCAGCATATAATTTGGCACGAATAGAGGATTCGTTAATACAATAATATTTGTATAATTTTCGAAAGGTATTGTCTTCTAACTTAATAAATTGTACCGAACATGGTATAGAACCTCCATTCTCGTTCGTAGTAAAATCATTTTTTACCTTCCATTCAACTGAATCTATTGTATAGTCACTTCTTGGATCAGATTTTTCTATAACAGAATCTGTTTCATCTTGAGTAAGAATAGGCTCAGCTGAACTATTATGTGTTTGTTGTGTATTATCATAGCTGTCTTGTGGTATTATAAGGTTTAATATTGGTCGTTTAGGTGGGCTCATATATATATATATATACGCGGGATTAAGTTTATGTAAATTAATAAATGACATAAACGTAAATGATGTAATTGGTTAAATAATATGGAACCGATTCTATCATTTGGCATTTATGTGACTATATCGGCCGTTAGCATGGCATGGATATATTACCAGAATTATCAATTAATTACATTTGCTCGTCCATAAATTTGGTTAAATCTGCATCCATCGATTGAATGTCGTTCGAGCTGATTGACGTAGACGTTTGAATAGATTGTTGCATTTCGTCCATCATTTGTTGATACTTGGTAATCTGTGAATTTACTAAATCTTTCGTCTTTTTATGTGTAAATGTATTTTTCATATATTCCCATGCACTATGACAACAATAAATGATAAATATGGAAATGATTATATTAAAAATAATGTGTATAAATATTTCAAACATTGCAGTATATAACATTACTAGAATCCTATATATGGATTTTAACGTGAATGAAAAATAATAAACAGAATCGATATAAAACTTTAAGATGTATACAAAGTAAACATGTCGCTAACGGTATTAGTGGTTGATAAAAATGGTACGATAAATGAACAGACGATTAAAAAGTTTGATGAAGCGGAGTTGTATAAAAAGGCTGGTCTAAAATCTGCATCCGGGTTTAAAATGCATACTGAATGGGTCATTCCTGATTTAAAGGGTAAATATTATAATATTTGTTTATATGGAAAAACAGACGGACGTGCAAATAGTGAAAACAAGTATGAATTTCCGCCCCCGGTTGATAATACTCTCTTCTTTGGGAGTTGTATTTTAATAAATAAAGGTTCTAAGAATACATATGTAAATTTAACCGATAAAGAATGGTTGCAAATATATGAACATTTATATGGTGGGTTTGAAGATATTGGGGATGAAGAAGATGAGGATGAGGAAGAAGACGAGGATGAAGATGATTTGCCGCGTACTAAATCGGGTTATGTAAAAGACGATTTTGTGGTTGATGATGACGAAGAAGACGAGGAGGAGGAAGAAGAAGAGGAAGAAGAGGAAGAAGAAGAGGAAGACGAAGAAGAAGAATATGTCAAGCCGAAATCTCGTCGTAAACCGACAAAGGCAACTACCAAAAAACGTAATACAAAAAAGGATAAAACGCCCATAGTTAATAATTACATGTCGACAGAAGAAGGTGAATCATTTTTAGAATGTACTGGTGAATTAAGTGAAGAAGAATATGTATAAAAAACGTAAAAATGGGTACCATTCATAACGGCAATGATAAGTCGTGTATGTAGATGGTGTAAAATTGATTCATATAAACTTTTATTTATATGAATTATAATAAAGGTTACGTTCGTACATTAACAATATGCATTTGATACATAATCCGGAACAATTCAGAAACAACATTGTTAAAAAACTAACGGATATTATCGGTGAAGCTACAATTAGTATTAATTTGGAAAAAGGCATCTTTAATTATGCCATTAAAGAAGGAACCAGTAGAAAAATAATAAAAAAATGGGATAATCCGCTGTTTGTTCAATTGTACATTGACCGTTTGCGTAGTATTTTCATAAATTTAAAGAATACGGAATTATTAGAACAGTTGGTCACAAAAGAACTTACCCCTCAAAGCTTGGCATTTATGACACATCAAGAAATGAACCAAACTAGATGGAAAGACTTAATTGAACAAAAAATAAAGCGTGATGCAACTAAATATACTACTAATATACAAGCATCTACTGATATGTTTACATGTCGTAAATGCAAGTCAAAACGCTGCACGTATTATGAATTACAAACTAGGAGCGCGGATGAACCAGCGACCATATTTATTACATGTTTGGATTGTGGTAAAAACTGGAAATCATAAATTAGCAAAAAAATAGTTACAAGTATATTGTTATAAGTTTGAATGATTTTGCTTACACCAATATTTCTAAATCTTCCAATCGCCAATATTCACATCCACCATTTGGCATGGGACGTTTGATAATGAATGGAATTTTTTTTTGATTAAATTCATTTGTCGCGATAATGTAGTCATCAATAACATTGTCTTCAACATCTATTAAAGGAACCGCTCCTGCACTAAGCTGTGTCGCTCGTTCACCAATAATTTTTGCTTTCTCATAACGAGTAATAAACGGGACAGAACGATGTAAAGGGTCTACAATTGCACCAACTTCATTTCTTACTACCTTTGATAAAGTAGTAATTTCATCATAATTGTGTGATTTCATTTCGGGATGATAATCTGCAATAACTTGTTGTTGCAAATTTTCATTAAATTTTTGTAAATAATTATCGTCTTCGTCGTCATTATCGTCGTCTGTTTCGGTATCATAATCAATGTTTGTGATTTGATTATTTGATGGGGTTGTTTTTGTAGTTGGCGGTGTGTTGCGCGTAAATATATCTTTCGGTTCATCATCTTCGTCTGCATCACTGTTTTCACTATCATCATCGTCATCGTCATCGTCATCGTCGTCTTCATCGTCATCTTCGTGTTCAGGTGGAGGTGGACGGATATTTTCAGTATCACTATCACTATCGCTATCATCGTCATCAGTTTGATTTTCTATTTCATCATTGTCCGCCGGGGGAGGAGGAATAACACGCTCATCATCACTATCAGTGTCTGGTGAAAGCTGTTGTATTTGAGTAGGGTTCATTATTAACACGGATATATTATATGTATATCTTATTTTCTAAATAATTAAATCAATTTTTCAGTAGATGAGTTAATGATAAAAAATAATAAGGCAGAATAAGAAGAGTATTGTAAAATTTCATGTAGTTTATTATAAGAAGGAAGGGATACCGTAGAAATACATGGATACCTAATTCTGTTGGTTGGTTTTCCATGTAGTATCACATACCGTGCAAATGTATAAGTATTTCATGTTTGCATCGTCGTACCGAATATATACAACATCAGGCTTAGCGTTCGTTTCTGTAAGATTTGTTTTACATTTATTATTAGGACACTTAATATGAAAGCTGTGTGGTAATGTTGGGTCATACTTAGTATATTTATTCACAATGCGTGAAATGTGTTGTTCTGTATTATTCGATTGAACATCTAATATGCATCCGCCGTCTTGTGATATGGATGAATCTATATGTTTGCAGTAACGACAATAGTGTTCAAGCTTGTTAGGGTCATCTATGTTTACACTGATATAATACATATTATCGCATTGTTCGCAAAACTTCATTTTAATGCTATATATATTATGAATATTATTTTACACAATCGGGGCTGAACGAATATCAATTTTTCAATTACATTGACCTTAAATAAGTAAGCAAGCCATGTAATTCTATTTGAAAAATTGATTTATTGAAATGAAAATAAAAATAAGACATTAATATAACCAAACCAAAAATGATGGAATCTAATAACACAGTTTCATCGTCTAATTCAAAAATAATACCACATATTACTGATTATCGTGATGTATTTGATTTCTTAACAAAACATATTGCTAAAAAGAAAAATGACCCAAATGTTGTCATTACAAATACACGTATTGGTGATAGTAATTCTGGTATATCAGGAGGTTCATACAACATCACGGATGCAGAATATCCAACGTTCATAGACCTTTATTATCGAGATGTTCTTTCTCAAAATAAAAAGGAATATTTGACGGAGAAACAACGAGATAATGACGGACCTATATTAGTTGACCTTGATTTACGTCATACGTACGATACGGATGAACGACAATATACAAAGGAACATATTGATGACCTGATTGATATATATTTAGAAGAATTAAAACAAATATATCAAATGGACGAAAGCACTGCATTTACAGTCTATATTTTTGAAAAACCATCTGTAAATCGCGTACAAGAGAAAAATTGTACGAAGGATGGTATTCATATGTTGATTGGTATACAGGCGGACCATGCAATACAGCAGATGTTGCGTACTCGAGTAATGACTAAAATAAAGGAAGTATGGGCAGATTTACCCTTAATTAATACTTGGCCAGATGTATTTGATGAGGGTATTAGTAAAGGAACGACAAATTGGCAACTGTATGGTTCAAGAAAGCCTGGACACGAGCGATATAAGTTGACACGCGTATGTAAGATTACGGTTGACCCCGCAGACAATGAAATCATCAATCGAGACGTTCCTGTATCCAAATTGAATATGGAGGCAGAAATACACAAATTGTCAGTGCGTTATCGGTCAAATGCAGTATTATTTATGCGAAACGATTTTGTAGATGAATATAAGAAATTTACAGATTCTTCGTCGCGACCGATAAGTCGTACACAATCTAACTCAAATTGTGCAGCAGCTGAAACACAACATCGTGCGGATATATTAGACGATATTAGTACAATCGCATGTATACGTAATAAGGATGAACTAGAAGTGATGGTAAATAATTTTATTGAAGTAACTTCCGATTCCATCAATGATTATCATTTGAAAACAATGTACGATTATACAATGATTCTTCCAGAGCAATACTATGGGCAAGGTTCCTATGATAAATGGAAGCGGGTAGGCTGGGTGTTGCGAAATACAAGTACCAAGCTGTTAATTGTATGGATTGCGTTTAGTGCGAAATCCAGTGTATTTTCGTACAGTAGTATCCCAGAATTATGTGATATTTGGAGAAAGTTCGATTTAAGATTGCATGGTGGATTAACAAGGTTGTCGTTGATACACTGGGCGAAAACCGACGTCCCGGAAGAATATAATCGTATTTTGCACGGGACTGTCGATTATTATATTGAACATACAATTAATTCGTTTAATATTAAAGAACGTGTTCCGGATTTTGACTTAGCAAATGTGCTATATCAAATGTACAAGCATGAGTACGTTTGTGTAAGTGTTACGAAAAATATATGGTATCGTTATAAGAATAATAGATGGGAAGATATTGATGCAGGTACAAGTCTACGTCTTTCTATTTCGAAATCATTACGTGCATTATATAATCAAAAAGGTTCAAATAGCTTGGCAGATGCTGCGTCTACCCCGGTTGAAAAAACAGTAGATTTGGATAAAGAACCCGAATTTCAAAAGAATCGTTCATTAAAAATATTAGCCATTAGTAATCGGCTGGCAAATACAAATGATAAAAAGAATATTATGACAGAAGCAAAGGAGTTGTTTTATGATGGGTCCTTTTTAGAAAAAATGGATACAAACCCGTATTTGTTGTGCTTTAATAATGGTGTAATTGATTTTAAGGAAAACTGTTTTCGCAAAGGACAACCGGAAGATATCATTTCGCTCTGCACTAATATCGATTATGTACCATTGAACCCAGTCAAGCATAAGCAGATTATGGATGAAATACATGACTTTATGAACAAATTGTTTCCAGACAAAGAACTGTGTAAATACATGTGGGAACATTTGGCGTCTACATTGATTGGAACATCTGCCAACCAGACTTTTAATATGTATATTGGTGTTGGTTCGAATGGAAAGTCCGTATTGATGAACCTCATGGAAAAGGTATTGGGACAATACAAGGGTGATGTACCTACGACTCTAGTGACAGAAAAAAGAGGTAAAGTTGGTGGTCTCGCTCCTGAAATAGTCCAATTGAAAGGAATTCGGTATGCAGTTATGCAAGAGCCAAGCAAAGGGGATGTTATCAATGAAGGTATGATGAAACAACTGACAAGTGGTAAGGACCCGATTCAAGGTAGAGCACCTTATATGCCGAAAACAATTTCGTTTATTCCACAGTTTAAATTAGCCGTGGCATGTAATGCATTAATGGGAGTTAAAGCGAACGACCATGGTACATGGAGACGTATTCGGGTTGTTCCATTCAAGTCATTGTTTACGGAAACACCGGTAGATGACGACCCAGACAAGCCGTATCAGTTCATGTTAGACAAGAATATTGAAGAAAAATTCGATGAATGGAAGGAAGTATTTGCGGCCATGTTGGTAGACATTGTATTTAAAACTGGAGGGTTAGTACGTGATTGCAGTATAGTCATGTCTAAAAGCAATGAATACAGACAGAGCCAGGATTATATATCAGAGTTTATTCGTGACCGCATTGTAAGAGAAGCAAATGGTCGCATTAAACAAATGGAATTGAACAATGAATTTTCGATTTGGTATATGTCGAACTATGGCGGTCGCGGACCCAGTCCCAAAGAATTACATGAATATATGGATAAAGAATTTGGTCGTAAACGACAACAGACATGGTCAGGTGTTCGTATTAAATATGAACGTGATGAAATGCCTACCGAAACCGGAGATAGTGAAGAAGATAGTGATGAGAGTGATGAGATTGATGTTAACACTTTATAATCTATTGGTGGAGGGATAATGATGTGATATAATAATGATTATTGTATCATATGAGGTTACTTTACAGTTGATGACCAACGATTGTTGTATACTTTTTTATTTGCAAGGAATGTTCTTTTTCTGCTGTCTATTTTTACTAAATATAATATCATTCTACTTTGATATTTCACCTGTTAAAATGACGGCAATAAACTGTAATGACGTATAGATAAAGTTTTCAATAAAAGAAATAATAAAAGGATAAGAAATGGCGAAAATGCTTATAATAATTTTAGCATACATACTGTAGTCATATTTAGTTACTAAAGTGTATATTGCGACTATAATACAACCATAATATACAACTAGTAATAGTGTATTGTACCAAACCAAATTTTCCACCGTTTTTTGCTGATGAATATATTTTTGTTGAAATAAACGTTCACTTTCTTCGATATTATATTGCATCCTATATTGTATACTTAGACTTTACTGTACATATTTACTTCACTCGGTGAGTTTGGCGATACAATATCTCTATTGTATTTTAATCTCTCTGCATTAAATGCAAACATGTTGCCGAAAGGAGCTTGGTAGGTACATTTGCGAGAACTTTCATTCCATACTATATTATTTTCACTATCACAACATGCAGGACCAATACATGTAGAAGAATTCGGGTCAGTCGAACCTGCTGTACTAGCGACACCTCCTATCGCAGATGCTCCAGTTGCATCCGTTGTGTTATCCTTATTAGTCAAGTCCATTGCAGGCTTATCTAATTTCAATTCATTGTAATTTGTATATACTCGGCTTTTGAGAACGTTATATAACATAAACAGTTTAATACCTGCAGCTGTTCCAATCAATATAATTAATCCAACTTGCACAAATCCGGGTATAAATGTAAATTGTCGAGTTATGATGACAATTAATACAATTAAACCGAGTGCAATAGTAGCAACAAAAAGCATTTGATTATAATGTTCCGTGTACATTCTACGGTTTTCATTAAATTCTGCGCTTCGTTTTTTTGTGAACAAGTTGTTTTCAGCCGTTCGTATATTTGTTTGTATACGTTCATTTTCCGCATTGATTAGTGTTTTGATTTTATCCTGTTCAAGTAATAATTTTTTATTTTCGGCGTCTGCTTCATTAGTAACTTTTGATAATGTACTAATATCATTACTTAATTGATTGCGATTAACACCAACAATATCAGGACCTAAATCATCTAATATTTTTTGTGCGGATTTTAACACGTCTAATGTATTATTTGGGTGTGGGGTAGTTGCCATTATATATTAATCAAACATTTTTCTATATATAAAATGACAATATGACTAAAGATGCGACTGCAATTGTTCCAAGAATATATGTTTGATTATATGTATCGCTTAATTGCAACTTATCGCGCAATAGTTCATCAGCTGCAGTTGGGCGGTCTTTACCGTTAAAGGGAATATATTTTTTATATTTTTTATGTCTTTGTAACTCTGCATTTTCTTTTAAAAGTTTTTGTATGTCATCTTGATTAATGATTGCTGTGTTTTTTCCATTTTCAAAACGACTGTATACATTAGCAATCGCTCCTATTTGAGCCGCATACCCTGAATAACTAGATGCCCTTCTGCTTGTATTAAACTCTTCAGTTATCGGGGTTGCATTATTTGAAAGTGGAGAATATGGGGTATATGGAGTATATTCCATGTTAATAATATTATAAGATATGATTATATAATATTGTTACTAATATTGTTACTAAAGCTCTGTAAATACATAATATAATAATGACGTAGTTAGTGCCGTTAACAAAACATTCGTATACACGGCGTTATCATATTTCTGCTTATGACCTGCGTATTTTGACGTTTCACTCGTTTGGTCTTTATTAAATTCATCTAAGTCTCGCAATTTATGTTGAAGTGTTCCGCGGTTACGTTTGATGGTGTTGTAATTTGAATGAACTTTTGACTGTGTAGTATAAGGAGAATCATAATCTTTAAATGCAGTAAATTTTTCCTTGATATTTGCACTAACCATGGCTTGCTTATCTAATAAATCTTTGTATTTGTCTTTGCAAACATTTCGGTTCGGGTCCATGCAAAGATTATAGTCTTGATAGATTTTCTGTTTACGGTCATTTTCTACGTTATATGCTTTGCTTTTATTTTGAAGAAAATCATACTCTTTATTACAGGGTACTATTTTGTTATTACATATAGTTTTAAAGTCTTTTTGTTTTGCATTTAAGTCATTTATAACGTTTTCGCGAGTTTTAATTAAATTTGCAATTTCATCTCGCTTTTTTTGTTGTTGTTGTTGAGAACAGTTTTTATTGTATTTATTAGTACAATCTTCATATTTACGTTTTAATTTAACTATTTGATTTCGAAACCATACTATTGTTCTATTGTATGATGCAATATTTCGTTTTGTGTTTGAACATGTCCTGTTTCGGTTCTCATAATATCTCGTTTGTCTAATTAATGTGGATTTTTCTCTGTTTTTTTGAGTAAGTTTATTATATGTTTTATGACTCTCACCGCGTATAGAATTTAGTTCTCTTTGCGAACGATTTATATTATTATTGTTATTATTTATTTGAGAATTATAGTGTCCTACCGCTCGATTGATATTGGCGATTTGTGCATTATTGGCTCCAATTGCTCTATCATAGTTGCGACGATAACGTCTTGCAAACCAACCTCGCAACCGCCCTCTGCCCTGCCATAATCTAGCATTATATTGTTCGTATGGCCTTTTTCTTGCATTAGCATGATTAATATTGCGGCGTAATGTACGATTACGACTGTTATAACTTTTAATATTATTATGATAGGGTCGTTCTCTTCTACGTGAATTACCATATACTTTCCTATATCGTTCGCGTTCCATATCGATACCTGGCTCTACTCTAGCCTTGTACGCTTTAAACTGTGGGGTGGTCATTGTAGTATCAAAACCTGACATTGTTTTGTTTTATTCTATATATTAGTTAGAATAAAACTTCGTAAAAATTACTAAATCACATCGAATCACAACGATTATCTTTGTACCATTTTTCACTTCTTTTGATATAATTATCATATGCGTTTATAGTTCTTTCATAACTGTTAATAGTCGATTTTATTCTATTACATCGATTATACCTACACCTATTTAGTTCACGTTGTTTTCCACTAATTTGTCTGCTGTAATTATTTATACTTGCTTGTGAGTTAGACATAGTTGTATTAATCCCTTGGCATTGATTTTTAAGATTGTTGCATGTATTATATGTCATTAATGCGGTTGTTCGTGGTGGTTCCAATTTACTAACTACTTTAGACTGGGCCTCGTATCGATCATATATTTTTATACAGTTCGCTTTATTTGATATGTTACATGAAACATAATTGGCATATACGTTATCTAATTCTGTTACAGTCTCTGTACCCTTTTCTGCCTTATCTAATACGTCTAAACCTTCAATTAATACGCCCGGCGTATTATTTGGATTTGTATGTAAAGTAAGCTCGTTTCTATCAAACACATGATAGTTGAATATTTTATTTTTTGGATTGGAAGAGCATATGTTACACTGTTGCATTATATGTAGTTTTCTATTATATTATAGTACTATAATATAATATTTTACCAACTATCCGTATTATATATATTCGTATAGACGAAACTTACTACATACTTTCCCATGTTATATACACCATATTCTACCGGGTATATGATAAACGGATATGCAAATAACAGTATAATCATGGATAGTTTTTTATAAAATAAATTACTATACCTAAACATTCCATATGTGTAATATGTATAGTAAATCAAAAGTCCATAATATAAGAAAAATAAAATCATGTTTACAAAGTAGATGCTATTCGTTTGCTCTTGTAAATATGTACTTTGGTGTCTATCCGCCGAATATTTTTCCTGGTTTTTGTTATATGTGTTTTTATCCAAAATATTACTCATTATATATTGTTCATATATTTGAATTTTTCATTTTATATATCATGATTCCGGTAACTAATATGCCAACACTTAAGTTCATTGCGTCTAATAGTGCTCGTTGATTAAAATAATACGTATTTTCAAAGTGGTTCATATTTTTATTATGATGATTAATTTGTTTTTTAATATCCATAAGAGTCCGTACAGTATATCAAATAAACAGATTATATTTATTGTGAACGTACAATAAAAAAGGACGCAAGGATGATTCCCAATCCTAAATTTACAGTATTTGTAAGCGTGTCACTATATATAGCTTTCATTCCATTATAACGTAATTCTGCACCCGAGTTTCTTAGGTCCGTATTTTTTAGTTTTCCGTTAGGGTCACGAGTTTCATCGTCCCCACCAAATCTTTTTGGCTCGGTAATTTGTAAACTATATGCAGCTGTTTGACATTTTACCACCGATGACCCGTTTATCACTTTGAGAGCCCACGTTCTGCCACTCGGTTCTTCATAAGCAAATACATAATTTTCATCACTAGAAACTAATTTTACATTTAGACTTGAAAACTGGCCATTCGAACCCACTTCACTTCCCCCTCTTTTTGTATTAAAATCAGTAGAATATGCATAAACATACCCACCCGAAACAAGTTGATTGTTACGATTTCGAATGGTTCCATTCACATTTTCACATGTATATTTGTATCTACTATATCCATATTTATCCGCACCATCGTATTGACTCATTAATCTTTGATTCATACTGTTTGTGTAACTAGAACCCGCATTTTGTGCATTCGCCTTATTAATATTTTGTCCTAAGTTTGCCCATCCTTGAGGATACTGATTTGCATAGGAACGATTTAGTGCACAAAAATTGGCAATACCTTCTATGATTGGTTTTGGCTCATTGTCATTTGGTTCATTATTATTTGTACTTGATTTATGAAAAAAAGGATAATCACTATAACTGAGTTTTGCCATTATACATTATTGAAAGATTAAATAGTTATACACAAATTCTGTAATATTCCGTAGTTAGTGCAGTAATGCTTTTTCTGTCGTATTTGCATACTTCTCCTGGACGTAAACAAATAGCAAGTGAATGTGGGTCGAATCTAGAAACTTCGGGCAATTGGTTAAGTGAAACTAAATTATATTTATGTTTTAATGCTTCAACCTCATTGGGTGTTAAAATTTTTGAACTTGGTACCAAGATATGATTTAATATATTGTATTGTAAGCGTTTCATATTGTGAATGACTACAAAAATACCGTCATGTTCGTATAAATACTTCACTTTCGCAATGATAGTGTCATTAGGTTCATCTTCAGTGACAATAATAAGGTAATCGTCTTTTGTTAATGTATTTTCTATTAAATAGAGGTCTTCGATAATATCATCTAAATCTTGTTTCTTGATTTGTTTTGCCTTCAAATAATATTTAATGTATGCTTTACGATTGTTTTTGCTATGTGTTAACAACATATCTAGTTGGTTATTTTTGTACATTGCATCTACCTCATTAATACTAAATAAATTGTAATCTTCCACATTATACCCTTTATACTCCATTATTTCAATGAGAGTATTACGAGAATTATAGACAGATAATATTTTATTACTTGTTGTACTCATTATATAATGTATACTAATATTTGATACTTTATATTTTTTCTATAAAGTATCAATTTTTCAACAGAGACTATATGCTTATACCTTTTTAATGAGTATTCCTTTACTAAAATCTAGTTCATTACTAGGCTGCTCTGCCATCTTTGTTTCGGGGGCAGTGGTTGATTTAAATTTAATATTTGGCGAGGACATGTTCAAATTATTATCCGCATTATTCATATCGTTTGCATGAATTGTCGCCATTCCAGACGGTTCTGTCATATCATTTCCGTTTACAATTTTAATATTAATGGATGGGACGTTTGATGAATTATTATGATTCTCATCATGAATCGTTTGATTATGTAGTTCTGTTTGAGGGGTGTATAATGGCTGAACATCTTCACTAGTATACGCAAAGTCACCTGGTTTATATATATCAAATCTAGTCACCACTTTAACCGTATCGGCTGCATCTAAACCTGACATATCGTCTGTTTCAATTGTGATAAATTTATCACCTATATTTTTAATACTCCATATTCGACGTGGGTTTGAATCGCCTCTAAAAATGACTGATTCGCCTTTATGAAATATATCTGATAAAGATTCATTTGAACCTGCATATTGTACTTGTGGGCTATTACTTGGTGGCGGGTAATCGGGGGAACCCGGGAATTGCACGGGCGGACTTTTACTTGGTGGCGGGTAATCGGGGGAACCCGGGAATTGCACAGGTGGACTTTTACTTGGTGGCGGGTAATCCGGGGAATTTTCTATTTCATTATGTTTTTCTGGAACATAGGGAGATTCCGGATGATATCCAGGAGACAATGAATCGGGGCGGTATTCAGGGGACTCCATATTTGCCTGAGCCGCTTGTATATCAGTATGAGTAACAGGCGAATAAGGTGCATATGGAACACTATCTGGACTTTCTATAGAGGATGTGATGCTATCTGGGGTAAGATTATGTTTACCTACATCACCTTGACGCAAATTCTGTTTAATATGCTGTATAAGTGAATTTGGTGTTAAAAGCTTATCCATAGTAAGTAAGTTTGCATTATTTGAAAATAACATATTTTCAATTTGGTCAATATTATCCTCTGTAATAATGCGCATTTGTACATTGATTGTTTGTAATTCTTGTATCAATAACTTGAATGAGTATGGTACTTCAACCACACTAAAACTTCTACCGTACTTACTAACGGTTTCAAGATTCAGTTGACTATTATTATTATTATTATTATCAGTAAAGCGTATTGGTCCATCGGCCATTGGACTCATAAATAGATTATTTGCCGGATTATAAATAGCAATCATACCGGTTGTATTGCATACAGCTAGTTTATATTTATCACCACGCTCCATCATAGATTCTTTTAAGAATGCACTTGCGCCATGTGATATAACACCATCGCGTTCCATTTCGCCTATACGTAAACCACCGTCGTTTGCTCTCCCGCTTACCGGTTGTCGAGTGAGTGCAGTACGAGGTCCTAAAGCACGATAATTAATCTTATCTTTCACCATGTGCTTCAATCTCATGTAATAATTGGGTCCCATAAATATTTCAACTTCTAACTGCTCACCGGTCATTCCATTATATAATACTTCATTTCCGCTGGAATGATACCCAGATTTACACAATAAATCACCAAAAATACCAATTTTTGAACCGTCGTTATTAAATGCAGTACAGTCTCCAAATGCACCATACATAGCACATGCCTTACCAGTAATCGTTTCTACAAATTGACCTATGGTCATACGAGATGGAATGGCATGCGGATTAATAATAAGGTCGGGACGAATACCGTCGGCATTAAATGGCATATCACGTTCGGGAATAACTAATCCAATGGTGCCTTTTTGACCCGCACGCGATGCCATTTTATCACCAATATTTGGTATACGTTCTTCTCGAACTCTTATTTTTGCAATGCGTGTACCTTCTTCACCTTCGGTAATAAATGTTTTGTCAACAATGCCGAGCTGTCCTTTTTTAGGTGTTTTCGATGCATCTACTTTTACTTCGCTTGCAGAAGAGTTTGACGTAGTCATGCCGATTAATACTGTTTTATCATCTAATTCTGTATTTTCTTTTACAAGTCCATAGTTATCTAGTTTACTATAATCATATCCAGGCTTTGTACCGATTACATTATGTTGTTTTTCTATATTCATAAACGTTTTTTCAATCGTCGAATCACTAGATTGACTTTTCTCTTCATGCATTTCATATGTACTGTAATATGTAGTTCGAAATAGACCACGTTTTAATGCGCCTTCATTTATTAAAATAGCATCTTCCACATTATATCCAGTATAACACATGACTGCTACAATGGCATTCTCCCCGTACGGGTTTTCTTCATTGTTAATATACTTCAAGTACCTAGGTTTAACCAACGGAACTTGTCCGGAAACCAATACAACCGCCGTTTTGTCCATTCGCACTTGATGGTTTGTATGATACATTGATACTGCTTGTTTACTTTGTCCACATGAAAATGAGTTACGTGTTGCAGGATTATTCTCAGGAAAATTAATTAAATTACACATTGTGCCAAAAATGAGCGATTCATGTATTTCAACGTGTGTATGATTCTTGTGTTTATTTTTTTCTAATTCAGCCGCGTTCATAGCGATTAACGTACCTTCTGTTTCATTCGTGTCAATATAATCAATAATCGCCTTTTCTTGTAAAAAACGTGCTAATTTCGCAGGATTTGATTCTGCGTCAATATTTTCATATAATTCATGTAATTCGTATATGTTGTAATCATTTGGATTAAAACCTTGTATTTTTTTACGATTAAAACCAGAGATAAGGTCATTCCATGTAAATGAGCCATCAGCCAAGTGCTGTTTTATTTTATCATTATCATAGGACATTTTATTCGTATCATCATCACGATAAAATATCGGGCGACATACGCGACCTGCATCTGTATATATGAAAATGGTATTTAATTGTATATCAAACGAAACACTAGTATAAATAGGTAGTAAACTATTGCGACGAAATAACTTTATTTTTTGTACAGTTTCAATGGGTTCATACACCGCACCTGCCCAATATCCATTCACAATTATTTTTGTTAAGGATGCTAATAAATTAGGTGTACATTCTTCCAACAATTTCATCGAAACCTTTTCACGTAACCATTTTATAATTAATTCGCGTGAATATCCTTGTGTAATATACGTGGTAACAGATAGATGTTTATGTAGCCCGATATTTCCACCATCGGGGGTATCAATCGGGTCAAAATATCCCCATTGTGTACTATGTAACACACGTGGTCCAACCACCTTTACACTTGCATCTAATGGCAAATTTGTTTTACGTAAATGACTTAATGCAGAATTAAACGACAATCGGTTCAAATCTTGCACCACGCCAATACGCTTTGTATGTGTTTGAGACCCCCAATTACCTTTGAACGCTTTTTTGAATCCACTTTCTACTATGCGTTCGCCAAATATTTCCTTATATTCTTTTTGTATTAATCCATATAAATTATCTGCATATAATGCTTGATTGAAAAATATTTTCTTTTCAAATTGCTGATGTATATGATGTTGTAGTAACGAATAATATTCCCGAAACAGGTCATACATTAACGTACCCACTAACTCTATACGCTTGTATTTAAAATTATCGCGGTCAGTAGGTGGTTCACCCCCTGTATAAACAGATAACAAACGGAATACAATATACCCCAAATAATAAGCCTTTTGTGTAAAATTCATTTCACCTATATGTGGCAAAAAATAGTCGGCTAATATTTCGAGTGCATGGGGAACCGTTTTCCCCTTGGTTAGTGTAGCAATATATTTCAACGCATTTACTTGATTCATTATACCTCCTGCATCGTGAACAGATGGGACAAATAAATCAATCATATTGACATGCTTATCTAAATCTAATAAACAAGTGGTTATGATTTGTTTGTCACTGATTATACCCAATGCCCTGAAAACTATGAACAATGGAACCGGTTTACGAACGTTTGGTATATTAACTACAATATTTTTAAACGTGAATTTACTCGTCGGAGCCATGATTTTTACAGATAATGTTCGAACTGGTTTGGACACATTTTCTGATACGGAACGAATTTCCGCAGAATATAAATAAGTATCATCGTGCACATCGCGTATATAGAGCATATTATCACCGAACTTCTCTTGCGATACGACCGTTTTTTCTTTTCCGTCAATAATAAAGTATCCACCCAAGTCATTAGAACATTCCCCCATAGTATGACGCAATTCACGCGACAATCCATATAAAATACAATGATTTGATTGCACCATGATAGGAAACCGACCAAGAAAGATTTTTTCTAAAACTAACGTGCGTTTTTGACGGTTCGATGTTTCCATCGATTTTGCCGTAGCCTCTTTAAACAAAGCCATTTCTGCCGGGGTTAGTTCTGCTTGTGTTCGTTTTGCATGTTTTCGTCGAAGAGGAACTGCTTGAGTGCCTCCTTCGGTTTTTTTCTCTTCATTTACTTCTGTTTCAGTTTCTTCTTGTATCGTGTTTTCTGTTCCAACGATAGTAGGCATTTCACCTTCCTCTAAAATATCAATGAATTCAATCTCTACATCATAATGAACTGTTATACCGTATGTCATATTTCTTAGACGAGCCTCATTTGGATACATAAAATGCGCGTTATTATCATCGTATATAACAGGTTTGCCGAAATAGATTTTGCTACCGTCTTTTCCACCAAAATACATAATACATTGTGACCGATAATCATCAATATTTGAATCATAACGCGTTTGCAGTTTCACCGGATTTTTTTCATTGAATATTTGAAAAATACCATGTTTAAAAAAATCATTATAAGATTCAATGTGGTGTCTTACTAAACATTGTGGGTTATCTTCAAAATATTTGTCTAACACTTTCCATACTGCAATATTATCCATTGGTCTGTATATAAATTATACTATATTTTTTTATGTTATTTCAGGTTTCATTGAATATCATTAGAGTAAGTTGTACTTTATAAAATTTGATTTTGTATTCAAAACTTGTATATTATTGTTTCATTTGTATGTGTTAATTATTTAGTAGAAACTTATTACAATTATTTATTTTTCTTGGCATATATTATACCCATCAACATGGATGATACTATGAATACTCTCTTTGGCCCCCTTGACCGCAGATACTGCGACTACTTCTACTTCTTATCCATCATTGGATTTGTATTATTGGCAATTTTATTGGTGACATCCCTTGTCGTTGGAATTACCAAACGTAAGGGAGCGGACTTTTACATGCAAACAATTTCCGTTGCTTTAGGTTATGCCATTTTCTATTTCCAAAATAGATTATTACATTCTATGTGTGTTGGAACAATGAACTAAATCCGTTCATTTTTAAAATCCTTTTTTTCCATATAATATAAAATAACTCATGGATATTTTATATTATAGTAATTATTGCAAGCATTCCCAAAATGTTATACAAACTTTAGTAAAAAGTAACTTAACTAATAAGTTTAGCTTTATTTGTATAGATAAGCGTACACGTGATCCCGCAAATGGTCAAGTGTACATAACGCTCGAAAATGGTGGAAAAGTGGTTATGCCACCAAACATACATAGTGTACCTTCTTTATTATTAATTAAGCAGCAATATCGTGTTATCATGGGCGACGATATATTAAAGTATTTACATCCAGAAATAAAAAACAGAGTCACTGCTACGATTAATGGCTCGATTGAACCAAGTGGGTATCATTTAGCAACTTCGAATGGTGGAACGAATATTGTATCCGAAAAGTTTACAAGTTATTCAATGACACCTGAAGATTTAAGTGCAAAGGGTAATAGCAATGCTAGACAAATGTATAATTATATATCGGTCAAAGATGATATTCATCTAATTAATACTCCACCTGACAATTATCGTCCAGATAAAATATCGAATGATATGACGTTAGATAAATTGCAACAAAAACGAATGGATGAACTAACTTAATATATGTAGTATAATTTAATTAAAAATATATAGGTAACATATTAACAAATGAAATGTGTTGTATGCTTATGTGTATATAATAGTCAAGTTGGACTACCTTATTGTTTTGATAATATTAAACAAATGGCGCAATGCTTTGACGTATTAGATGTAATTGTATTTTACGATGAATCAACCGACAATTCTCTACCGTTATTGCAAGATTTTAAAACAAAATATAATCATTCTATGAATATTATTATCAACAAAAAGCCGAAATCGCATTTAAGAACAGCGAATATCGCTGTTGCACGAAACTCGATGTTAGATTCTATACGCGAAGGTTTTGTGGATTATAATTATTTTATCATGATGGATACAAATGAGTATGCATGTATTGGTAATATAAACATACATGTATTACAATCCGTATTAGACAACCATGACTCATGGGACGCTATATCGTTTGACAGAGAAGCCGGATATTATGATACATGGGCACTTTCATTTGACCCTTATATTTATAGTTTTTTTCATTTTAATAATTGGCCGGTTGTGGTAAATAATATGAGACTTACATTTAACAGACTATTAGACGATTATAAAATCAATCGCCCAAATGATTTAATACCCGTGTATTCTGCATTTAACGGATTTGCCATTTACAAAACCAACAAATTTTTAAATTGTTCCTATAGTTCAACTATACATCCAGAACTATTTCCAGCAAATATGGTTTTACAACAAATAAATTTAACAGGTGATAATATTGTACCATATTTATATGATGATTGTGAACATCGTAAATTTCATCTAGAAGCTATTCGCCGTAATGACGCTAGAGTTATGATATGTACTCAATCATTATTTTCGAAATTTAAGAACCCACCTCCAAATTTACGCGGACCAGCATAATATATTACAAATCTATTAGTGTAAAAAATATAAAAAGAATATATAAAACTATATTACAACTATGACAGATAAAAGTTCTGTAAATAAGGCGTTCAATACACTATTGATGTCATTTATTGATGATATTATTAGCATCTATCCTGAGCAGGAAGATATTGTCACTGCCAAAACGTCCATGATGACATTTAAGCAAATGAACCCTACTATTTTGGTTAAATCATGGTTTAAGATGGTATATTTGCCTTATGCAGAAGTTATTAATGTTGGAGATGTATCCTTCTTTTTTGATAAAGATTATAGTGCTGATTTACAGAATGTACCCAATGGCAAAGAGCTGATGAAAATGATTGACAAAGTTCGAGGTCCTATCCGTACTATGGATGAAACAAATAAGTCTCACTGTGCTTCCTATATTTTAAAATTAAGTAAGTTATCTGAAATGTATAGTTCTATGTAATATGTTTATTGCATTTCATATGTGTATTATTTGAATACATATATGAGTCGAAACTGGTTAAATCGGTATATATTCCGCCATGATGTATTCATATGTATTTAGTATAGTTTGCAGTTCATATGGACTTTTTTTGTCGAAATATTGTTTAATCAAATCTTTGTTGACAAGTCGCGGTTTCTTGTTATTTAATGATTTTAGATAATACAATTTATGTATTTGCTCAATGTGATTCTTATACTTGAGAGGTATGTCGGATGCCGTTTTTTTAATATAATAATGAATATACATTTCATGCACTGTTCGAATAAACCAGTCGTATAACTGTTTTATGGGATAAAACTGTCGTTTATATGATGGATAGAAATTAATATAAATATCCACACATTGGCTGCGCTGTAGACACAAATATTGGTATTTTGTCCAACTATTCAACTCTTCGCTCCGTTTCATTAACTTATATTCATTTGTTGCAATATTCGTCTGCAATCCAGTTTGATTATTTGTTAGTACCCATTTCTTTGGTGTATAATTGTAATAAATATCCTCCATTAAATCTACATATGAATTGCCAATACTATATTCTTTAGGAAAGCATATAACGCCATTGATGGTTGCAAATACTGGCCAATGTTGAAATACATTTTGCGGTATGTACGTTATCATATTTGCTTCATGTATTTGGTATACAGCAAGTAAATATAGGGAAGAATGAAACGTATATTGTTTACGTATTGCAAATGTGTAAGAATAGTTTTTAGGTAAATATTCTAATATAGCTAATTCATTCAGTGGTTGTGAAATATTCCCTTGTGCTGCAATTATAAATGCATGTTCGTCGATATTAATCGGTAACTTGTATTCCTGATTTGTCATAATGGGTCTTACTATCCATGAACGAATCCTATCATCATAAAACAATTGTAACATTCTACTGTCAATATATTCATGCATTACTATATTTTCCAAACTAGGGTATAATGATTTAAATTTTGTCCATGAAAGTGATTTGGGCGGTGCAAACGCCAACAATTTTCGTTCAGGAATAGATATAATAGTTGACCGATACATACCTGTTTCCATATCATCTGTGCACATCATAGTTTCATCGTAATATAATGTGTTGTATAGTTTGTTATTGTAAATAGATGCTTGCTGATGAATACGTTTATGATAAATATTGGTATGAACATGAAACATAGTTCCTATACAAGTTTTATGTAATACTTACTGTTCAATTATCTTTAACTTATTTTGACCGAGTCTTGTCAACATTCTATACAAAAGTCGTTTTGTGCAAATATAATTTAGATACATAATATATATTTTATTATTCCAATATGGATATGTCAACAACAAATGTAGATGAAATCCCCCATGATTTAAATTCATCAATCACATTGGAATTGGGTGATATTATTGAACTAATTTCGCCGACAAATGATGCATTACATGAAAATACGATGTATATTAAATACATCGATAATCACCATATACAACTAATCAATGTTGCGACATTGACAGAAGTTCAACTGAATATGAACGAGTCGGGTAACTTAACCGATGAATCCATTATACAGATAAATTTGTTAAGCCGGAGTGATGAAAAGGGATATGCTCGTCAACATGGATTATTACCTAAAACCTGGATAACTATTCATGTTGGAGGAGATATTCCAACGGCAATCACCGGTGAAATTACGAATTTGGAAGAAGATATGATTGAGATGATTACTTATCCTGACATGAAAACGATTTATATTGATTTTAAATACCAAGGAATACCCATTGATATACCGATTGATACGATTTTACTTCGTGAAAAACCAGCCGCCTTAAAATCAGTGGGTTCTCTTTCCATGTTAAAACAGGGATTGGAAGAAGGCGAAATATATGAAAGCCCGGACGAAGAATTTGCCTCGATTGAGTTTACAGACAGCGGGGAATCTGTAATTCACATTCCCAAAAATAAACCGCTTGACCCTAGCATACGCGACGTATTACATGATTTGTATATGGATGCTGATGTAGTGTTGACAGATGGTGAAGAACTAGGTGAAATTGCGCAGGTAGTAGAAGTGACTGAACGAGAACAACGGTACGGTATTGATATACAAGTGAATGATATGATGGATGAATTGCTTTCTACCATACCAAACCAAGATAGAACCAAACGGGTGATGGACAATATTCATAATTTAATTGAAAAGTATAAACTACTTCGACAACAATTTTCCAAATTTGACGACAATCAAAACATATATGATGTTAAGACTAAGGGTCCTTTTTATAAACCCCTTATACAACGTATTATGAAAATGGATGTTCGATTAAATTGGTTATTACCGGTTGTAAAACTACGTCGTAAACTATACGACGTAAATAATAGTGCAGAAATTACAGACATCATTAGCGAACGTACGGTTGAGTCACTTAACCCAATCCAAACCATACAACATAATTATTATGTTCGAAATGTCGATGCGATAAATGATTATACGTTAATGCAAAAGCGGATACACGAACTAATGAATCCGTTCGAAACTATGGATAATTGTATTTATAAGACACAAGTTCTTGCGGATATTGATGCAATTGTAGATAATTTGGATGACTTTAATAGTACTGTTTATACAAAATCCGGCATATCAAAGAGGCAATATATAATACAGCGGTATAACCTTGGGTTAAATAAACTCGACAATCAAATGTTAAAAAGTGGAAAAACCGTTTATACACGTGCGTTAATGACACCCAATGATACAATGTGTTTAAAATCGTTGGTATCCCTTCCTTCTTCTGTGGTTCGTTTTTCGGCTATACAATTACCTTCCACGTCTATTTTGGACAGAGTTTCTTTACATCAACAATACTTTCAATTATTCCGCAGTTTACATAAAAATACGGATATTATTCCACATATTGTGGATGATTTGGAAAAGGAACTTGACTATGAAAAAATGGAGGCAGATACCAAACAAAATCTTTTGGACGGAATTCATGAATTTATAGTAGGAGATGTTGACCATATGGATAAACCGGAATTGTTTGAACGATTTTTGAAAACCGTTATTCCCCAAACTAACACAATTTTACAAATCTACCGCAAATATATTAAAAATAAATTATCGTTTGTTAGCTTGGTGCGTCAATTAGAACCATTTATGATTCATAATGATGATATTACATATGGACAATACAAAGTCATTCGTTTTTATATAAAAGACCAAATCAAGAACTTGAAAACAGAATTGGAACAAAAATATGTCCAATTTAACAAGTTAAAACACTTCAATTATAACGTTGTAAATCAACCAAATATAATCCTTCATTTGTTGGCCGAACATAAACATGTCGCCGAATCTTTTTTTAATGTGTATAATTTATTGAATCCGGAAGATAAAGATGCAGTTAAATTAACCCCTCATGAAATGTTGGCTCGTATGATAACCATGGACAATGGAACCTTGTATATGGACGCAATTACTTCTATCTTAATATCTCTCATTACACCTTCCAATATTACAGACATCATTAATAAACCTGAGATTGATGATATGAATCAACCTGACCAACCTCGTGCGTCAAACTGCGCAACGAACTTTTTGGCAAAAAAATATGCTTCTGTAAAAGAATTGCAAAAGGACAACAATGTGGATGTTATTTATGTGGATAAAGAACTTGATGATACGCCTTATGACATTTTGGAGAAATATAAAGAAGAGCAAAGTAGAGTATCACCCGAATTATTTGTTGATTTTTTAGCGGAAAATTTGACACAACGACATGGTTACGCAACGGCGGTTGCAGCCTCTTTGGCTAAAACTATCATTATGAAAAAAAGAGAGGTGGTCGATGGTAATTATGCTTTGTTAGAAATTAAACCTACGTTAAAGGAAGGTATTGATGAGTCAAAATTGAGTGAACCCGAATTGAACGCAATCAAAACGGAAGCCGATATTCGTAAAAAAACACAATATTTTCGTCGTTTGAAAAATACTTGGGTAGTTGATAACGAAATTGAACCTTCGTCTTTCATGGATACTCGTTCATTACTATGTAATATAAATAACGAATGTTATTACAATAAAAAAAATAAAATTTGCGAAACAGAAAATACATCACGTATTCGTATCAAGAATTCCACCAAAGAGGAATTGGTCAAAGAATTCGATAAACGATACTCCATTTCCGTCGATGAATTTGAGAAAGAACTGGAAACTAAACTAGCATATAATGTCAAATTACTAAAACGCAATAAAATGTTACGTGAAATTCGCGATATGAAACAAAACAATGTTGCTTATGAAATTGGCAAATTAGCGAATAAAAGTGAGTTGATTCAATCTCCTCACATGGAGTTAAGAGAACTTATATTCGGCCAAGAAGACTTTGTCAAAAAACAAATAGATATTTGTAACTTTGTAAAACATTTTACTAGAGCTCCTATGGTAGAACAATTAAATGAATCCCCTCATTGGTTTTATTGCGTTGAGACCAACGTTAAATTGTTTCCCATCTCTATTTACGAGTTGGCAACTACGTTTGTTTCTGGTGGAAATTATCGTAAAAAACAAGATGAAATATGTGCAAAATTAGGTGTAATGAGCGATGATGGAGATTCCATTGTGGATAAAGAGAGCGGATATGTTATACGCAAAATAGATTTTAGTGAAGAAGAAGGGTTTGATGAAGCAGGTTTCCGCATAACTTCTCATGCAATTATGGAAAAAGACCTTGGTGATACAATGGGTGTAAAGAAACTAGAAGTAGTTTATGACAATGAATTATCTGAAATGATATATAATATTGCAGAAACTCTCACTAAACGCATTAGTATACCACTTGAAAATATGGAGCAATTTATATTACGTCTAACAAATGAACTAATAGATAAACATGTGTTGATTGAATCTGCTTATAAACGAAGGTCGGACGCTATGCTCAAAAAGAATGGCCAGCCACTAGGACCTTATATAAATTATCGCAATGAAAGCATTATTGTTATAGTAAGTTCGGTACTATTAGTCGGTATTCAAACCGCTATTCCTTCTTTTAAGGCCTCTCGTGTGTTTCCAGGTTGTGTAAAATCGTTTACAGGTTATCCTCTTTCTGGTGTAGAAGATATGTCTGGAATACAATATATTGCTTGCGTGGTTAACAAAGTGAAAAGTTCTATCAAACCATGGGATTCTTTAAGTAAATTGAATGCGGATAAAATTGCGACTCGTATAAAAGATGTGATAGAGAAATATTTGTTAAAACGAAATGATATTGAAGAATTATATACAAGTAAACGACAGTTTATTGCGTTAAATCCTGAATTAAATATTCCGGAAGAACATCTTATTTCCAAGTGGCATCATTTTATGCCACCGGTGGTTCCCGTGTCTATTGTGAATACATTACGTCCTATATCCGGCGATTTTAAAACGGAGCTTATAGACACTATTAAAAAGGGAAATGTCTCACAAACAGACATGCTTGCGTTGCTTCATAGTCGTATTTCTGCGTTCGGGTATGGTGTCGTTGAGTTGATAAATAAAATTGTGAAAGATAAGGATTTAATATTACAAACTTCCGGTTCTATTCCTTTTTTAGAAAACGCATGTTGCAATGATTCAGTGGATTTGATAAAGCCTATTGTATATTTTAGTGAACAAAATGCAAACATTCGAGTATTATTACAAAAAATACAGTCCATGGTTAAGTTTCAAAAGTCCATTCATGAATTAATTAGTGGACCTTATTTTGTTCATGCTGATTCGACTCGTTTAATTCATCCTGATATACCTACTGGTGGATTAGAAGAAAATATTTATGCAGCCATGATTTTCCATTGTAATTTTGATAAAAAACTTCCTATTCCTGAGGATTTGACCTCTGTTTGTAGTGCAAAACCACCTCAATACAAATCCACTTGGTCTCTATTGGAGAAAATGGAATTTATGAAACGCAATGGAAAACAATACAATGTTGATACATTAAATCGTCTTATGAGTATAGTAAATGAACGAAACATTGTTCCGTTAGAACAACAACAACCCGTTAATATTGTACATGGTTTGCATGAAATCATCGAGCATTTGGACAGAAATGATTCTACCGTATTTGATGAGCGGTTAAGAGAACATCTTCGTTTAGTTATCAATGAATATAATCCTAAACAAATGCATGATACACCGTCTGTTGCGCACGATAATTTAACCGCATATTTAACTAGTTGTAATCAACGTTTGTTTAGAAAAATAATGGAATTCTTTGATGTATATGGAAATATGTCCAATAAAGATTTTTCTAATTTACGCGACTTTTTGTCAAACGTGGATAAATGGGCAGTAGATGTACAATCCCCGACCCAAGTAAATTCATATGACAATGGTATGTATATTGTGACTCAATATATACAAAATATGGTTATCATGTTCTCGAAGGTATATCCTGAATTGTTACTTAATAATGCAACTACATATAAAAACATTCCTAAGCATTGGGGCTTAGCCGATGACCATGTTACTGATATTGCATCGTTTTTGAATGATTTTCATAGCCGAATAGAAGCTTTCCGTGGAGACAGTGGTATTCATCATATTTTACAGAATTTGTCTGTGCAACTAGTTGATATGAATTTATTTATAAAATCGATTCCAGTGCAAACTAGTATTCAACGCGAAATTATAAACGAACAAGGTAATAAACAAATTCTTTCCTTTTATTCGTTGTTCAATAAAGAAACGATATATCAATTATTTACGTATTGCTTGTACACATCATTATGTACCTATATTAACATAAGCGATGAACCTAACATTATCCGTCGTGAGAACCAAGATTCAAAAATGAGACGAAGAGAACACAACGCTTTGGTAAATGATGTCCCATTAAATCTAACATCTGTATCGTCTGTCAAGGAGACGAATGACCTCAATGTATTAACGGAAGTTCAAATTTACACGGATACTATGAATGTCGAAATCAAATCGAAAGTATCAGCTTTATTACATGCATATTTGCTAATCGAAATGAATAACAAGAAAGTGACGAATTATTCTTATAATGATGTCATCAAAAAGGTAAATATGGCAAAAGAACGCGAAAAGAAAGGGTTTATTGACTATTTGGGTAATATGAGCATAGAGAACCGAAAGGCAGAAGACTTAATGAAGAAATACCGTCTAGGAAAATGGAATGTTGGGCAACAACGTGGATTGGTTTACTACGATAAAGAAACGTATACACGAGAACGCGGAGAAATGTTGTCTCAATTAGCAGAAGATGTTGCTGGAAATATGCATGATGTTGTAAGTGAAATGCGAAGAGAAATATATGATATTGAAAAAGCAGACGAAGCTGAAGCAAATAATCAAGAAGATATGGAGGCAATGGATATTCGAGGCTTAGGAGATGATTATGCAGATGGAGTTTACTATGAAGAAGACCGTGAAGCGGAATATGATTAAACGAATTAGACAACGTTTTGTTATTTATCAAATAATTATTGATTAGGAGTATTTTATTCTGTATTATAATATTACTGTATTATATTATAATATACAATCAACAATCAACAAACAATATGAACCATATGAAGGCCTTTGTGTATAACAACAAAGTAAATATAGCTGTTTTAATATTCGTGTTTTTTGCTTTCACGATTCATTATAACCAACCAGTCATGTTGTATAATGAAAATGGAAGTTTTCGTGAATTCGGGGTTGGGTATCAACACAAGACTATTTTCCCCATCTGGTTAGTTGTTATTTTACTTGCTATTTTTAGTTATTATTCGGTTCTCTATTATTTAGCGTATATGTAACAATATAATCGTACAAATATAATATATAGTCTTTATAATTCATTTGCATACATGAGTTTTCCTCAACTTATTGAGAACAGTGCTAGTTATTATTTACATCAAACGTTACAAAAATGTCATGAAAATCGCGTGAATTTTTATTATTATGTTCTTAATATTTCGGTTCTCCTTGTCTTTGTTGGGATTGTAGGTTTTACATTATATTATTGTTATAAGAATAAACCTACTGAATATGAGCGAGAACAAAAGATGTTGAAAGACCAGGAATATATTGTTTCGAAAATTAGATATTATCAAGAAGAAGTCAAACAAAATAATGATGGACGTTCTTCCTATATCACGGATTTGCCGTTTATTCAATCATAATATATATGTTAATAATATATATTATTAATTTATCGCATGAATATTATTCGCGAACAACGAGAACATGTAATAACCCAAAATAATAACGGTAATATACAAATACGTAATCTATTAGAGAAAACAAATAAACGGGTGGCTATCCTTGAATTTAAAGAATCTTTACACGGAGACTTGGACTTTTCGATTGTAAAAGAAATGGGATTTGGATTACTTCGTGAGATTATTATTAATGACGGAGACGTGACAAGTATAACAAATCTACCAGAAGGATTAAAAATATTGAGATGTAATCACAATATGTTAATTGCATTGGAGAACTTACCAATTTCATTAGAAGAATTAGACGTAAATAACAATTATATAGAAGAATTAGCAGTAAATTATTTGGCCAACCTTCAGGTTCTCCGTTGCGAATCAAATCGTCTTACAAAATTAGAAGACCTACCGAAATCATTGCAAGAAATTCATGCGGATAATAATTCACTTTTAGATACTCTCCACTTGAATAATCTCAAATCATTGAATGTTCTCCATATATCGAACACAAACGTGCATATTATATACGATTTACCGGAAGGCATTAGTGATTTTGTTATGGATAATACTCCTAGTATTGAATTCCGCAATACGCCAGGAGAAAATATAATGCAGCGAAAAGGGGACGAAGAAGACCAAAAACGAAACAAGACCTATGTAGATGCTTTAAATGAATATTTTAAGATGAAAGCGTCTTATGAAAAAACTCTAAGTCAAGCGCGACGCACTGTATACGAAAAAGCTCCTACGAAGAAAATGGGGCGCAATGCGGTTAAAACCGTCAAAATTCCGTGTGTAAAATGTGCTCGACCGGTTGGCACCCAATTTTTCAGTAAGGATAATAAGTATATTGCGGTTTGTGGAGATACGAGAAACCCGTGCAATTTGGATATCCAAATTTATAATGGAGAATTTTCAAAATATTACCAGTTTATACAGGATTTTAAAGACGAGATTGAGACTACAAAACAGCAAATTATTTGTGATAAGTTAAACGTGTTGTTTGGGTATGTGAATGAAGAACAATCTCTTGCTGCATTTAAACAAAATTTGGATAATTACAATATAAATAATCAGACATATAACGATGTTATGCAATCTCATAATGAAATATATAATAATCAAATAAAAGACGAGCAGATTGTTAAGAAAAATGAGGTGATTTATAAGTTAACGGAATCAATACATAGTCTCTTGAATGATTATAAAAATACAAATAATCAAGAATTACTTACACAAGCGGTTCGCGTGCAAACTGACCAGATTAATGCAGAAGCAAGAAATCTACGCATGTTAAAATACGAAGTAATGGAATTGGATAAGCGAGAACCTATTGTTGAAAACGAGAACCAAATGATTGTTCTCGATAAAAATTGCCAAATTGATGTGAAAAGTAAAGGTGACCGTGGACTATATGAATACTTGCTAGTTCAACGACCATGTATGTTAAACCAACTTGAATATTCTATGAGTGAACCGCCGAATGTAATTAAATTTGTGAAATAATATAATTAATATAATTTTATTTTAATTATACTTTTTAAGCATACATAAAGTGTGTATGAATAAATCTAACATTGATTATAATTTGAAATACCATCCCACAAAATTCCGCGTTTATTTGCCCAATTCTTTTGATTACATTCCGTACTCTTTCCTCCCGTACTCCATCCACTATCTGTAAAATCCACCACTTGATTTCTTTTGTCTAATTCCATGTAACCATACGGAATCGAATTAGAAGAGAACTTACCAGTCATATATAGGTCACCTATATTATTACCAGACTGTTCTGGAATTTTACAATACGTTTTACCATCTTCATTTTTTGATTGCCATAAATCAGGACAACTATTTTTCACAGGAGGAAAAACTACATTACCCTTGGAAGATTTTGTCGGGTTCTTCATTTGAACACCAACATATGTTAATAAAACTATCAATAAAACAATCGCTATGCCAATAACAATTAGTTGAAATGTATCCATTATATACTATTATTATATAATATTAGTAAGATAAAGCTGAATTACTAAATATTTAGTCGTTTGCATATTTATTTCTTAATACAGATTATACAATCAATATGAATTTAACAAGTGTAGATATTTATCAAAATAACCAAATATTGAATCAATCTGCATACAACGGACGAGTTAATATTATGGAAGCTCCTTCGGCAGATATGCAATTTAAAATGCAAGAACGTATTGCTGTTAAAAATAAAACAAGCGAATATAGAGAAGCTATTGCCGGAGAACTTGAATCCAATTTATTAGCAACTGTGTATTTTTCCGCTGACAATATTCAAATTGTTCAAAATGGATTGCGAGCGGGTGTCTATAAAATGTCTGGTAACAAATATGTCATTGCTCCACAAAATATAGATACCTTGAAAATTATCATGCGTAGTATTTTTTTGCAGTACGCCGAATTTGACATGAACAATATTAAAAACGAAGTCACACGGCTCAACAAGTTAGTATTGGACTATGCGATTCCAACTGTATTCAATGAAGCGATTGGTTACTTAAAGTATTGTGAAGACCAAAGCACATTAATTGTACCTTTGGAGTTACCTAGACAGAATGACCGTGAATATAAACAACTCGAGTTAAAGAATTGGGTGTAAAAAAATATATACATAAAGACATATTCAAATGAATCTAAGCTGCATTATTTCTTTTTAATCAGTAAACTCTTACCTTTAGCAGAAGGCTTGACTGTTTGTTTTGCTTGTCCAGCCTGAATCTTTTCACGTTTTTGTTTATATACGGCATAGTGTTCCTTCAACGTAATGAGTTCATTCGACCACATTTGCTCAAGTGTAGTATTTTTTAGTGTAGCCAATTCCATTTCTGTATCCGCCTTATCCTTCATAATCGATGACACATTTTCATCTGTCACCGAATCCATTGGCATCTTTATCAAATATTTGTAATCACCGTCGATTTTTACAAAGTTCATACTAGACAATAATTCATTGACTTGGCTCGAGTTCTTACGGCGCAAATCGATTGCCCCTTTGAGCGTTTCTTGAATATAACGTGCGCGGTTTGATAATTTTACTAGGCGATTTTCCATATTTCGTACCAAATACGCCTTTCGTTTTTCATACGTTTTCATTCTTACACCATAAAACTCATCGATAATTTCTTCCACTGTTTCATATTTATGTAATCTGCAATCTTGGTTAAACATGTGCATATTAGTTGTGCTAACAGTGGTTGTCAACTTTAACAACTTGTCGACTCCATTGCACCCATGTTCATCCACATCTGCCTCCAATTCACATAACACATCACGAGGAAATGTAACGGTAATGTCGACTGCGACTTCCGTACACACAGATACAAAGTCTTTAATGGAAGGTGGACTACGTTTTCCAGATTTTGCATTTACTGCCCCATCCATCAATGTTTCAAGGAAAGTAATATAGGGCATTGTCCATGTACCCACTGGTAAATCAGTAATGCGAATTTTATCATCACCCATCTTTTGGTAAACTCCTTTTAGTAAGAATTTCTTATCCGCAATACGTGTGACCGTTCCAGTGAATCCTTCGTAGTAAGGAATAAATTCGACATCAGCATTTGATGTATTCGTCAGTCGATTTTGCAAATATGCAATCACGGTTAACGGATTGTATGATGGAATGTTACATGAGAACCCGGTACCAATGCCTGAAATTCCATTCATCAGTGCAAATGGAATGATAGGAACATAATATTCGGGCTCGACAATGGTCCCATCGTCATTTAAATAATTCAAAACCGCATCATCCGCCTCGGGAAAGATACTACGAGTTAATGAATTCAGTTGGGTAAAGATATATCTTTCAGATGCACTGTCATCCCCTCCATGCAAACGTGTACCAAACTGTCCATTCGGTTCTAACAAGTTAATATTGTTAGACCCTACATAATTTTGTGCCATATTTACAATCGCTCCATTCAAACTTGCTTCGCCATGATGATATGCGCTATGCTCAGATACATAACCTGAAAACTGTGCAACCTTAATTTCACTCGTCAGTTTACGTTTGAATGCGGAATACAGAATTTTTCGTAGTGAAATCTTCAATCCATCTACCATATTTGGGATAGAACGTGCACAATCATATGTGCTGAAATGAATCATTTCATGATTAATGAACTGTTCATAATTGACTGACGAGTGGCTAGTATCCAAATAGGCGTTTTTATCATATTGTTCTAACCAAGTCTTTCGGTCGTCTGTGCGTTTTTTGTTGAATATTTTATCAATCGTATCATCGCTGACTTCACCGGAATATTCGAAATTCACAACCTTTTTATTTGCAAAATATTCTTTGAATTCAGCGGAAGTAGACGTTCCCAACCCCTTAAAATATTTAATGGTCCACCCGGTGGGACCCGCTTCCCCAAACCCGCTCTTCCATGTATTATACTCACCATCATTGTAAAACAATAAGGTTTGTGTTCCTTTCTTCGCACGTAAAATAGGAGTATTCATAAATGATAAGAATCCAGGAATACGTGTTAATGACGCCCATTCACTATGAAACATGTTCAAGCACAGCCCCTTGATATGAGACCCATCCAAATCTTGGTCTGTCATATACATGATTTTACCATAACGCAGTTGCTTATGTACATCTGCCATAGTATCATATACTCGACCAGTTTCCAGACCTAATATCTTCTTAATATCACTAATTTCTTTGTTTTCACTGATTTTCTTGATTTGCTCTCCGCGTACGTTTAATAGTTTTCCTTTCAATGGATAAATACCAATCGTATTTCGGTCATCGCTGGATAATCCAGAGACAATGCCAGACAAAGCTGATAATCCCTCGCATAAAATCAAGATGCAATCTTTGGAGTTGGCAGTACCACTATAATTGGCATCTATGAAATTGGCAATTCCACGAACAGATTTGGTTTTCACACCATCGGTCTTCTTCGCCAATTTGTTTTCTTTTGCTTCAATCAATGAGCATGCTACATCCATTACCCCCATTTTCGCAATCTTTTCAACGAATCCATCGCTCACTGTACACGACGAACCAAACTTATTTGTAGGAGTATTCATATAATCCTTGGTTTGACTGTCGAATGATGGATTTTCAATATCACACCGCAGAAAGAGTATAATTTGTTCCTTAATAGCAGCTGCATTGACTTTAATCTTCTTTTTCTTTTCAATGTAATCGCATAACTTACGCACGATTTGACCTGTAATATAATCGACGTGTTTACCGCCCTTGAATGTACATATTCCGTTCACAAAGGAAACTTGCATGAATTCGTGATTCGGTGCGAGCGCGACGGCATATTCCCAACGGTCATCGGGTTGTTCATACACTCGCTTAGACTGGTCCTTGCCACCAATATACAAGTCGATATATTGTTGAAAATTCTTAACGGGAATGGTTGTACCGTTGCAAACTACCTTGATTTTTTTAATAGAATGGTCAGTGATGGCACCAATGTCATAGATTCGTTTTTTTAGTAATGCCAACATGTCAGGTGTAATACCATTTACACCAAAACGTGTGTAATCTGGCTTGAATGAGACTTTTGTATACGATTTAGATGTGGTAGCCACCTTGGTGATTTTAGGAGGGTCAATGGTATCCAAATTATTATGAAACTCCTGAATATACTTCAGCCCACGCACATGGTCCACTGTTTCGACACGTCCATATGTAGACCAAATAAGAACAAGTTTGAACCCGAAACCATTCTTTCCACCCACAATTCGCTTTTCGTCTTTATTATAGTTTGTAGATGTACGCAAGTGACCGAATACCATTTCAGGAATCCATAGATTGTTTTCCGGATGTTTAGCAATATCAATTCCATTACCATCGTTGGACATGGTAATTGTACCATCATTATCAATCGTGGTCTCAATATATGTGACAAATCGTTTTTCTAACATAGTTGACTGGATCATTCGAATCACATGGTCCCTGCAGTTTACAATACCTTCGTCGAAGAGTTTATATAATCCAGGAATGTATTCAATATCGCGATATACAATTTTGTTTTCAGTTTCGTCATATACCCACAAAGATGCATCTACGTTTTCGACGGACCCGATGTAGGTATCTGGATTATCCAAAATGTGTTGTTTATCGGTTTTTTGTTGATATTGTTGGGCCAACGCGGCAGATTCCGGTGTGGAGGCAACTTTCTTTGATGAAACTACTTTTAATGAAGACATAGTCAACAAATAATATGGTAGATTTTAGCAACCCATGTTAATTTCAATTTTACACAGAAACACTTACCTTTATTGTCGAATACTATTGTATAACGATGCCCCAATACACCGCGAACGGTTTTACATGGAATTATATTGATAATGGGGATGGAACTGCAACAATCGGTACTAATGCTGGGTCGGGTAATGCCACAACCAGTGGCACCGGCATTAGCGGGTCAGTTACCATTCCGGATGTAGTAGGTGGTCTTCTTGTCACCAGCATTGGTGTTAGTGCTTTCCATAACTGCGGATTACTCCAGTCAATTACTATTCCTAACGCAGTGAAACTTATTAAAGTTAACTCTTTTCGTAGTACAGGGCTTACCTCCATCATCCTTCCGGAAAGCCTCATCACGATTGAAAGTACTGCTTTTAGAGAATCAAAGATAACGTCCCTCACAATTCCTAATTCGGTCACGACCATAGCTACTGCTGCTTTCTTTCGTTGCACAAGTTTAACGACAGTCACGATTGGTAATTCGATGACATATCTTAGTGATTATATGTTCGGTAGTTGCTGGTCTTTAACTTCCTTGACGATTCCTAGCTCGGTAACGTCTATAGACGCGAATTTTGTTAATGATACCAATTCGGAACTTATTGTGGTAATGGATACGAAAACAATTAGTGGTACAACATATACTTCTCCTACTACGACGGACATATCGTTTTTTGGAAACCCAAGTGTAACATTGATACCTTTAACAGATACTATTCCACCTACGATGACCATAACATCAACTACAGTTGCGAATAATGCAACCACTAATAATAGTTCTATATCATTAACATTTACTTCCTCTGAAGTAACTACTAATTTTACTCAAACAGATATTTCTCTTGTTAACGGTACATTAAGTAATTTTGCTGGGAGCGGACAGGTTTATACTGCCACATTTACACCGTCAAGTCAAGGTGCATGTACGATTAGTGTTCCTGCAAATAGATTCACCGACGAAGCTGAAAATAATAATACTGCTGTAACCTCATTTAATTTTATTTTTGATAATGTTGCACCTATCATGACTATAACATCAACTACCGTTGCGAATAATGCAACCACGAACAACAGTTCTATTGCATTGACATTCACGTCAAGTGAATCAACCACTAATTTTACATCTGGTGATGTTACTGTTAGTAATGGTACATTAAGTAGTTTTGCTGGAAGCGGAACGGTTTATACTGCCACATTTACTCCAAGTGGCCAAGGACTATGTACGATTAGCGTTGCTGCAAATAAATTCACCGACACTGCTGGAAATAATAATACTGCCACATCGGCATTTAATTGGACGTTTGATGGTATTCCACCGAGTATGACAATAACATCCACAACATCTGGTGTTACTAGCGGGTCATCCACAAATAATGCATCCATAGCATTAACATTCACTTCCACTGAAGCAACTATTAATTTTACATCAGGTGATATTAGTGTTAGTAATGGTACATTAAGCAGTTTTGCAGGAAGCGGGTCGGTATATACTGCTACATTTACTCCAAGTGGTCAAGGAGTATGTACAATTAGTGTTCCTGCAAATACATTCACCGATGCAGTTGGAAATAATAATACTGCTTCAAACATGTTTACTTGGACATATGATACTATTGCACCTATCATGACCATAACATCAACTACAGTTTCGAATAATGCAACCACAAACAACAGTTCTATAGCATTAACATTCACTTCTAATGAAGTAACCACTAATTTTACATCAGGTGATATTGTTGTTACTAATGGTACATTAAGTAATTTTGCTGGAAGCGGAAAGATTTATACAGCCACATTTACTCCAAGTGGCCCAGGACTATGTACCATTCAGGTTAATATAAATACATTCACCGACGCAGCTGGAAATTTAAATGGGTATTCAAATTTATTCAATTGGACGTTTGATAATGTTGCACCTATCATGACTATAACATCAACTACCGTTGCGAATAATGCAACCACGAACAACAGTTCTATAGCATTAACATTCACTTCTAATGAAGTAACCACTAATTTTACATCAGGTGATATTGTTGTTACTAATGGTACATTAAGTAATTTTGCTGGAAGCGGTACAGTTTATACAGCCACATTTACTCCAAGTAGTCCAGGACTATGTACCATTCAGGTTAATATAAATACATTCACCGACGCACCTGGAAATTTAAATGGGTATTCAAATTTATTCAATTGGACGTTTGATAATGTTGCACCTACCATGACTATAACATCAACTACCGTTGCGAATAATGCAACCACAAACAACAGTTCTATAGCATTAACATTCACTTCTAATGAAGTAACCACTAATTTTACTCAAGGGGATATTATTGTTACTAATGGTACATTAAGTAATTTTGCTGGAAGCGGTACAGTTTATACAGCCACATTTACTCCAAGTAGCCCAGGACTATGTACCATTCAGGTTAATATAAATACATTCACCGACGCAGTTGGAAATTTAAATGGGTATTCAAATTTATTCAATTGGACGTTTGATAATGTTGCACCTATCATGACTATAACATCAACCACCGTTGCCAATAGTGCAACCACCAATAACGCCTCCATAGCATTAACATTCACTTCATCTAAAGTAACAACTAATTTTATTCAAACGGATATTAGTCTTGTCAATGGTACATTAAGTAATTTTGCTGGAAGCGGAACTGTATATACTGCTACATTTACTCCAAGTGGTCAAGGAGCATGTACAATTAGTGTTCCTGCAAATAGATTCACAGACGCTGCTGGAAATTATAATGGGAATTCAAACACCTTTAATTGGACATTTGATAGTATTTCACCTACCATGACCATAACATCAACAACAACTGGTGTTACTAGTGGTTCAATCACAAATAATGCAAATATAGCATTAACATTCACTTCCTCTGAAGTAACCACTAATTTTACAGCAGGAGATGTTACTGTTACTAATGGTACATTAAGTAATTTTTTGGGAAGCGGAACTGTTTATACAGCCACATTTACTCCAAGTGGCCAAGGACTATGTACCGTTATGGTTTATTCAAATACATTCACCGATGTAGCTGGAAATTATAATGGGAATTCAAACACCTTTAATTGGACATTTGATAGTATTTCACCTACCATGACCATAACATCAACAACACCGGGTGTTACTAGTGGTTCAATCACAAATAATGCAAATATAGCATTAACATTCACTTCCTCTGAAGTAACCACTAATTTTGCGGTGAATGATATTACTGTTACTAATGGTACATTAAGTAATTTTTCGGGAAGCGGAACTGTTTATACCGCCACATTTACTCCAAGTGGCCAAGGACTATGTACAATTGATGTCGCAGCAGGTGTTTTTACCGATGCGGCAACAAATTTAAACAATCTTGCAACGCAATTTACGTTGACTTTTGATAATGAACCACCTACCATAACAATAAGAGTATCATCTGCTACACGTCTTCGAAGTGGTGATTCGACTAATAATCCAAACATATCATTCATATTCAATACCTCTAAAGTAACAACAAATTTTGAGCAAGCTGACATTAGTGTTACTAACGGTACATTCAGTAATTTTGCAGGAAGTGATACTCTTTATACAGCCACATTTACTCCGGCTGAACAAGGTCTATGTACAATTGATGTCGCAGCAGGAGCTTTTACTGATGATGCTGGAAATAATAATACTGCTGCAACCACATTTAATTTGATATTTGATACGGTTTCACCTACCATGACTATAACATCAACCGATGTTACAAATAATGGAACCATCAACAATGGTTCCGTTGCATTAACTTTCACTTCCTCTGAACCAACACTTAATTTTGTGGTGAATGATATTACTGTTACTAATGGTACATTAAGTAATTTTTCGGGAAGCGGAACTGTTTATACGGCGATATTTACTCCAACTGGTCAAGGACTATGTACCATTAGTGTTCCTGCAAATAGATTCTCCGACGAAGCTGAAAATAATAATACTGCTGCAACCTCATTTAATTTTATTTTTGATAGTGTTCCGCCCAGCATCACCATAACATCAACCACCGTTGCGAATAATGCAACCACCAACAAAAGTTCCATCGCATTATTATTCACTTCTACTGAACCAACCACTAATTTTACTCAATCAGATATTACTCTTGTTAACGGTACATTAAGTAATTTTGCTGGAAGCGGAACGGTTTATACTGCTACATTTACGCCAGCGGTTTCAGGTTTATGTAGTATTGGTGTTGCAGCAAATAAATTCACCGATGCTGTTGGAAATAATAATACTGCTGTACCCACATTTAATTTTACTTTTGATAATGTTCCAGTTTTAATCACCATAACATCAACCACCGTTGTCAATAATGGAACAACAAACAGTGATTTCATCGAATTAACATTCACGTCAACTAAAGTAACAAACAATTTTACGATAGGGGATATTAGTATTACTAATGGCAATTTATGTGATTTTGCTGGAAGCGGTACAGTTTATACTGCAGGTTTTACTTCAACTCGTCCGGGTGCATGTACAATTGCCATTGCAGAAAATAAATTCTCTGATGCTATTGGAAATAATAATATTGCTTCAATCCCATTTTCTTGGACTTTTGATATTATTTCACCGACTATGACCATAACATCAACAAATGTTGCAAATAATGCAACCACAAACAATACATCCATAGAATTAACATTCACTTCCTCTGAAGTAACAACTAATTTTATTCAAGGGGATATCAGTGTTACTAACGGTACATTGAGTAATTTTGCAGGAAGCGGAAAGATTTATACAGCCACATTTACTCCGGCCGAACAGGGTGTATGTAGTATTGATATTGCAGCAAATAGATTCACAGATGCTGCTGGAAATAATAATACTGCAGCAACCACATTTACTTGGACTCTTGATAATGTTCTACCTACCATGACTATAACATCAACCACAACCGGTGTTACCACCGGTTCAACCACCAATAATGCAAACATAGGATTAACATTTACTTCATCTAAATTAACAACTGGTTTTGTAGTAGGTGTGATTAGTGTTACTAATGGTACATTAAGTAATTTTGCAGGAAGCGGAAAGATTTATACAGCCACATTTACTCCGGCCGAACAGGGTGTATGTAGTATTGATGTTGCTGCAAATAGATTCACCGACGTTGCTGGAAATAATAATATTGCGGCAACCCCATTTACTTGGACATTTGATAGTGTTCTACCTACCATGACTATAACATCATCAACCGCTGGTGTTACTAATGGGTCTGTCACTAATAATGCATCGATTGAATTAACATTCACGTCATCTAAATCAATAACAGGTTTTACGGAAGGTCTTATTAGTGTTATTAATGGTACAATAAGTGATTTTGCGGGAAGCGGTACGGTGTATACAGCCATATTTACTCCACTCGGTCAAGGTTCATGTACAATTGACGTTCTAGCAAATAAATTCACCGATGCTGTTGGAAATAATAATACTGAATCAATCCCGTTTATTTGGACTTTTGATACTATTTCACCTAGAATGATTATAACATCAACAACCGTTGGTGTGACCAGTGGCTCAACTACCGATAATGCAACCATAGAATTAATATTCACTTCCACTGAAGAAACAAATAATTTTGAACAAGATGATATTAGTGTTACTAATGGTGCATTAAGTAATTTTGCAGGAAGTGGAACGGTTTATACGGCATCATTTACTCCAACTGGTTATGGTGTATGTACAATTAGTATTGCAGCAGGGGTTTACACCGATGTGGCTACGAATAGTAACAATCTTGCAACGCAGTTTAATTGGACGTTTGCAAGAACTGTGTCATTTGATACGAATACCCTGACTATTGTCAATAGTATTGACGCTAACGCTATCGACCGAATTTTGTTCGTTCTTCCATCCGGAGAAGAAATGTTCAATTTAAATGTTACAGAATACACTGGAACCGGTACAATTACTTATAATTTATCTACTGCCGGAGAAACTATTAACAGTGGTACATTTACTGGAACCGAAACAAATTTGCTGGGCAACAACGTATTAATAACAACCACAAATACCACATATATATTGAAGCTTATCGCAACTGCTTCCGTTACATATACGATTATTGGAACAAAGAATTCTAATTATGGAATTGTAAACCCCACATATTCCATTCCACATACGGTTGTTGCAAATAAAACAGCTAGTTATGGAAATGTAACCCCCACTGCATTGTCGTTTGTTAATAATACATTGACTATCCAAAATAGCATCATTTCTACAGATGTTGATAAGGTATCGTTTAACGTAAATGCAGATAGCCGATTATATTTATTGACAGTTAATAGTTTACTCAATACAAACATAGTAAACCGCATTAATTATGTATTAGAAATATCAGGTGGTTCACCCGTATTATCCGGGACTTTCAGTCAAGCTGGTGTTAACCTCCTAAATGGGTACGTATTAACGCAATCGACCGATACGACTTATATTTTAACGTTAACATGTGACGGCACCAATACATATTCCATTGTTTGCATGACTTTAGATAAACCTGAACCGGATAAGGTTTACACTCAAAATACGGATTCCTTTCGTTCGGTTAATTGTGTTTATGTGGATTATAAACGTATAGTTACGTCAACAAACGACCCTTCTGGAAGTGCAAAATTACGTTATTCTCAAATACTACGAAGTCGTCGATTTAAATATGTAAGAACATATAATAAAAGTATCCCACCAGTCGCTGAAAAAATATCTCAACATTTGTTCACATATGGGAAAATAAATACGCATTCGAATATTTAGGTCATTTCATAATATTTTGTAGGTGTATTATATATTCGATGAAACGTCCAGTTCGTGCGGAAGATGGTAGATACCATTTAAAACATGGTGTTTTTGATGAGCTATTTGGCTCGCGTGCTCAAGTCATGAATGGAACCGCATACAAGACTAGCGGTGAGCTTACTAAGAAAGATTTGATGATGAACAAGTGGGGACGTATTGTCTCTGCTAAGAAGCATCGTACTGCCAAAAAGGAGAAACGTTTAGAGAAGGCTGGTTACTTCGCAAAGAAGGGTAAGTTTGGATTCGTGAAGAAAACCGCACGAAGACATAGACATAGCCGTAAAACCAGAGGTGGCGCGTTGGTTGAGTTGTCCCCTGCAAATGTGTAAATTTATTGATTGACATACCATTCACTTGATATAAATTTAGTATCAATAATATATTCTTGGTAATTATCAAATATATATTTTTCAAAATAGGCTTTGCTAACAATTTGTCTACGCTGACTTGATAATATAGATGTCATAGAAGGTAAAGATATATATTTACAATAATACGTATATGCATCATATATGGATATGTTTCTATAAATCGGTGGACTGGATACTCGATTGAACGAGCAGTCTTGAATATTAGCATATTCTCCGCGTACATAAACTTTCATATTATCGAGTGCAATTTGTATATCTAACTGTTTATCCCATAATTTACAACGTATTCTAGAAATATACTTATCGCGTTCAATCTCAACTGTTGGATAATAATATGCAATAATATCTAACATCTGTTTGTCAGTTAAATGCGAAATATTTTCATTTTCGATTTCACCCCATTTACGAAATAATATCACAATTTCCTCAATTTCTAAGTCGGTTTCAATATCATCTTCTATCATTGTATTTTCCCAGAATTGTAAAAAGGTATGAATCGCCGGTAACATTTTACTACATAAGCCTACAAAACTATCCAAATCGCTATTATAATACATCGATAAACGTTCAATTAACATATTTTTAAGAGTATGTAGAAATACAACTGCAGGAAGGTCTTTATCACTCAAATATTGCTTCCATAAATATTGCATATTTTTCCACGTAATTTGTGTTACTCTCATATGGGATGGATTATTTAATACAGGAAGCACATGCTGGTTTGGTTGGTTTGTAGTTGGTTGTTTATCATCGTTGTCAATGACGACATTTACAAATTCGTCTATTAATTTATCTAATTGCATATGTTTCATGTAAAATACGGCACTGGGTAGTTTAGGTTCATTGCAATAATTTTGTAAATAATCATCTGCCGAATTATATCGCAACGAATAATGACATGATACGCATATTATATCTAATATATTTTGATTTAAGATGTGACCCCATGTAATATCATATTTGACGTTATTATTTATTTTTATTAAACGGCAATCATCATATTTATGGTCATGATACTTGTATTTAAACGTTTGCATTAAGCTGCATCCAATAAACATTTGACACATATGATTCAATTGGGTAATAAAAAACTTTGCATCCGGGTCAATAAAATAAATATGAGAAGTATGTTTACGAAATATATTATCGCCGAGTACGGTCAAAAAATGCTTTGTTTCTGCGCGCGTTCTAAACAGTAGGGGGCACAAACTATCTATTGCAGATTGTATTGTGGCTGATTCTGGTATGGTCTGGAGGAGGCTAGTTTCTCGTATTCTTTTCATAATGTTTATTTTTGTTTTTTGTTTCCATGACATAAGTGCACCATCTCGGCTAATTAAACTTAACACCTGATGTAATATATCATCTTCATTGTACAATTGGTATTTCAAACCATCATAATAAAAAAAATTATCCGTAGCGGCTGCATAAAAGTATTGGTTATTATTTAAAAATGTTTGAATAAATGCGTCTTGTTCACATGCCAACTCCGCGATTCTCGATACTCGATGATTATGCGTTTCATTCATATTTTCAAAAATATTACCTAATTGATTGCATATGTAATTATTTACTTTTTGATACATATATTCATTGTCTGCATACTTATCAATCAGGATTTTTACTACATTACACGCAGTTTCTTTGTCGATGTCTATTGTATTTTGCATGGTTATAAATGTAATATAATAACATATGTTTATATTACTTTTATTTAGGTTATATTGTCACTACACAATGCGTTTTGGGTGTTTTGTAATATATACTAGCACTGTCTACCATAGACATTTTAATATACTTTGAAATAATCATTTTGGAATTGAGAATATTTTCGCTTTGCATAACTGCAAACCATTGATATTTTGGTCTATATAATAATTCGTCTGCGGGTATATATATTCCAACCGCGCGATGGTCAATATCAATATATTCTTCCTCCATTAAATTATCTAACAATATGGGTGTGCGTGTTTTAGTTTTCACTCCAACCATTTCACCTCCAATAATATTCATTTTGTGTTCTCGCGAAAGGCTTTGGCATTTGTATGAGATTTTTCCGGTGAAATCAACCTCATTAGATGCATGGGTCTGGTTCAACTGTTTAATATATTCGACCAATTCTTTGACCGTCTCATTATTTTTAGGTGCTCCCATAATATAAGTATTTGGCAAAAAGGGTTGGTCGGCCGTATGGTGCATGATGTCACATGTACGATTAATTCCTTCGCATATGAACGGCTTTCCATTTGAAATGGCTTCATCATAAAATGGTTTTAATGGTTTAATACATAAAAAAGAATTGGGTACAACCATTCCACCATATACTTGTAATAAACGAGCCATTCCTAGTTCTCTGTATAATGATTTACTCGGTTCAGCCAATGTACTCACATTTATATCCCATGATGGTAATAACTTATTAAATGATTCGTCGTCAATTAGACAAACATTAAAATCATTTCCACAATGATTAATGATGGATTTTATTGTTAAATGTATGTATGGTTGATTTAAATCATTTGTATTTCTAGAATAAAAATCTTTCCATTTACGTGCATTTATTTCATATCTAGAATGTATCCAAAGCTTAGGATGATTATACCCATAAAGTGGTGATTCATTTAATAAATAGTCTCGAATCATTTTATCGTCCTCATCAGTTGACTCAAATTTGCGCTTGACGTTATTAATTAATGAGGTGCTTACTGCAATTAGTCCAAATGCTATAACGTAATGCAGGACATTCTTTGTATCAAATCCCATTATACTATTATGAATATATAGTATGATAGTATATTTTATTTACTTATTGTTGAATAAGTTTTACATTATCCAATTGGATAATAGACCAAATAGTCTATGTTATATTTTGATTCATTATACTTCATTTGAGAAGTAAATAAAAGAGAGTTATGTTTGCATATTTGGCGTATTATGTTAGTAAATGATTTATATGTCATTTTACGGGTAACATAAAATTGTTTGCCCACAAAGTAATATTCTTTCAATTCGTTGCAAAACGGTTCACATAAATTATGAAATAACATTTTACGATATGCATTCATATCAACTAAATAATAATTATTGGTTTTTAAACATATGGCATCAAGCAAGTTAAACAACACTGTGTTTGGTACTTGATGTTTAAATATTTGATTTGACATATAATAACATATATTTTATGTTTATTATATTTTAATCAAAAATGTTTCTTCTAAAGTTATGCATATTGTACTCTCTAGTAAATACATGTCCTATATTTTATTTTACTGTGTATATTGATTATGTAATATAATCAATATAACTACATAGAACATTTATTTCGTTTATTACTCGGTTGCAGCTTGCTCAGCGGCGGCTTGCTCGGCAGCAGCCTTTTCAGCAGCGGCTTGTTCAGCGGCAGCAGCTTGCTCAGCGGCAGCTTGCTCAGCGGCAGCTTGCTCAGCGGCAGCTTGCTCAGCGGCAGCCTTCTCGGCAGCAGCTTGCTCGGCGGCAGCTTGCTCGGCGGCAGCCTTCTCGGCAGCAGCTTGCTCGGCGGCAGCTTGCTCGGCG